GATTTAACATCAGGCAACTTTGGAACATTGAACTAAAATCTCTACATTCTCTAGTATCAAAGAAGCCATTAACATTGTAAATTTGTATTTCTCTTTCTTTTCTAGTTCGAACTACTGCATCAGATGACTGTATTGATATTGTGTTGTCTCCTGAGTAATCCATATCTACCGAAACTTCTTTTGTGGAAGAAATTATGTGAGATTCTGAATGTTGCTCGACCCATTCACTATTAATTTCTTTAAAAATTCTAAAGTTTCTTTTATTTATTCCTCCAGTAATTATTATGTTTCCGACCTTGTTGATAGAAACTAAACCTTCTTTAGCTAATGACTCGTGCCCATTTATGGTGGTGCCTACTTGAGTCCATTCAGTGCCGTTGTAATCAAAAATTTTAACTAAGCCAGAGTCTTCTCCAACCTCTGTATTGCTATGAGTAGCGCCGACAATAACCCTGTTACCATTAAAATTTATGTCATTGTACCCAAACCTATTATCGTCTGCATCTGTGTAAGATTTTACAATATCAGATCTGTCTTGAGGTCTTAAAAACTGATCTAGTTCAATACCTGAGTTTGTTTCACTATCATAAGGAACTGTAATTCTGGCAGAGATATTTTCAACTGAATTATTGATCCAATTTACAAATTGTTCAACATAGGGGCCTTGACCTTCTCCAGAATAAGTAGAATTGTATGTTCCTTGCAATGTTCCAGGAGGAGATCGGTTTTCAAACGATGTCGCTGCTGTAGTTGTCGCGCTAAATCCACTCTGATTATTTATAAAATTAACCAAACTTATCACAGAGGGATCTGTGCCCATGCTTAAATACGTTGAACCTCCACCTGTAGTCCAGACTCTAAAAGTCTGATTAGATGAAAACCTTGGGTATGTTAGGGTTACTGTATTATTGTCAATATCATGATCGAAGGTTGCTGGGGTTCCAGCTGCAGTAAATGTTAATGTGAAAGTGGTGTTTACGTTCAGTCCAGCCCCAGAAACTGTAATGGCACCTCCACGCTGATAGACATAATTTGGTCCCCACCATTGTGGGCCGCTCTCTCTTCTTTGAACAGGTATTGTAAAGAAAAAGTCTTCATTAACATCTGCCGCAGAAAAATCTAAATTGATTGCTAAATCTAATCCTCCGTTACTTAAGACTGCCTCACTTGCATTTTGATAAAAATTCAAAGAAAAATTTTCTACATTTAAATATTCTTCTGTTAAGTCTAATTCAATGACTCTCGCTGGATCTGCGTAAGCTCCGCCGTCAGTTGTAGCAATATTAGCAACTGTTTTTGTTAATATAGGACTAGTGTCAGGGCCTACTATTGTTGAACCTAATTTAATCCAAGCTCCTGAATTAAATTCAAACACCTCAACTCTGCCAACATTATTAGCTGTATCTGTATTATATTCTGGATCTCCTATTGATATAATACTACCATTATGATTTAAATTTATTGATTGCCCAGCGGATATAGTTTCACCTAACTGCACCCAGTTTGAATCTTCCAGAGAAAAGATTTTTGTGCCTTTAGCAAGGGTGATGGGCGAAATGTAGGCTGTCTGCCCTGATTCACTTTGCTCTAATCCTGAGTTATTTAAGTTTACGGTGCTGGATGCTTCTGCGCTAATGCCTGGCTGAAGGTTGAGCCAGTTTATTATATCGATTATGTAAGGGTAGTAGACGCCATAGTTATTATATGGGAAGTTTAAAGTTAAGGTAGTGTCATTTTGCGTTATTGTTGGATCTGTTTCGGGCGCAGAAAATTCAATAACAAAGGTTGTGTATGAAGAATATGTCTCGGATAAATATATAGTTAAAAATCCGCCTGGTTGATTGGTGAATGTTAGCACTTGAAATTCGACTTGGTGCGATGCGTTTCGAGTTAATGGATCTCCCTCTGTGGATATTGCAACTATATTACCATCTTTACTTATCGATACATCTGCTCCGAAAGTATCATTTAAACTTTCTTCAGATACTATAGTGTCGCCTAACTGACCCCAGGAACCGCCGCTCCATTCGAATATTTGCGCATAACCTGCGCCTGCTGAGCTAGGTTCTGGAAAATCTGATATAATAATTCTATCTCCACTTTCATCAATTTCAATAGCATGACCAAATTTATTATAAGAATTTGACGGAGGGCTGATTGTTTCTCCTTTTTGATCCCATTGATTTAATGATTCATTGTATTGAAAAACCTTAACTTCTGATCCTCCAATCGACTCTGCATAAACATCTCCTTTGCCATTTATTTTAACATTACCTTTACTAGAGCCGAAAGAGCCGACAAAGTTAATAGATTCTGCGGGCACTTCAGCTTTATTTTCCCAGTACTGTTGTATGTTGTATCGATCCGTAGTTATAATTTCATTTCTATAATTGTTGGTGTGGTATTCTAAGCCTATTCTAATTTCCCTTAATTTTTCACAATTGCCAAATGTATATGAAAAGTCCTTGATTTTATTCGTAGATAAACCTGTAAAAACTAATTTTGAATTTGGCCACAATTATAAAAGGCGTATTTTAAGCTAAGTAAGTTTTTAGTATTGCAAGTTTGCAAATGAAGATTATTTTCAATAAGCCAATCAACTTCTTCAGATTCAGTCATGCCGTCAAACTCTCCGTCTGCTTTTTTGGATAAATATACAATTTTAGGATTATTTTCTGAGTGAGTGGCGAAACCTTCAATCTTCGAAACGCCCAGACATCCATAAGCAAAATTACTTAAATCTAATATATTAGTAAATCGAGGTATTGATATGTTTGTAATTGATTTACAGTTACTAAATGCAGCTGATCCATTTACGCAATAATCAAGATTGAAAAATGAGAACCCATCTATGAATGATTTATGGTTTTCAAATTGAGCATACTTTCCTTCTAGTGTTTTTAGTCCTAAATTTTCTAAAAAATAACAATTACCAAACATATTAGTAATGCTATAAGCTAAACTTTCACTAGGTTTAATCGGGGGTAGCGTCAGGTAGTTCTATAAATCTTAAAATTCTGAGTTGTAGAAAAAATAACTTAAATCAAATTTTCTGGTGAAATTTAAATTTTTGATTTTAATCTTTTCAACCTTAGTGTTATAAAACATATTTCTTGATGCGCAACACAGGTCTAATTCAAAGCAGTTTAAATTAAGTTCTGTATTTAGGAGGCAATCTATATTTCCTAATTCTTGATACTCGTTATTTATTGAATTTCGTATATATCTAACGAATCTACCATGTTGAGAGCTCATGAATGCTACTCTATAATCTGTGCCGTTTTTATTTTTAGTAGGATAATCAATTACTTCTTCAATCCTATATTGTTGATTTAAGTTGGTGGAAAATCGGTCTTGGGATGATATTAAAATGTTTTGAAAACAAGATCGAGCGCTTCTTATTTTTTTTGTATAAAAAGTTGAATTCATTATCCCGCTAAAATAAGTTATGTACGAATCATTCGGCAGGAATGAGTCAGGATTTACGTCATCAAATTCACTAGAGGAGCCATAATGTCTAGGCATATCTATAGAGTCGATGTCTTGAGAAGAAAATAATAATCCGCCTTCGTAGAATTCAGCGTTTTCGAACATTGAATCAATTTTTTGTAAATTCCAAGTGTTCCAAGACGAGAGATTCAGATCGTTAGATCCTGTAAAACGAGAAGATCGGAAGCAATTTGTTGCAACAATTAAATTTTCAAAAGATAATGAATTTAAGAAATTTTTAATACTATTATTTATGCTTTCATTATTAGTGTTTATGTAACTAAATGCCTCGAATAAAGTAATTACGTTTTTTGTATTAAAGTTTATTTTTTCAATTTCATTACAAGAACTTGCTGCACGTAAAAAGTATCGCAAGCTGATTAATTGATCTGTTTCGCAGTCTAATGTTAATTTATTTATATTAGTTTGTAAGCCTGGACCGCCAAATGATAAATGCTGTAAGAAGGATTTTTCGTCGGCTTTTACTTTGATGTCAGGAGCCGTCGCTGAGTATGAAGATATTATTGTGAGCCCAACCGTTTTAAGCCTAATCTTGCACGGTTTATTACGTTGATTGTAGGATGTATTTATCCTGATTTTATAATGGGCATTACGTCCAATATCAAAATCTGGAGGGTCTACTGAGTATGGGTTTCCGTCTGCAATATATTTTAAATTGTCCACAACCTTTTTACAGGCAGAGAGTTCAGGGTTTTCAATTATTGATGAATCAAAATAGGTGGAGATTGGGGCCTGATCCGCAGTAAATTTATTGTTGAGTAAATGAGTAGTGAGTTCTGTTGGTTTTGTAAAATCAGCAGCTGACGGAGTTGTGTCGCTTTCATTAAAAAGATCAATAACCCCTGAATAATATTGATCGTAACTGGTGGGGTTTGTTTCTGTCGATTTATTATTTAGCGTCTCGCTGTCTATATAAGAATGTTCTGGATTTAGCGAGGTTGTTGGGCTTAGTGCGGTTTTATAAGTTAGAGTTTCATCATAGAAAAAATCTGAAAGAGAGTGCGTTTCCTCCCTTTTATCTATAGTACTATACTGTTGGAGTACTTGTAACCCATTTGAGTTAAAAAGCGAACTTGTTTTAATCTCAAAAATATCTGATTCTCCCTCTGTCTCAAATTCTATCCATGCAGAGTTTGGCAGAACGATAGTCTCAATATCAAGGTAGTTATTATATGTTGGGATGAATTCTATCTCTGTGTGTCCTTCTAGATCAACTATTTCAACCGTATGCGTTGTTGATGTTATGTTATCCTGGTAGTCTGTTGCTGAAATCGTAAAACTAAAGGTAGTCTCTCCATCTGGGATGTCTTCTGCTAATTCAATATTACCTAAAGAGTCGATAGAAACGCTGGCGCTTGAGCTTGAAAAAATTGACCAATCTACAGGTTCGGTTGTTGATACTCGACCTAAGTTTTTCCCTGCTGATTTATTTTCTGAAGAAACATATTTAACGAGATTAGAGTCATTAATGATTGCGATAATATTGTCTATTTGGACATAACTTATGAAGCTAATTGTTTCGCTTAGATCTGAGTCTTCATCTTCAACCAGTATTGTAAATGTATATGAATCTATTTCTCTGTCCGCTGGAGATGTTAATGCAATGTAGCCGTCTTCATTTATAGTGAAATCTTCGCTGTCTACGATTGAAAAAATTGGATTTTGTAAATCACATTTAAGTCTGCCGAGAGACGTAGAGCCTTCGCCTATAGTTTGCTTTAATTCTGAAAGATCAAAAAGCATTGAAGGATTATCATCATCATATATATAATCTACTGGATACCCAGGATGTATTGCGTTATACTTGCATGAAAAATATTCCAAAATTTTAGGATCTGAATAATTTTTATTTAAAATCAACTCAGATAATAATCCATTAAATGTTATTAGTTCATTGTTGAAGTCGTAATAGAATTTACCTAAAGACAGTGGAGTCTTAGCAAAATTGGTTTGTAGACCTGTTTTAGTTAAAGCTCTTGGAGCAGATGATAACCTTGAGTTGTTTATTGTTAAGAATAATTTTTCTTTATGAACATTCCATTCAAGAGAAACCACGTTAGTGTTTCTTATAAAGTTGCCTTCTTTGAGAATTAATTCTTCTCCGTTAATTAGGAGTTTTAACTCACCAAGGTAATTTTGGTCTGGAGTATCTTTCCATAGTATCGATAATCCTTCAGACTCAGAATTTGAAAAATCGACGATAGGAGCAAAGTCATTGTTGTTTCCTAAGCTTTGAAAGCAAAAATACAAAGTAAAGCTACTAGTGAAATCTAATTCAAAGTTGGAGTCTAAAAAAGATAGGTTATCTTTATTGAATTCAATGCTTGGTAAGCTATTTATTCCTGAGGTTTTGTATATAGCTCTATTACCAGACATATTGAAAAGTAAGTTACTTCCTCCAGGCATTTTACCTAAGAATATTTCAGATCCATCATCTATTAATTCTAATTTTTTTCTACCTTCGACGATAGAGAAGGTCGTCGATGAAGAGAGATGTTTGTTGCCGTTAATATCGTTTATAGAGCCTTCGCTAAAATCAAACCAAGCAATTAAATCTCTATTAAAGTTTATATCATTTTCATCGTATGTTATACCTACTCCCGAATTCCAGAATTTCTGAACATCTATAAAGGAGAAAGTCCTATAAGAGAAAAATAATTGACTTAATGATAGATCAAGAAAAGTATTACTAGATTCTGTATGTTTGACTCCATTTATTTGAAAATCATCTCTTCTTGGAATCGTGAAGAATGAATTAACTTTCATGCTTGTTGAGTCTATAAACTCTGAATCGCTATACAAATACATGTTTAGAGATTTGTCGTTTCCATTATATGTTATAGAAACAAAGTACCAGCTTTCTGGAGAGATTATATTGTTTTCTAATTTGGCGGTTTTAACAGACCTAAAGTTGGTGCCATCTTCGGAGGCTAAGAAAACCAAAGTATTAACTTGATTTCTAAAATTTTTAACATACCTTAGTGCGTAACTATGACTGTAGCCTCCCTCGTCGTTCCAGGAGCCTAATATGAAGCCTGATTTGTTCAAGTTTTCTAATCGAAACCAAAGGCAAATGGAGAAGCTATTTTTATGAAAATTAAAAGCTTTATGCTCGTGCGCTGTTTCTAGATAATGCCCTTGTGGTATATATATTCCCCGACTATCACTCATGGTAACTGATTCCTGTAATGGATAGTGAGAGGTCGTGTATAAATTATGCCTTTCGACAAATTGATTGTCGAGCCTTTTATAGAAGTCATCTATATATAGATTAGGCTCATATATAGCAGAGTCTTGAATTATTCTTAAATCTTGAACATACCCGTGAAAACCATTTAAAATATAAATTCCGTTTTCTGGATCAGAAATTGGTACGTAAAATGGAAGTTCTGCTGTGCCGCATAAAGATTGATTAAAAAATAAATTAATGGTATTTCTGTTTCTACATACTGCTATATGGTAATATTTATCAGTCGATATGTTAAGCGTTTCACTTTCTACGGTTATTATTTTTTGGTCCAATTGATAGATGTCAAAATACATTTTATCATTTTTAAAATAATATTCAAAGGACGTGTTTGATACTTGAAAGTTTTTGGAAGACAGTATAGTTTGTTGATCGTCCTCTGGGATAGTTGAAAAATTTAAAAAACATTCTATTGTCAAATTAGATTGAAAATCCATTTCTCTCCCACCTGGGTCAAATAAGTAACTTGACCCATTGAAGAACGCAGCATACCCTGGAAAGTTAACTGTTTCCGTGGAAAAGTTTAAGCTGCCAAAAAGTTCAGGATTTACTGAATAAGAACTTGAGTCGTTTCTTGTATTGTTAAAATTGTAAAGCCTAACTAATTCTTGAGTTGTGACTTTGTTGTGCCTGTCCCATCCGATTATATTGGTATTAGAAAAATCGTACCACGAGATAACTTTTAATTCATCTGCTAGTTGAGCACTGTACTCAATTGAATCTCTTTCTGAGTAAAAAGAATTTATATCATCTTGTGTTAAAGTTTTATCTAAAAGTAGTATCTGATCTACGCTACCGTTGAAAAAATTTGTTTTATTGCTTGAGGCGGTTGAGCCTATTGTAAGATTAAAAGATTCGTTGTGATTAGATGTAAGTCCTTCAAAACTATTTAATGGTAAGGTTTCTAGTAAGCTGTATTCATTGCCTCTTAAGTATAGACCAAATTCTATTATTCTAGAAAAGTCCATTCCAAAAGTTTGATTCTCGGTCGTGCTTGGAGAATATTTATAACGAAAGCCTATTATATCTTTATCTAAGAACTGAGGAGCGTCCCAGTCTCTGCCATATAAAAAAGGAGTATCTGTCTGCCATGTGTTGAAATTAGCATAAGTATATTTAGGTTCATGCTCAATAATATTTCCAGCTGAATCAGTTTCGTAATCTATTTCGTCTTGGGGCCTTAACGGGTAAAAACCTCTATTGTATAAACTTTCGTGATTATAGTTTATGTCATATTCTTGCAATGGAAACCATTTTTTACCTCGCAGATCAAAATAACTGCAATCCGTGGGGCATCCCGTGGAAAAAATAGAATCAACTGGACCATAAGAAATTCCAGATTCTGGTATAGCATTGGGAACTGGGGTTTGCGTTTTAGCTATTGTACTTGAGTTACTAACTCCTTTGTTACTATCAAAATTTGAAGATATAAAAGATTGAAAATCAAACGTTGATACTTCTTCTGTTATTTTATCTTTTAGTATTAGTGAGGCTTTAACTTCGCCATAAGCAGCGCTATCATTTATAGCTCTGTATCTAATTTTATCTATCCCGCCTGTTATTGGGTTTGCAAAATAAAAATCAGATTCTTCTTGGCTTCCAGACATTTCTATATAAGTCGAATTATTTTTGTCAAAAAGTTTATATAGCTCATTTTCTCTCGAGCTAAAAGACCCGCTAGCTGTTATGTTTTCTAAATCTATAAACCCCGTTATACTTTTTGAATTTTGAAGTTCTGAGTCGATATACATTTCTATGCTAGAATTTTTAGTAGCCTGATCGCATGAAAAATTTACGTTTAAAAAGTGCCAGTCATTATCATTTATGCCTGAATGACCTGTAACGGAGATAAAGCTAACACCATCAAATACAGAAAATTCTGGTCTATTATTTTGATTATTGGATTTTAATTGAAAGGAGCCGCTATTCTGGTAACTCATATCCGTAATTAAAACTTCTTCGAGATTTGAGCTTGTTTTTATCCAGGTAGAAATTGAAAAATTATTTTTATTAGTTAAGCTAATCTCATTAGTTTCCAGGAACTCATTGCCGTCAAATTTTACAGCTGAACTTGTTAAAAAGGATGTGTCTTGATTATGGTGAAGTGATGGTTCTGAGTATAGCCCATAGTTTGTGTCGCCGCAATAACCTAAGTGGTAAGGGAAGTCATGATCAGGTATTTCACTTTTTAAATATTTAGGTAGAGCTTTAAATATTTTTAAATTAGAGCCTTCTTTAATCTCTAAAAAATTATTCCTTCTGTTTATTCTTAGAGACATTTTTATTTTGAATTATATTTAGTAAATAGGGGCTTGTTGATATAAGTAGTACTGAACTTATTAAGATAATAAAAATTTTAAATGGTGTCGTTTTTTTTGTTTCTGTTTTATTTGAATTTGATTTAAATGAATTTATTTCTGATATAGATATATTGCCGTCTCTATTTGTATCAATTGTATCTATAGCTATATTTTGATCTTGAATGTATTTTTTACTGTTTTTTATATTAGCAGAAAAACAAGATGATAATAGTAAAGTTATTGTTAGTAAATACTTCATCTCATTTTACTAGGTACTGCATAAAAACCGACCACCATAAAACAAAGATCAAAGAAAGAGCTTAATAGTAGGCCTCCTGTCATCTCAACCAATTCCCACTCTTTGCCTCCAAATATCCACGAAAATATTCCCCATCTAGCACCTTCGCCTTTTGGCACAATTACATCATATGATATGTCTGGATTAAATGCATAATATATCATTAAGAAGCACATTGTAAAAGTAATACTCATGAATAATATTCTTCGGGTTATTTTTACAAAAGGGTCTTTAGCTTGTTCTGATTGATTTTTTAATAAAGCGTCTATCATTGATTTGTCTCTAGCCGCCATTAATAACTGAGCTTGTTGTTTTTGCATTAACCACGCATTAATTAGGTTGACTCCCAGTTTAATTCCTGCTCCTAATATAGTATTTAATATTGGGCCCATAATTAATCTCTTAAGTCTGTTGGTTTTACCATTAAATGGTGCCCGCTTCGGTATAAAGTATTTGGCGGTATATCATGAAAGTCTAATTCAGATGGAAGATTTTCTATTCGAACGATTGTATTTCTATGCTCTCCATAATGACCAGAGTCTGGACCGTAAATTAATAAATTACCTTCTGCAGTTATACCTCCTTTTACATGTAGTGTATCTAGTGGATGTTTTGTGTTTACTCCTAATCTTGATTCTAAAGGAGTTTTATCTACATCGCCATCCACAAATTTAAATCCTTGGTCATGGTTTAAGTAGCCACTAGTTTCAGTTTGATCTAAAGTAGGGAATCTCCATTCGAAGTCAGAATATCTGTTACCTGTTCCAAATAATTGTAGTGTCCTTAAATCTTCACACAAAATTTCTTGCATGTCTGGATCTTGATTTACAATTATATCATGCGATCTTAATCCTGAGGCTGGACCTTCTTTTCCTACAAATGATAATTGGTGCCCACTACCTTCGTAACTAATTAGTTGTATGACTTTTTCTCCAGACTGTTCATAGTCATATACTAATGCAAATCCGTAATCCTTGTCATTTGATAGGCCGATCATTGGAGCTATTTCGAAACCAAAATCGCCTACTTGATTTGAAAATACGTCCCCTGTTAATGTATACGTTAAAGGTTGTGGTTCTAGACAACCATCTTTTTCGCAAAAATCAGGTAACCGATGCATATATCCATCGGAGTTATAATGTATAATTGTAAGCCTTTTTGGATCTACTCCTGTGTGACCACAAACTTCAACGAACTCCTTGACATCTATACATCTATTGTCGTAGTGTATCTCGTTTATCCATGCTCTGGGAGTGGAGTGGTCTCCAGGGCTGCCTATAAATTCTATAGGGTTTCTTTTAATTACTGATGAAACTTGTTTATCTATCCCAGAAATATCATCAATTGTTAATCCTCCTGCATACTCTATGTCGTGAAAAATTCTTTTGCCAGAGACTTCCTGATCTAAGGCAGAGTATAAAGAAAAAATATCTTTTATAGAATATTTTTTTTCATCAACAAAAGATGTATTTTCGTGACCAACTATAAAATCCCCTGTATCTGGATTATTTTTTTGTGGTAAGTCGCTAAATCTCACAATACTCATATAGAATATTACACTTTATGAGAAGAGACTGTTGATTTCTTTTACTAAAATACAAATACCTATAATAAGAATGTAATAAATTAATAAAGATATTAAAAAAATTGATAAATTAAATATAAGTGTTCCCCATTCTTTCACAATAATTAACCTCGGTGGTTAATTATACACTTAAAAATCTAGAATCCAATTATTCAGTTTGTAGTCGTAAACCATTGAAGATCCTTCTCCAGTCTTATAGCAATACCATGATTGAGTCTTATTTAACCAAAAGTATGGGTAAATTTGAGAATTAGTAAAAATCCAACCATGCTTAGGGGAATAAATCCATCCGTCGCTCAAGAAAAATCCTAGTTTTTTTTCTACTGGAGTATACTTTGGGTCAGCAATTACTTCTTGATTTTTGTTTTGCGACTTATACCCGTAGTATGGTGATCGTATTTCATTACTGAAGTATGTCTTAATAGAGTCTGCATAATCAGAAGAATCAACTTCATTTTGATATACTCTTACATTTAATTTTGGATTATAATATTCGTTCCCAAATTTATACCAAGAGCTATCTTTATTTAAAATGGCATTCACTTCTTCATGAGACATTTTAAATACATTATCAAAGTTACCTTGAGTGTAATCCTCTATTGTTAGGTATATATCATTTGCTTGTTGCCAGTAGTATTTATTGGCAAACTTATACCATCTTAAATGATCTGCGGGGACAGTAGTGTCATTTATTATTTTTCTTTCATTTGGCTCTACATATCCATCTCCATTTAAAAATGTATTTTTATGTACATACTTATTGGATGAAGGTTGATGCCAGTAATTTCCTAAGAGATACCAGTTATTGGGGTTGTTTGTGTCTAATGGTTGCGAAAAAGTAAACTGAGAGTCAGAACTAGCCGCGACTTCTCTTGATATAAAAAATTCTGTATAAGAAAAAGAGCCTTCTGTTTTACTGCTAAAGGCAAATACCCCTTCAATTAGTGTGTCATAAGTGGTGTGAATGGTAATGGAGGCGGACGTATTACTTTGTTTTTCATAATTATAATCATATGTATAAGTTAATGAATTTGGTATTATTAGGGATAATTTTTTATCATCAAATTTTACTGAGTATTCAAAATCTACACCTTCTGTCATTACATCATAATAATCTGGATGTAAAATATGCATAAAGGTATAAGCACCTTTAACTTGAAATTTAGACCCATTTAATGATTCAGGAGCGAAGCTAAATACTAGCTGAGCTGTAAGAAAAAATAATAATATATTAATTAACTTCATATTATAAGAGTAACATGAAGGTAATAAAAAGTCAATTTAAATTTATAATATTTTTAATTTTTTTACAGAATCTGGTTTATTTTTAGGTATAGTAATATTTAATATTCCATCTTTAAAATCAGCTTTAATTTTTTCTTTATTTAAAGAGTCGGATATTGTGAATGATCTTTTAAAAGAAGAACGTTTTATCTCTCTACGTATGTAGTTTGATTTATCTGAGGACTTATCTTTTCTGGATACGCCTGATATCGTTAGGATATTCTTCTCTAACTCAACCGATACATCTTCTTTAGATAACCCAGGGATTTCTGCTTCGATTAACATATCTTTTTCATTCTGTATAATATCAACTTTAGGGTAACTGTATTTATCGTATACAGAAATACCTGACGAAGTTGATAGAGCTGAAAGCGAATCATTAAAGAAAGAATCCAAGAAAGACTCTATCGGACTGAATATTTCTTCTCTAGTTATCGGGTTCGTTAAGGAGCTACCCATTCCTTTATTTAACTGTGACATATTTTTTATTCCTTTTATTATTCGAGACCTTTTGGCACTCGAGGCCCTCTTAATTGAGCAACCTAATATACTATTTGCATTTACTATGCCAATAATTAATTGAATAAAGCATTTCTTTATCTAATTTATAGGGGAAGCTCTTTAAGTCTTCGATGACAAACCACCCAAACTCCGTATGTTCTTCGTTTAATGTGGGAAAAATCATATCATTAGATTCAATAAAGAAAACATCTAAGTCTAAATTTTTTCTTTTAATTGTATTAACAAAATTTAAATCTTTTGCGCGAACCTTAATCTGAGCCTCTTCCCATAATTCTCTGGCAGCACACTCACTTGGCTTCTCTGAGCCTTCTATGCTGCCACTAAATATAGACCAATAACCACCGAAAGAAACTTTTTGCCCTTCATAGTACTTTATTCTTTTAGCTAAAAGAACATTTCCATTGTGAGTTATGCCAACTCCTGCAGCTTTGCGACGAATCATTATTGGCAGCTTTCACAAGCTTCACCATTTTTCATTGCTTCAATACTACATGCTGATGCTTCTTTCGATTCCTCTGTTGATTTTTCAACTTTACTTGCGGCCCTATTTCTTAAGTAATATGTTGTTTTAAGTCCAGCTTCCCAAGAAGCCATATATATATCATTTAAATACTTAAGGGATGTAGTTTTATTGTATAAATTAAAGCTTACTGCTTGATCTATCCATTTTTGACGAACAGAATTACAGTCGATTAATTTAATCATATCTCTATCGAAGGCGGTTTTGTATTTATCTTTTAGATCTTCGGGAATTGATCCGTTTAATAAGGAAAGATCGCCATCTACATTTTTAACTAACGTAGATATTTCTGGAGACCAGAGATCTCTATCCTTCATGTCTTTAACAAAATGAGGATTAGTTATATAAAAGTTTCCACTTTTATTTTCATAAACAAAGAGTACTGAAAAATTAGGTTCGATACTTTGCTCAATTCCATTAATATAACCAATTGTTGCTGTTGGAGCTATAGCCATAACGTTTGAATTTCTCATTCCAAATTCAGCGATATGCTTCCTAACTTTTTCCCAATCCTTAATTGTTTCAGAGCCCTTTTTGCTACTCTTCCTGTATTCCATTAAATTATTAAAAGAATCTATCGGCAGAATATTTTGACTCCATAATGAACCTTCATAAGTTTTATAGGAACCTTTTTCTTTTGCTAATTTTGAGCTAGCATAAATAGCATGGCAGGAGTAGAACTCGAATAATTTATCGTTAAATTTAACAGCTTCATCACTGTCAATTTGAATGTTAAGGGCGTGGAGTATATCATGTAATCCCATCATGCCTAATCCGATTGGCCGATGTCTGAGATTAGAGTTCTCTGCTTCTTTAGTGGGATAAAAGTTTATATCAATTACATTATCTAAAATTCTAATCGCGGTATGAATAGTCGATTCCAGCTTTTTGTAATCAATTGTGTAACTTGAAGAACCGTGGTTTGTTTTCTCAATTAAGTGGTTGGTTAAATTAACTGAGCCTAAATTACAAACTGCAGTTTCACCGACTTCAGTTTTTTGCCCACTTTTGTATTTCGAGGATTTGGTGTGCAAGGTAATTTCAGTACATAAGTTAGAACTTCTTACTGCTCCTTCATGCTGATTTGTATACCGAATGTTGCATGGGTCTTTAAATGTATTCCATGGATGAGATGTTTCAAATAAAACTTTAAGCATTTTTTTCCATAATTCTTTTGCGGGGATAACTCTATAATTTTTAATCAAGCCTTCATCCGCTTGTTTGCATAGTTTATTATAGCGATCATCGAAGCCTCGGCCAAAGTGATCGTGTAAAGTTTTACCTTCTTCATCGACTGTGTCTCTGGGGTCAAAAAAGTACCAAGATTTTTCATTTTGGACTCTACGCATAAATTCATCAGGAACCCAGGATGCTGTATTCATATCATGGCAACGCAATCTATCATCTCCAGTATTCCTTCTTAAATTTAGAAAATCTTCGAAGTCTAGGTGCCAAGGCTCTAGGTAAGCACATCCTGCACCTGGCCTCTTGCCTCCTTGGTTGACAGCGACTAGAAGATCGTTATATATTTTAAGCCAAGGCACAAGCCCACTAGAGATACCGTTAGTTCCCTGAATATGAGAGCCTGTAGAACGAAAAGGGGTAACATCAAGACCAAGACCACCAGCGTATTTTGACTTACGAGCTTCTTGCCAAGCGCCGTCAAAAATACCGTCAATACTGTCATCAAAAGTATTAAGATAACAAGAGCTAAGTTGGGAGTGAGTTGTGCCACTGTTGAATAAAGTTGGGGTTGAGGGGGTATACAGCATGCTGCTGATTAAATTATAGAACTCAATAGCTTTTTCGTTTTTATCTTGTTCATTTATAGCTAGACCCATTGAAACTCTCATCCAAAAACTTTGAGGAGCTTCCATTATTTTCTTATCCTCTCTAATGAAATATCTGTCGGTCAGTATTTGAATCCCTAAGTATTTGAATTTTTTATCTCTACTTATTTTAATAGCTTCTGATAGTTTGATTAAGTCAAAATCTAACAATCTTTTATCCAACCTATCAAGCTTGACTAATTTTTTAATATTTTGTATAAAGTTTTTCCTGTATTGGAGTTTAAAGGTGTCTGAATCCACGCCCTCTTTGAAGACTTCTTTGTACACATTGTTTAATAGTAGTTGTGCGGCTGCGAATGAGTAATTAGGCTCTTTCTCTATCTTCTCTCTAGCGGATAGAATTAAAGCTTGATCTATCTCTTTTGTTGTAATTTTATCATATAATTGCAATTGTGCATCTAGTATGATTTCGCTAGGAGATACATCTGATATATCTTTACATGCTCTCTCTGCGCTTGCATTAATTTTTTCTACTTCAAAATTTTCAAGTCTTCCGTTTCTTTTCTTAACCTTTATTTCCATGAATATTATTTTACACGATTGTTTTCGATTTTTCTTTTCAAATTAGAAATAATTCTAACAGCTAATTCTGCTTAAGTCAATAAATAAGTTAAGAAGTTGTTAACATTTTTCTATATTCATCTGTAAGCCAGGGAATAAATCTTCGTACTCTTTACTAATGAAAAGAGATGCTAGATGCGAATTTCGATTATAAATCCTTGTATCTATGTCGTTTATTGAAAAATCTAATTGGTTGAATTTTTTGAGTTCTTTTAAACTGCACATTATGAAGCAGTATTGGTTCCCTGGGAAGTATGGTATATTTGAGGTAAATGGTAACGTGTCTTTAAACTTTTGCCTGAGGAAGTTTTCTTTTACATAAATTGAGTGAGCATCCAGACCACAGAAATCATGATTGAATGTCAATACACCGTTCTCTTTTAAGTTTTTAATACAGCTGAATACATTATTGGAATCTCTTAAGTTCATCTTCTTTGACTCAGCACAAGACGGATCTAGTATTGTATTTTCATTTTCGTGCTTAAAGTTAAAATCCGTCGTATCTATATAAATTAAGTCATATTGTTTTTTTTGATCCTTAATCCATGAACAAGCATTATCGTAAATTATTTCCGTTCTGGAATCTAGTAAGCCATTTGAAATTTCAGGAAAATATTTCAAGCATAAATCGACCACATCTTTCGATAAGTCTACAATGGTAATCGTTTGAACTGATGGGTATTTTAATATTTCTGTAGCGACCCCTCCATCTCCACCTCCAAGAATTAGTATGTCTTCGATCTTTTCCGAATACCTGCAAGGTGTGTGAGCAAAAACTTCGTGGTAAGTTTCATGCTGAGATTCCAAGAATTGAATATCGTCTTCCATTGTCAAGCATAAACCATTATCTTTGATTTTTAAAATTTCTATTTTAGGAGTATTATTGCTCGAATATACTGTTTTAACTGTTTGAAATGAAATGTCTATTGGGTGATTCTGCGAGGATAATCTTTTGTAGTTCATACAATATATTTTGTAATTCTTTATTATTTTTTCAAATTTATTTTTTTTCTTGATTTTTTATAATGACTATATATAATCTATACCGTAGTATATAATATAAATAATATATTGTATTGCATAACTTCGAATAACCAATATATATAAAATTATTTAGTATTGACTTGGAGTTAATTTTCGTATATGATTTAATCATGACATTTAGAAATTCAGAAAAAGAAAAACGCAAAAAACTATATTTAGTAAGTTCGGCAAACTGGGAGTCTGTAGTTAAGTCAGAAAGTGAAGTGGAGGCTGCAACTAAAGCTGTAACTGAAATATATAATAAAGATTTGGACATGAAAATATCTCCAACAATTATGGTTACAAATTTATCAGAATTTTCAAAAAGTGATCAAAATATGGATATATGTTCATTTTGTTATTCTCCTAAAATTTTATCAAACGCAGGTCTTCATGATCTATCTAAGGATCTTGACCAAATCATAAATCAAATTCAAAATGAATCTTAAAATCAACAATTCTCACAATATTGTAGCTCCCCAAAATCATGGAGATGCTGGATATGATATAATCGCAGCGAGCCAACCTAAAATAACAGGAGACCTATGGATGGCAAATCTATATAAAAGCATATCTTATATAGAATATGATACTGCAGTAGAATTTGACTTTCAAGATGCATGGGGAGAGTATGAGTTCTACGCCAATGTATTCCCTAGGTCTAGTGTCAGTAGGTATAATCTATTATTATGTAATAGTGTTGGAGTAATAGACTCTGGTTATAGAGACTCAATTAAATTAAGATTTAAATACATATATCAACCAGAAGACATTCATACAATAAAAAATGATGATGGTGTTTTAGTTAGTTTAACAAGTATAAACGAAGAAAAAATATACCAAAAGGGCGACAAGATAGGGCAAGTAATATTCTCGAAACATAATTTAATAAAAATTGAAGGTATGAATGATAATAAGAAAAAAACAGAAAGAAACATGGGGGGTTTTGGTAGTACAGGATTATGATTGAAGAAGATTCAGTTATTAAAGAAATACAAGAAGAGAAAAACGTAGAATCAAACCTATCTAAAATAATAGATAAGCACTCTGGAATCTTTATAGAAATGGTTAAGCATTACGTACCAGAGAATAGTGAATACTCAAACAGGGATGATTTACTTTCGGAAAAAAACTATCAAATTTATAAAGCTATTAAGAGTTTCGATTTCTCAAAAAACGTAAAATTTGTAACACACTTAGGTAATCAAGCTAAATATTTATGCTTAAACACATACAACAAAAACAAAAAGAAACCTGAAGTAAATTGTGAAGAAATGAAATTAGATTGGATTTCATTCTTGAGCGAAGAAGAGCATGTGTCAAATATAATTAAATCTGATAGCAAGGAGTTATTTAAAAGAATTAATGAATACTTAGAAAATCATAAAGATCAAAGAGTTAAGAAAATTTTTGATCTAAGATACTTTTCCTATAAAGATAATAAAATAAAACCATGGCGATTGATACATAAAGAAATAGGAATGTCAATACAAGGTTGCATTAACCTTCATAAAAAAACAATTAAAGAATTAAGGAGAATAGTAAAAGTAAATGAATAGATATACAGGAATGGGTAATTTGACAAAAGATGCCGTAGCTAAGAAAGTTAAAAATGATATGTTAGTAGTAAATTTTACTCTTGCGGTTAACGAAATGGATACCGTTACATATATAGATGCTGAAGTTTGGGGCAAGAAAGCGGAATACTGCTTTCCTCAACTCAAGAAAGGTAAGCCTGTATTAATTGATGGTAAAATGAGATACAACTCTTGGAAAACTAAAGATAATCAAACTCGCTCAAGATTATACTGCTTAGTAGATTATATAAAATTACTTAAATACGAATTAGCTGACAATACACAAGCTAAACCTAGTACATTAAAAGTAGAAAAACCTAAAGATGAATCAGTATTTATTGAAGATGACGCAGAAGATTATGCTCAAATGGAAGATATACCTTTTTGATGTATTACTATAAAATAAAATCAATAATTAAAGTTCTTGACGGAGACACTGTAGATGCGGTAATAGACCTAGGATTTAATACTTTCGTAGAAAAAAGAATTCGCTTTTTTGGAGTGAATGCACCAGAAACAAGAACTAGGAATAAAGAAGAAAAAGAGCTAGGTTTAAAATCTAAAGATTTTTTAAAAAATATCATTTCATTGAATAATGAAATTTACCTAGAATCTTTTGGCTGTGGTAAATTTGGCAGAGTCCTTGGAATTCTCTATACAGATAAAAATAAAAATAATAGCATAAATGAAATTATGTTAGCAAAAGGTCATTTACATAAAAAAAGCTATTGAATAATGTAATAGATAGTTTATAATAAATATGAGTTTAATTTTAAAATGCCCAATTAATTCACTTTCATTTGGAAATGTAGCCTACAATATAATAAGGCAATTGCATAAAAAAAATATTGATACTAAAATATTCCCGCATGGTAATGTAGATATCTCTGCTTTCGATAAAATGGAGGAGGAACTTAAAAATTGGGTGCAGGAGTCCATTAATAATAGATACTCAAAGCTAGATAAAGATTTACCTACATTATCACTTTGGCATATTAACGGCTCTGAAAACAGAATCTCCAAAAATCAAAATTTATTAACTTTTTATGAAACAGATGAGCCTACAGAGCAAGAAAAAACCTTGGTAAATTTTCAAGACCATGTGTTTTTTAGTTCTTCTCACGCTGTTGATTGTTTTAAAGATTCATGTAAAAACATATCTTTTTGCCCAATGGGCTTCGATGAAGACTTTTGCGTAACAGATAAACAATATCTATCTGATGATATAATTCATTTTGGATTAATGGGTAAATATGAAAAAAGAAAAAATCACGATTTAATATTGAAAGCTTGGGCAGATAAATATGGAGATAATAATAAATTCAGACTAACTTGTGTAATCGAAAATCCATTCTTCAAGAAGGGCGAACTTAATCAAAGATTGAATATTCTTTTTGGCGGGAAAACTTTTTCAAACATTTCTTTTTTACCTAGATTAAAAACTAATTCAGAAGTTAATGATTTCCTCAATGCAATTGATGTAGATTTATCAGGGATGAGTGGAGCAGAAGGATGGAATCTTCCTGCGTTTAATTCTACATGTCTAGGAAAGTGGAGTTTAGTTTTAAATCACACTAGTCACAAGGATTGGGCTAACTCAGAAAACGCAATTATTGTCGAGCCGTCCAATAAAGCTCTCGCTCATGATGGGCAATTCTTTAACAAAGGAGCCCCATATAATCAAGGCTCAATAAATCTTTTTGAACAGGATGCTATAAATGAAGCTTTCGAGAAGGCTGAGTCGCTTGCTAAACAAAAAAATGAAAAGGGCTTAGATACAGCGAATAAATTTACATACTCAAATACAGTTGACATTTTACTTAATTCTATAATGTAATGCCCATTTACTTATTCAAGCACCCTAAAAAAGAAAAGTACAAAGAAGCCTTTTTTCATATGGACGAAGAAAAAATGTTAGAAATTGACGGCGTTAAATGGCAGCGAGTATACCACTCTCCGAACTTAAATACTGAGGCACCCATAAACCCTTGGGACAATAATGATTTTGTAAATAAAACAAAAAACAAAAAAGGCACTATCGGAGATATGATGGATGCTAGTGCAGAACTTTCAGCAAAAAGAGCAGATCAAAACGGAGGAGTTGATCCAGTTAAGCAGAAATACTTCAAGGATTATGCAAAAAAACGAAACGGCACAAAACATCACTTAGATAAAAAAACAATAGATACTAAAAACTTTAAAATTGATTTCTAAATAACTTTATATTTTATATCTACATAAACTTTATCAGATATTTCTAAAGCATCGTCTAGATCCACTACTTTAACAGTTGTACCACTATAAGATATCTCAAAATTGTATCCTGGGCCATCAGGAGACTGAGAAGGATTAGCTACAGAGTAAACAGAATACGCTATACTATCTGCATTTCTATATACGCTTGCATTCATTGATATAATATCACTAGCGTTTGGACCATTTACCAATAATTCGCTAAATGATTTATTAACAGTATCTGGCTGTATGATATCGTGCTCAATAATCCAATCATTAATCCTTATACCTGTGCCGACTCCGTTTATTGCTGCTATAGCGAGCCCGCTTTGACTATTTTCCAGTAAGACATCATCTCCATATCTACCAGCGCCACTGACATTTAAGTCTCCAGTTATATAGCCAGTTTGACCAACGTAGAGATCGCTTTGTAAAAATGTTTCTCCAGTGACATCAAGAGTACCGCTAACATCAAGTTTATCCTCGATTCTAGTTGCTCCAGTGATCGTAGTTTGTCCTGAGATATCTACATTACCAGAAACGTCAAGATCTTTGAGTATATTGAGATCGCCAAGTATATAACCTGTTTGATCTAATTGAGTATCACTACGTAAAAATGTTTTTCCAGTGACATCAAGAGTACCGCTGACATCAAGTTTATCCTCGATCCTAGTTGCTCCAGTGATCGTAGTTTGTCCTGAGATATCTACATTACCAGAAACGTCAAGATCTTTGAGTATATTAAGATCGCCAAGTATATAACCTGTTTGATCTAATTGAGTATCACTACGTAAAAATGTTTTTCCAGTGACATCAAGAGTACCGCTGACATCAAGTTTATCCTCGATCCTAGTTGCTCCAGTGATCGTAGTTTGTCCTGAGATATCTACATTACCAGAAACGTCAAGATCTTTGAGTATATTGAGATCGCCAAGTATATAACCTGTTTGATCTAATTGAGTATCACTACGTAAAAATGTTTCTCCAGTGACATCAAGAGTACCGCTGACATCAAGTTTATCCTCGATCCTAGTTGCTCCAGTGATCGTAGTTTGTCCTGAGATATCTACATTACCAGAAACGTCAAGATCTTTGAGTATATTGAGATCGCCAAGTATATAACCTGTTTGATCTAATTGAGTATCACTACGTAAAAATGTTTTTCCAGTGACATCAAGAGTACCGCTGACATCAAGTTTATCCTCGATCCTAGTTGCTCCAGTGATCGTAGTTTGTCCTGAGATATCTACATTACCAGAAACGTCAAGATCTTTGAGTATATTGAGATCGCCAAGTATATAACCTGTTTGATCTAATTGAGTATCACTACGTAAAAATGTTTTTCCAGTGACATCAAGAGTACCGCTGACATCAAGTTTATCCTCGATCCTAGTTGCTCCAGTGATCGTAGTTTGTCCTGAGATATCTACATTACCAGAAACGTCAAGATCTTTGAGTATATTGAGATCGCCAAGTATATAACCTGTTTGATCTAATTGAGTATCACTACGTAAAAATGTTTTTCCAGTGACATCAAGAGTACCGCTGACATCAAGTTTATCCTCGATCCTAGTTGCTCCAGTGATCGTAGTTTGTCCTGAGATATCTACATTACCAGAAACGTCAAGATCTTTGAGTATATTAAGATCGCCAAGTATATAACCTGTTTGATCTAATTGAGTATCACTACGTAAAAATGTTTTTCCAGTAATTGTAGTCTGTCCAGAAATGTCTACATTACCAGAAATGTCGAGGTCTTTAAGTACATTAAGGTCGCCTAAAATATAACCTGTTTGATCTAAAAACAAATCTTTTTCTAAATTTGAATCACCTGAAACATCTAAATTTCTACCTATATTTAGATCGCCTACTATATAGCCTGTTTTACTTGATGTTAGGTTTCCTGAAGTCAATAAAGATACATTAGAATGTAATGCTACATCAGAATTTTTATATAATAATGTAATATCATTATTTTCTCCAGAAGCTTTAATTGTAATGCCTGCGCCTTCTAACTCATTTCTCCTTAATCCTATATAACCACTACCAGTAGCTAATTCAATATTTTTATCGTAAACTCTTAATGTTGTAGTGTCTAATATAAAATTATTTCCAGTATTATATATATCTCCATTTACAAAAAGATCTCCTGTAATATCCAGATTTCCATCTAAATTAAAATCTCCCTTATGGTTAGTTATTCCAGTTTTATTAGTATTCCCAGTTTCTTCTATATTTCCGCTAATATTTACATCGCCTAATAATTCTAGATTACCGACATGTTTTATATCTCCAGAGGAGCTTATATCTCCAGTTACATCTACGCTTCCACTAATATTTAAATCACCAGTTAAATCAACATTTGAAAGATAACTATATCCACTGACAACTAAACCTTGCTGCCCCGTTATTTGACCTTCAGAGAGTAAGTAGCCAGATGAGGTGATAGCATTTTTAGCATAAAATTTATCACCAACATAAAAATCACCAGGAACACTTTGGTGAGTAAGCGGAATAAACGTACCCCCCACAGTTACATCGCCTGTGATTCTTACATCACCCGTTACATTTAAATCCCCAGTAATATAACCTGTTCCAGAAATATCAATATCTCCATCAATGTATCCAGTTTTTTCTACATACAAATTATCTTTAAGTATAGAAGCTCCACTAACTTCTAGTAATTCGCCTACGTATCCAGTTCTGTGTATCTTTACAATGTCTTGTAAATCAACATCGCCAGAAACCTCTAAGTCATTAATTTTTCCTGTATTTACAAAAAGCTCTTGTATGTCACCAGAACCAGAAACTCTTAGTATGTCTTGAACATTAAAATCTCCAGTAACATAACCAGTTTTAGATAATATAAAATCTCCCGAAGAGACTACTCCACCTTCTGTATATAATTTATCTTTTACATAAAAATTACCTGGTACAGTCACATGATTGAACTCTAAATTACCACTAATATAAACATCTCCAGTCACTCTAATATCTCCCGTGACCTCTAAATCTCCACTGACATACCCTGTTGTCTCCAGAAATACATCATCTCTAAATGTAGAATTGCCGCTAACAATTAACTCTTGATTATGACCTGTACCAGAAACAACAATATCTTTAGCATAACCAGTTGATAGAAAAACATCATTTTCAAAATAACCAGTTTGCTCTAACCTTAGATTTTCTTTAAATAAGGCATATCCAGAAGATATTAAATTATTTAGATGACCTGTTTTTTCTACAAATAAATCTTTGTCTATGAATACATTTATATTACTATCTAAAGCATCATAATCTTCATTATAAGTGAATAAAATATCTTCAGTCGCCCCATCAATTCCAGTAGCAACTATAGTTATGCCTGCTCCATCTAACTGAGTTCTTGAAAATTTGCCTATATCCCCCGAAGACCAGGCTAACTGTATATTCTTATCTTCTATAACTAATTCAGAAGTATTAACGATAGTTCTCTCACCAGAAACAAATAAATCTCCTCCAACGAACAAATCTTTTTCAATATACCCAGTTTGTTCTACAACTAAATCTCCAGATATATGAGCCTTATTTAAAACATTTAATTGTCCGCTAATGTATTTACTGCCCGATAAAATAGAGTCTCCGCTTACGTAAAAATCATCATGTACCTTAGGGGCAGAATAAAAATTACCCTCGCCAGATACATGAAGTTTTTCTAATATATTTAAGTCGCCAGTGATGTAGCCTGTTTTATTTAAATATAAATTGCTCTGTAAATAAGAATCCCCAGTGATATCAAGATCACCACTTACGTTTAAATCATTCTCAATTCTAGTAGCTCCAGTAATAGAAACCTCACCCAATACATCCAAGCCTCCAGAAACATCTAAGTTTCTTAATACATTCAAGTCCCCCGAAACGTAACCAGTTTTGTTTACATAAAGCTTGCCAGATAGGTAAGAATTATAATCTTCATGCTGATATAAATGCCCGCTAAAATATGATCCTGCATCAAAATATGCATCTCCACTGACATTGAAATCATCTCTAATAATTATACCAGTTTTACTGGTGTCTATAAATACAGGCGATTCATGGTATTCATTCCAGTCTCCACCTTCATAAGGCTCGGCCCCAGATAGCTTGATGAATATTGCCCTTTGGATACTCATCTCTTTTTCTTACCAAGTTGTTAAGGCAGACCTTTTCCAATTATTTTCACCAACGCAAACGTAAAAATAATCATCATCGTTAGCAATCTCTCCAGAAGTTCCTTGCGATAATGGAGTAGCTGGAGCATCCACCCATATAGCTTGTCGCCAAGGCACATCATTAAATCTCAATCCGCTTAATATATAGTCAGGATCATTAGGATCTGATAATTCTCCAGTGAAATTTAAGTTTCCGCTAATATCAATTCTATTATTAAAAAATCCTTTTCCAGTAACATGTAGTTCGTCTTCTATAAATCCGCTTCCTGAAATATATAAATCATCTTCTATAAATCCAGATCCAGTTAGATAAAAATTATTTTCTACGTAACTATTTCCAGATACATAAAGATTATTCTCGACGTAACCGCTTCCAGAAATATAAAAATTATCTTTTATGTAACCGCTTCCACTTACATACAAATTTTCTCCTACGTGTACATTATTATGGGCTCTTAAGTCGCCTACAACATCTACATCTCTATCAGAATGCAGCCTAAGTAATCCATCTGAAGGGCTATGTATAAATAACCCAGTATCTCTAAAAAATATTTTATTATCTCCCGTAGCTATTATATTTTCATTAGAAGACCAAGCTTTTACAATTTCTCCCGTATTGTCATTAAGCCAATTCCACGTATGATCCCCATCCGTACTCTTGATTGTTAATCCTCCTTCATGAGCGCCTACATCATCAGTTAGTGCTCCCGCATGAGAATTAGATCCAATAGCGCCAGTCTTAACATTTAATTCAATATTCTTATCCTCAGCTGCCACAGTCTCAGTATAACCAATGGTTGATTCTCCGTAAACATTTAAATTACCAGTTACGTTCAAGTCTCCATCAATATAACCCGTACCGTCAACACGTATATTTCCACCACTAACATGGAGTAATTCTATAGGTTTAAATGTACCGATACCTATTTTTCCTTGATTATATGCAGTACCTTCTACATTATAATAATTCTCGTGATATTCTGGAATGTAACTCATAGCTATTATTAGTTACACATTTTTGAAAAAATATTCTCCAATATTATATCCCTTTCTTTTTTATTGGCGTAATACCATATCCAGGCTACATCTTTATGTATTTTTTCTACATAGTCTTCCTTTTCTTTTATTAGCTCTTCTATTCTATTTATAGAGTCAATTGTTATATCCTCATTTTCAATATTTAATTTAGATGCAATACGAAATAAAGAGTCTAAATCATTTTTATTTTTAGCTATAGAGGCCTCATTATATAATTCCTTAAGGTTTTCGCGCTCACTCTCTGTCGAATTTATCAATTTGTCTGGATGTGTCTTATTAACTATTTCTCTATAAACTTTTTTTCCATCTTTATTTACCTTAACCTTACCCTCGTCTTGCTTTTGGACAATCGATCAAGAATGGATTATTTTTTTTATTTTTATCAGCATATTCAGATACTGATTTTAAAAATTCAAATTTGGCTTTTTTATATATTTCTAATGATTCTTCGTATTCTAAATGAATATATTTAGATTTATACCTTAATTTATTGAAATATTTTTTTTTAAAACTTAGTGACACAATTAAAGAAGAGCTGGTATTAATTTTGTGTTTTTATCAATCTTTTCTATTAAAGGAGCATTGGTTATATAGACAGGATCATAATCTACCTGAATCGAATTACTATTATCAGCAATAATAGTCTGCCCATCTAATCTATATAATCTACCCCCTTTTAGAATTAAAGGAACTTGTTTTATGTTATCTATTTTTAAATCTACTTTAGACTGGTCAATTGCAATTTGATTTGCCTCGATCCAATCTATAGCTCCGAATAAATAAGCTATACCATCTCCAGTCATTAGCTCAGCATAATACCAAGAACCTACTCTTTGAATGTTTGTTGCATTATCCGCATCAGATATATCAACCTCTATAATAGCATTTGTTGGGCAGGTCTCTAGCTCTAGAAAGCTTCCGCCTTCACTATCAATTGTTCCTCCTGATTCTTTAAATAAACTACAAAATTTTAAATCTAATAAAAACTCAGAAACTATAGAGCCGTCTACTGAATAATTATTGTATTGAGTTGCGTCTTCTTGATTTGCGGTTACCCCCCATGATGGATATCTACAAGTAGCCAAGAGTTCTTGAGGCTCTTTTGCTGTAGCTCCATTTTGATAAACAACTCTTATCCTAAGGTCATCTCCATCATTCATGATTGAGGTATCAAAACCTTCTGAAAAACTTGTCGAATTAACTATTTGATTATAAATTTCGGTGCCTGTAGTTGTATTATATACCTGAACCCTACTTCCGCTAATTAAATTATTAACCTCATAAGCACCAAATGACCTGACTCCATTTACATCAGTAATTGTCCCGACGTAACTAATAGAACCAATAAGGGTAACGATACCTAATGTTATAATATTTCCAGTAAAAGAAGGTGACTTGATTGTAATAGTGTTTCCACTCAAAGAAAAAGCGTTCATAGATGAATTATCAATTACTACATTATATGAACCAGCATTTATAGTATTTCCACTTCTTGATACTAATGGTGATGCTTCACCTGCATAATTATCAACGAGATAAGATTTTGCTATGTCGTAAAATTTTTGCGGTGTGTCTATTGAAGAATACGCATCCACAACTGATTTTGTTGCTTCGGATACTACCAGATCTGGTGTCATTTTAACTGTGCTTTGCAAAGTGTCGAGTCCAACTAAATCCTCTGCAAATCCAGTGATAGTTTGGTTGTATGCAATAATAGAGAATGGAATTTCTGAATTTGAGTTGGTGCGAGAATCAGTGGTGATGGTCCTATTAATGTAATTAATTACCTCGACCAAAACATCTTCATCTAGATTGCTAGTCTGGTTGACTCCATTGTAAATCTTATCAGATCTATCATCTTGTTTTTTTGGCCCCAATGCTCTGTTGCTACTATCTAAATCTTTAGCGTAATACGAATAGGTTAATGGGTTACCATTTAAATCTTCGACTACTAAACTTATAGGTCTGACGCATTTGAGATACATGAAATTATCTCTGCCAGTATCAAGCTCGACTCTTAGTCTGTCAGAGAACCCTTTAATCGTAATTGTTTCTCCATCTGCTTGTGTCCTCGTAACATTGATAATGTCAAAGCCATGCAAGTTTGGACTAGTATCAAAGTTATCAAAAGTCAGTGGTGGAAATGGCGAATTATAACTCTGAAATCCACCTTTTTTAAATTTAAAGATTCCAACATTCCATCCACTCTTGGTGAAAATCCTAGACTCCAAAGTTTCACCATCAAAAGTTAAATCGTAAATGTTTATTTTAGCATCATTCGTAGAATTAGAGGACTCGATTCTGAACTGAGATGTGTTTGTGTTAGATAATCCTTGGACTGCAAGGTTGTAAAAGATCCCACTATTGACTGTGACAGTTGCCCCATTTGCAGTTCGCAAAGTTGCAGTAGTACGAATTATTCCACCATTCCACAAGAATGTAGAATTGCTACCAAACGAAATTCCAAAGAAACGATACATCTGACCAGTCAAATTCTCATTTGGTAAATCAATACCCACTCCGACTGAGTATTTATCTTTTCCATTGGCAGAAGTTTTCACACCTAGATTCAGTGTGCCTGTTACTGTGAGTGGATGTCCACTATTTGCATTGATTGCTTGCTTCATCAATTGCAAGGTCTCATAGGCAGGATCAATGCTAAGAGTTCCTTGAACCTCTAGGAAATGAGTGGAAGCAATTGTATAAGTAGTGTGATTTCCACGAGTTGTAGTAGTTACTCCTGTCACTGCATTTAACCCAGTAAGATCGGTGTCAGTCCCTGTTTGCGTAATCTTGTTACTTTCTTCAGAAAAACTCATGCGTAATCCTTTTTTATGCTTTCTAGATTCCCGCTCGAATCATATGTTAATTCAGTAATTAATTTCACATCTAATAAACCTTCAGTTAGTATTACACCAGTCAATAATCCAGATTGATTATATGTTAACTTTTTTGTTTTTACTAAATAATCTTGACTATCATTAGGCCAAGTGAACAAACCTGTTACATCTCCACTAGCATTATACTCTAATTCAGAGTAAGAGTTTGAACCTTTTAATTCAGCAATATATTCTACAACGGTGCCTGTATTAATAAAGCTCCCTGTTTCTCCAGTAGTTACGAAATCTCCCGTCAACCCAGTAGTAACGAAATCTCCTGTTTGACCTGTAGTGACAAAGATTCCAGTTTCTCCAGTAGTTACGAAATCTCCCGTCAACCCAGTAGTAACGAAATCTCCTGTTTGACCTGTAGTGACAAAGATTCCAGTTTCTCCAGTAGTTACGAAATCCCCCGTCAACCCAGTAGTAACGAAATCTCCTGTTTGACCTGTAGTGACAAAGATCCCAGTTTCTCCAGTAGTTACGAAATCTCCCGTCAACCCAGTAGTAACGAAATCTCCTGTTTGACCTGTAGTGACAAAGATCCCAGTTTCTCCAGTAGTTACGAAATCTCCCGTCAACCCAGTAGTAACGAAATCTCCCGTCAACCCAGTAGTAACGAAATCTCCTGTTTGACCTGTAGTGACAAAGATCCCAGTTTCTCCAGTAGTTACGAAATCTCCCGTCAACCCAGTAGTAACAAAATCTCCCGTCAACCCAGTAGTAACGAAATCTCCTGTTTGACCTGTAGTCACAAAGATCCCAGTTTCTCCAGTAGTGATAAAATGCCCTGTTTCAACTCCAGTCAACACGGTCATGCCGCTGATTGTAAGTTGTTCAGAAAACTGCCCTGATGTTATTTCTGAAACCCCAGAGACAAAAAGATTATCAAAGTCTCCACTACTTCCGCTTGTTAAATCAAAGATACCGCTGACTCCAGTTGTTATATCAAATACTCCACTAGTTCCCTCAAGTCTATACCCGCTAATATCTCCAGTTACCGAAACATCTGTGACTGACTGAATAAAAGTCTCACCTGAAACATAAAGGTTTCCACCTACAGCCAGATCTCCAGTAACCTTAAAGTCATCAAAAAATCCACTAGCGCCACTCAACTGTTCTCCAGAATATATTAAATTCGAACTTCCATAAAAACCAGTACCACTTCCATATTGTATCGCGTAATCTGGACCTCCAGCTTTCGTTCTAATGTCATCAATCCCAGTCAACACAGTCATTCCGCTGATTGTAAGTTGTTTAGAAAACTGCCCTGATGTTATTTCTGAAACCCCAGAGACAAAAAGATTATCAAAGTCTCCACTACTTCCGCTTGTTAAATCAAAGATACCGCTGGCTCCAGTTGTTATATCAAATACTCCACTAGTTCCCTCAAGTCTATACCCGCTAATATCCCCAGTTACCGAAACATCTGTGACTGACTGAATAAAAGTCTCACCTGAAACATAAAGGTTTCCACCTACAGCTAAATCTCCACTTACTTTAAAGTCATCAAAAAATCCACTGGCACCACTCAGTTGTTCTCCAGAATATACTAAATCATAATGGAATCCTAAGCTTTGTATACTTTTTGTTATAGCTCTCTCAGGGTATATGTAACCTGGTCCATCAGCCTGTATCCCAGATTTGTTTGGATCTACACCAGAACTAAGAACTGCGGAAACGCCAACTTGAGTATTCAACCAATCTCTAACTGTTCCAACGTTTGGATACCAGCGGGCATTAGACAGCCCCTTGCCTGTTAGCATCGGAACATTGATTGTTAAGACGTTCCCGCTTGTAGAAAAACTGTAAGAACCCCCATTCTTCTTAAAATCCATTCTTAAGCTACTGTATTTCCCGAAATAAGGACTAGTGCTAGTTATGTCTATTGTTATATTTCCATTAGCTTGACTCGATTGCGGGCCTCCGCGAACCTGCCCAGCATCATTATGCCCCCTAAGGCTACTGGGTTGAATAGAAAAAACAGCCCTATTAAGACTCGGTTTTTCTTCTCCAAAGAAAGCTTCACCTGATGCATAAAAATCTCCGCCTACAGCTAAATCTCCAGTAACCTCCATACTATCCGCTATAATTGTCTCAACTTTAAGCTCGTCGAAAAACCCACTGACGCCACTTAATTCATTATTTAAAAAAGTTAGATATTGATTACCAGCTAATACATCGCCACTATTAAATTGTATTGAAAAATTAGGGCCTCTTGCTACATCTCTGCGCTCTCCTAAAGAAGCGATTTTAACCCAGTCACTAGAATTATCTTCTCCTGTTTTTTCGTATAGATAGTTATTGTTTAAATCTAAATACTTAGAACCTAATATTCCCGCAGCCTTAGAGCTACTGTGAGGATGTCCATTATCCTCAATTAAAGGCATTCTTATGCCTAAATTATTATTTACAAAATCTTCAAAAGAATTACTCATTTTATTCCTCTCTAATTAAAAATTTCGCTCCTGGTAGCGCGGCATTTGCAGCTCTATTTAATTTATCTAAATTAAAAATGTGAGTGGCTCCAAATCCTGTTGTTAAACCTTGTGAGTTTGTAGTTGTAAATTTATCAACTATATCAGTCCCAGGCCCCATCTGAATTCCATCTGCATAATACTGATACTCAAAAAAAGTGCCGCCACTAGGAGCGGTTCCACCTTTCGACGTATTTTCTAAAATAACACCAGAAGGATCAAAAACGTTAACTCCTGAAATCTCAGCCAAGCCTGCAGACAAGCTTTGGGGCAGTGCATATATTTCTCTACTCTCAAAACCGCTAATAATATACTCTGGGTTAATTAAAGTTGTTGAAACCTGTCCCCCAATTCCTGATCCAGTAAACTCAAAATTAAATTCACCTCTAGTATTTTCATCTAAAACTGAAATAATGAAATTATTTGGTATTTCTGTCGGAAATTGATTAGCTATACTTTTTGTTAAATTAGGAGCATTAATTTGGGTTGGGTCTACAGCTAAATCAACTTCATTTACCATGATTTGATCTGATTGAATAAAAAAATGGTAATCTTTTGGAGTTCCATAGATTGAACTTAAGCCTGTTGGTAAATCACAAACTTTATACGTTGGTGCAGTATCAGCTATATTAACAACGTCAGCTATAGACCTAACCATTCCATTAGATGTTTTTATACCTGTGATAATAAAATTATTTTGATCAACGTTATAACCTCCGCCCGTTCGCTGCACTGATTTAGCTGGCTCAAATACTTCTATATTATTAAATTCAATTTGTCCTGTTGCAAATCCTGTATTAGAATATATGATACTGTCATAATTTGATGCTGTATGAAATATAGTACCAGTTTCAGTTCCCTTTAATCCACTTTGACTTATTGGGTAATCAATTAAAGATATTGAAAATTCTGGATAATCTGAATTATTGACTTCTGGTGGAGCTTGATTTAATTTACCAGGGAAAGGATCGCAATCTATACCTGATCCGTACCCAGCTTTATATACTTCCGAGTTATTTGACTCAAGCGGTTCATATTGTCCACTTATATAATTATTTACTCCCTGGATCGTATCTGCTTGAAATAAACTTCCAGCGTTTGTTTCATTTCCGCTAGTATGTATTCTTGATGAAATTTTAAATGTTTTTTGGGTATCTCTACTAGTCAATTCTGTAACATCTATATCAAAACCAAATAAGACCATTTCGCCTGTAGATCCAGCTTTAGTTATATCGCAATAATGTTCGACCGTATTAGGATAAAACCAATCGGAACCTTCAGTGATTCCGTAATCTTCTAATTTAAACTGTACATGATATTTAAAATCCTCAGGATTACTTGATGCAGATAAATCTAAAATACCCTTCGTAGAGACATATGCAAATCCACTAATTGTATCAGTACCCTTAATTTCTGTTGTTCCGATTATATTTGGTTGCACAGAATCAGAAGCTACGCTATCAAGCCAAGCGCCAGAGACTTGAGGTCCATTTTCTATAGGTATAATAAGATCTAAAAAATTAGTAGCGCCATTTGATTCCTTTGCTCCAGAAATTCTAAGTATTTCTTCACTATGGAACCCTGTGGAATATTGAACAGCTTTAGTTCCAAACCTGCCTGTACTAGATAAAACTTCTTCAGCTAAAGAAAAGTCAACTGAATTAGAGTTTAAAGTTATATTATCATATAAATTATATCTATCCCTAGACCCATCAATTCCTTTGGTATATGTTACTGAGTCGGTAGTACTATCCCAATTTAATATTTCTCCCGTAATAATAAAATCACTCCCAGTATTATTTAGAAAATCATAATGCAAAGCTACTACATTATGCAATCCATTTCCAGCGCTATAATAACCACTGTTAGTGGCTATGCCAGCTAAAACAGAAGGGTAATCTTGATTTAAAAGTCTAACGCCGCTAGACAGTCCTATATCTATTGATGTAACTGGATTAGATTCATCCCCAGGAGGATTTTCTATTTTAACAGCAAAACCTTGATCCCCAACTTCATTTGAAACAGTAATTTCTTTTTGAAATAAATATGTAATACCTCCATCATTTGTAAAATTAAAATAATTTTCGTATTCGTATGGGTAATATTCTTTATTGTAATATTTTTGCTCGTATTGAGAAATTCCAGACTGTAAAATTGTTATAGCTCCAATTTCTTTATGATCAAATTCAGCAAATACATTAATTTTATCTCCACTTTTTAAGGCTGTAGTTCCTTGGTTTTCTCCAGGCTTAGGTATGGAGTTTGAATATAAATCAATGTAAAGTCCAGTAGGATTTCGAGGTTCTCCAAATTCGTGTATAGTAATAACAGCCTGCCTCCCATTAGCTTCGCCTGTTATTGTGGTTTCTCCATTAAAATTAGATCTATATGATCCATTGAAAGCTCTAGTTCCTGTGCCATACTCTTCTATCCTATTTACTGGAATTTGACTACTATCTATAAACCCAGAGCCAACATAAGCATAATCAGGCCCATGAAATCTAAGCTTCAAAGTAATATCTCTTGCGGTCGAAACAGAAATTCCAGATAATATAGTTTCTGGCCTATTAGAGACTTCTGTCGGGTAATAAGTTTTTAATATATTCCCTCTATGGTTTTCTGCGTCATAAAAAAAGCAAAATGGATCTGGCTCAGTTGGCGTAAACCTAGCTACCGCTTCAGCTTCGCTGATAAAATTACTAGGATTTGAATTTAAATAAAAAGTATCATATATACCTGTATCTGCTTCAGTTAAAACTTGGTAGCCGCTTGATGTTATTCCACTTAATACATCTAAATATTTATAAATTAATAAATTTTGAAAATATCCACTCTGAAAAATTCCAGTCTCAAATATACCACTAACGCCCTCAATCGAATAACCACTAATATCGCCAGTCACGGAAACATCTGTAACAGACTGAACGAACGTATCTCCCGAAACATAAAGATTTCCTCCAACTGATAAATCTCCCGTTATTTCGCCATTCCCGTCTACTTTGATTTTAGAAAATATCTTAGAATCAATTTCGCCAATTAGAAGAACTCCAGTTCCGCTTACGGTTGGTCTTTCATAAAATTTAATCCCATCATCAAACTCTGCTAATACTCCAGAGTTTTGTGATCCTAATGTAATTTCTGAACCAGCAAAAGTTGCTATATCCTGCTCAAAAGGATCCCCGACTGTAACGGTATCTAAAAAACTCGAGTCTCCACTAACTAAGAAATCATTACCTAAAGTTAAGTCATTGTGAAGCCAGGCGTCTCCATAAATATTTGCATCGCCTCCGACCTTCAAGTAGCCTCCGCCAGTAATTTCATCTTTTACTTTAAGATGTCCGCCTCCATCTATATCACCCCCGACCTTCAAGTAGCCTCCGCCAGTAATTTCATCCTTTACTTTAAGATGTCCGCCTCCGTCTATATCACCTCCGACCTTCAAGTAGCCTCCGCCAGTAATTTCATCCTTTACTTTAAGATGTCCGCCTCCATCTATATCGCCCCCGACCTTCAAGTAGCCTCCCCCAGTAATTTCATTCTTTACTTTAAGGTGTCCGCCCCCGTCTATATCGCCCCCGATCCTTAGGTAACCTCCGCCAGTAATTTCGTCTTTTACTCTAAGATGGCCTCCTCCATCTATATCGCCTCCGATTTTTAAATACCCACCTCCAGTTATTTCGTCTCTAACCTTAATATGGCCTCCACCATCTATATCCCCCCCAAAAATCCCATAACCACTAACTTCTAAATCACTAGTAAATCTAGCTCCGCCTACAACATCTAATTCTACTCTCGGATCTATACTCCCTAATTCTCCGATAATATTCTCTGGTAAATTTATTCCAATCTTACCATCATTTAATACAATAAAATCTTTTGAAGAAATGCCTTCCCCAACGTGCCTGTCTATGTTTTTTTGTTGAGCTAACTCAGGCTTATGTCTTACATTATTCTTCTTAGCCATTTCATTTAAACTATAAACCAGCCGTTTCCATCGCTAATAAATGTATGACTTTCAAATCTAGCCTCAATCATAAATCCTGTAAAAAGTATATCTAATTTATCTTCACCAGTTACAAATACGTTAGTCTTCCCTTTGCCTACATTTTTTACTGTATAGGCAGCTCCACTACTTAGTTCGGCAGAAGGTAATACTGCACTAAATATATCCATTTCTGGCACATCATATATTGTATATCTAGCAAAAATTGCGCCAGTAGGCTCAACATTATATAAGACGCCGTGAGGGTCTCCAGGTCGAGGTGCGTATAAAATTCTGCGACCTGGCTCAGGCATCATACTATCAGGGTTATTTAGGGTATTGCAAAAATCTTCAGCAGCATGTACTCCAACTTTGTGTTGATTAATGCTACCATCTGTACCTATAATAGTGTCTAATTTATTAGGATGAAATACAAGCTGATCATAGTCGCAAGTATCAGTTGGTCCAAAAGGTGCTCTCCCCCAATTCATTCCAGTTATTTTTTCATAATGAGATGCCTCTTGGAATATTCTACCATGCAATGTTTGCCCTTTATCGCCAATGCCTGTAGATAAAATTAAATCACCTTGTATTCTTTGATTTGCTCCTGACACAACAAATCTAATATCATCTTGAGATGGATTATGAAACTCAGGCTCTTCCAAGTTATTATAAAACCTAACTTCGCCACCACTATCCTTAGACTCAAATAAAACGTTACCATCATACAAATGTAGTAATTCTTGAGGGTCTTCAAAGGGGATTTCTCCTGTGGCCCCGATCCCTATATGACCATTCTCTAAAATTGTTATTTTACCGCTTTCATTAGGTCCAAACTGAAAAGCGTCATTTATGCCTAAAGTAATACCTCTACCAAAAATAGAAGCTCTCTCAACATCTTCTTGTATATGATTCTCATAACCAAAAATCATCGACAAGCTACCTTCATTTAAATTTCCGTATCCTACTGTAGTTGTATCTTTTTTATGGTTTGTATTCCCACTACCTATAATAAATGCATTCTCTGCATTATTAAAATTCTCCATCCCTAAAGTATAAGACCTGTCGCCACTATCAGTTACTTTATTTCCGTAACCCAATGTATTAGCATAATCTCCACTCACAAAATTACCACTACCAACCGTAGTTGCTCTAAATGAATCGGAGGTGTTTATTCTACCAAATACATGTGAACCATCAGCATCATCCTCGTTTAAGTTTCCGTAACCTACGGTCATGCTATCGGCAGCGTTGTTTTCGTTACCGCTACCAACCATCACAGAATCTTCTGCGTTGGCTACATTTTCCATACCTAGTATATACGACCTACTCCCGCTCTGCGTGTTTGAGTTTCCATACCCAGCAGTAAATGAATGATCTCCACTGACTTCATTACCACTACCAAGTATCATGATAGAATCGCCATCCCAACCAGTATTATTAATTCCAAAAATATGAGGCCTATAAGCTTCGGTAAAACTAAAATTACCAAAGCCTCCTATATGAGAATATTGACCACTTGCTATATTTTCACTACCAAAAACATTTGATTTAAAAGAGAATACATAATTAGCTCTACCAAAAACATGAGACCAATGAGCTTGAGGGAAACTATCCTGCCTATTATCACAGCAAGCTCTTACCATATTATCGTGCCCAAAAATAGCTGCATTTTCAGATTGACAATTATAATTTCTATTTCCTATAATGTGAGTCTTATCACCATTATTTTCATTTTCTATACCTACAATATAACCGTCTGTTCCAAAAAAGTCACTAATATTATCTCTCCCCACTGTAAAAGAATTATCTCCACTTCCAGTATTTTGGAAACCAATAATAGTATGCTTTTTAGACCAATTTTCATTTGAATAACCTACTATAAAAGATTCTCTACCATCAACATATGGATCTAATAAATTTTGATTATCGTAACCAATTAAAACTGAATCAATAGAATTATTTTCATTACCACTACCAAGTATAAAAGAATCTTTAGAGTTAGATATATTATCATTTCCAACAATATGACTTCTTATTCCAAACTCAGTAGATGTATTACCTAGACCAAAAGTTCTCGAATCCTTGCCTTCAACATCATTAGCATCACCTATAATAGTAGCTGTTTCTGCTCCTACATAATTGTTTATACCAAAAGTTAAAGATCTATTTCCGCTTGTTCTATTGTCTCTGCCGAAAATATGAGAGTGTACCCCTTCGTTTATGTTACCATAACCTACAGTTAAAGAATCTTCGCCTTCGTTTAAGTTTCCACTACCTATTAATATTGAATCCTTAGCGTTAGCAATATTTTCCATACCAAAGGTATGAGCTCTTTCTCCTAACAAAGTAACATGATTTCTATAACCAATCGTAGAAGCATAATCGCCTGTTATAAAATTACCACTACCCACAGTTGTAGCCCTAAAAGAATCAGAAGTATTATTTCTACCAAATACGTGTGAGCCATCAGCGCCGTCCTTATTTAAGTTTCCGTATCCTACGGTCATGCTATTTAGCGCATGATTTTCGTTGCCATAACCAGCTATAAAAGAGTCTCCTTCGTTATTTTTATTACCGCTACCAACCATCACAGAATCTTCTGCGTTGGCTACGTTTTCCATACCAATCGTATGAGCTCTTACTCCAGCCGTGGTTACATCATTGCCATAACCTACAGTTGACGCATAGTTGCCGCTTACAAAGTTACCACTACCAACCGTAGTTGCTCTAAATGAATCGGAGGTATTTATTCTACCAAATACATGTGAACCATCAGCATCATCCTCGTTCAAGTTTCCGTAACCTACCGTCATGCTGTCAGCAGCGTTATTCTCATTACCGCTACCAACCATCACAGAATCTTCTGCGTTGGCTACGTTTTCCATACCAATCGTATGAGCTCTTACTCCAGCCGTGGTTACATCATTGCCATAACCTACAGTTGACGCATAGTTGCCACTTACAAAGTTACCACTACCAACCGTAGTTGCTCTAAATGAATCGGAGGTGTTTATTCTACCAAATACATGTGAACCATCAGCATCATCCTCGTTCAAGTTTCCGTAACCTACCGTCATGCTGTCAGCAGCGTTGTTTTCGTTACCGCTACCAACCATCACAGAATCTTCTGCGTTGGCTACGTTTTCCATACCAATCGTATGAGCTCTTACTCCAGCCGTGGTTACATCATTGCCATAACCTACAGTTGACGCATAGTTGCCACTTACAAAATTACCACTACCAACCGTAGTTGCTCTAAATGAATCGGAGGTATTTATTCTACCAAATACATGTGAACCATCAGCATCATCCTCGTTCAAGTTTCCGTAACCTACCGTCATGCTGTCAGCAGCGTTATTCTCATTACCGCTACCAACCATCACAGAATCTTCTGCGTTGGCTACGTTTTCCATACCAATCGTATGAGCTCTTACTCCAGCCGTGGTTACATCATTGCCATAACCTACAGTTGACGCATAGTTGCCACTTACAAAATTACCACTACCAACCGTAGTTGCTCTAAATGAATCGGAGGTGTTTATTCTACCAAATACATGTGAACCATCAGCATCATCCTCGTTCAAGTTTCCGTAACCTACGGTCATGCTATCGGCAGCGTTATTCTCATTACCGCTACCAACCATCACAGAATCTTCTGCGTTGGCTACGTTTTCCATACCAATCGTATGAGCTCTTACTCCAGCCGTGGTTACATCATTGCCATAACCTACAGTTGACGCATAGTTGCCGCTTACAAAGTTACCACTACCAACCGTAGTTGCTCTAAATGAATCGGAGGTATTTATTCTACCAAATACATGTGAACCATCAGCATCATCCTCGTTCAAGTTTCCGTAACCTACCGTCATGCTGTCAGCAGCGTTATTCTCATTACCGCTACCAACCATCACAGAATCTTCTGCGTTGGCTACGTTTTCCATACCAATCGTATGAGCTCTTACTCCAGCCGTGGTTACATCATTGCCATAACCTACAGTTGACGCATAGTTGCCACTTACAAAATTACCACTACCAACCGTAGTTGCTCTAAATGAATCGGAGGTGTTTATTCTACCAAATACATGTGAACCATCAGCATCATCCTCGTTCAAGTTTCCGTAACCTACCGTCATGCTGTCAGCAGCGTTGTTTTCGTTACCGCTACCAACCATCACAGAATCTTCTGCGTTGGCTACGTTTTCCATACCAATCGTATGAGCTCTTACTCCAGCCGTGGTTACATCATTGCCATAACCTACAGTTGACGCATAGTTGCCGCTTACAAAGTTACCACTACCAACCGTAGTTGCTCTAAATGAATCGGAGGTATTTATTCTACCAAATACATGTGAACCATCAGCATCATCCTCGTTCAAGTTTCCGTAACCTACCGTCATGCTGTCAGCAGCGTTATTCTCATTACCGCTACCAACCATCACAGAATCTTCTGCGTTGGCTACGTTTTCCATACCAATCGTATGAGCTCTTACTCCAGCCGTGGTTACATCATTGCCATAACCTACAGTTGACGCATAGTTGCCACTTACAAAGTTACCACTACCAACCGTAGTTGCTCTAAATGAATCGGAGGTGTTTATTCTACCAAATACATGTGAACCATCAGCATCATCTTCGTTCAAGTTTCCGTAACCTACCGTCATGCTGTCAGCAGCGTTATTCTCATTACCGCTACCAACCATCACAGAATCTTCTGCGTTGGCTACGTTTTCCATACCAATCGTATGAGCTCTGACGCCAGACGTGGTTACATCATTACCATAACCTACAGTTGACGCATAGTTGCCACTTACAAAGTTACCACTACCAACCGTAGTTGCTCTAAATGAATCGGAGGTGTTTATTCTACCAAATACATGTGAACCATCAGCTTCGTCTTCGTTTAAATTTCCATAACCTACGGTCATGCTATCGACAGCGTTATTCTCATTACCGCTACCAACCATCACAGAATCTTCTGCATTACTTATGTTCTCGATACCAAATACATGAGATCTTTCAGCTAATATTGTGCTATCGTTGCCATACCCAAAAATCGCACTAAAAGTTCCGCTATTAATATTCCCACTACCTAAGACAATAGATCTATCGCCGTTATTAATATTGTCTTCACCTATTGTATTTGACTTAAAAGCGGTACTAGTATTTAAATTATCATTACCAAAAATATAAGAATGGTTCGCGTAGTTTCTATTGCCACTACCAAATATGCCTGCAGCAATTGCGTCGCCTGTATTAAAGTTTCCAAAAATATTCCCAAATGTAGCTTTAGTATCCGCCAAATTAGCGTTACCAAAAGTACTAGATAAATCAGCCAAAGCCCTATTACCGCTACCCATTGTTCTTACGGAAGTAGCTGACTCAACTTTATTTTTTCTACCAAATATAGTTATGTCGGCAGCTGTAGAATCAGTATAATTCCTATATCCACCAATAACAGAATTTGCAGAATTAATCACATTTTCCTTACCGAGAATAACACAATCTTCTGCATTACCAGTGTTCCCGATACCAAATATTAAAGTGTTATCTCCCTTTTCTGTTACAGTATTTAAGTTGCCATAAGCCGCGCCGCTTTCCCCGCTTATGATATTATCTATGCCGACAGCAGTTGAAAAAGGAGAATAAATCTCATTAGATCTTCCAAAAACATTAGATGTATCTCCATCTAGATCTACAAAATTTCCATAACCGACAATAATTGAATCATCAGAATTATTTTTATTTCCATACCCAGCAATCATTGAATAATCGCCGCTATTTATATTACCACTTCCAACCGTAGTTGCTCTAAAAGAGTCGGAAGTATTTTTTCTTCCGAATACATGAGAGCCGTCTGCGTCAGATTTATTTAAGTTTCCGTAGCCTACGGTCATGCTATCGGCAGCGTTGTTTTCGTTACCGCTACCAACCATCACAGAATCTTCTGCGTTGGCTACGTTTTCCATACCAATCGTATGAGCTCTTACTCCAGCCGTGGTTACATCATTGCCATAACCTACAGTTGACGCATAGTCTCCGCTTACAAAGTTACCGCTACCAACCGTAGTTGCTCTAAATGAATCGGAGGTGTTTATTCTGCCAAATACATGTGAACCATCAGCGTCATCCTCGTTCAAGTTTCCGTAACCTACCGTCATGCTGTCAGCAGCGTTGTTTTCGTTACCGCTACCAACCATCACAGAATCTTCTGCGTTGGCTACGTTTTCCATACCAATCGTATGAGCTCTTACTCCAGCCGTGGTTACATCATTGCCATAACCTACAGTTGACGCATAGTCCCCGCTTACAAAGTTACCACTACCAACCGTAGTTGCTCTAAATGAATCGGAGGTATTTATTCTACCAAATACATGTGAACCATCAGCATCATCTTCGTTCAAGTTTCCGTAACCTACCGTCATGCTGTCAGCAGCGTTATTCTCATTACCGCTACCAACCATCACAGAATCTTCTGCGTTGGCTACGTTTTCCATACCAATCGTATGAGCTCTTACTCCAGCCGTGGTTACATCATTGCCATAACCTACAGTTGACGCATAGTCCCCGCTTACAAAGTTACCACTACCAACCGTAGTTGCTCTAAATGAATCGGAGGTGTTTATTCTACCAAATACATGTGAACCATCAGCATCATCCTCGTTCAAGTTTCCGTAACCTACCGTCATGCTGTCAGCAGCGTTGTTTTCGTTACCGCTACCAACCATTACAGAATCTTCTGCGTTGGCTACGTTTTCCATACCAATCGTATGAGCTCTTACTCCAGCCGTGGTTACATCATTGCCATAACCTACAGTTGACGCATAGTCTCCGCTTACAAAGTTACCACTACCAACCGTAGTTGCTCTAAATGAATCCGAAGTGTTTATTCTACCAAATACATGTGAACCATCAGCATCATCCTCGTTCAAGTTTCCGTAACCTACCGTCATGCTGTCAGCAGCGTTATTCTCATTACCGCTACCAACCATCACAGAATCTTCTGCGTTGGCTACGTTTTCTATACCAATCGTATGAGCTCTTACTCCAGAAATAGTAATGTCGTTGCCGTAACCTACAGTAGAAGAGTACTCTCCTGTCACAAAATTGCCACTACCAAAAGTACTTGCACCAGTTGTATCAATATGATTCCCTCTTCCAAATGTGTCTGAGATTCTAGCCAAAGCCGTATGCTTATTTGAGTCTCCAACAACAAAAGCGTTATAACCCGAATTAATATTTTCTCTTCCATATATAGATCCCGACTCAGCATAGTTTGAGTTGCTTTGACCAATATTTATTGCATCAATACCTGTCGTGTCATTGTTATGCCCTAATTCAGTAATGCCAAGTCGTCTATGTATTTTTATCCACCATTTTTTAAGTTGGCCATCAATAACATCTCCACACTCATCTATCAAAGTTAACTTCCAAGTTCCAACTCCCTGTTCATCTTTAAACACTGCATGATCTCTTTGGTAATCTAACCCTTGAAAATGATTATAAACTTCAGATTCAGTACCTTCAGGAGAAGTTATTTTTATAAATAATCCGTCAACATTACTTTTTTCTTTAAAATCTATTTCTTGTTGTGGATAGCCTACGGCACCATCGGTAGAATCTATTAATCCAGGAGTTTTAGTTTGATAATGAATAGGATCAGTATCAAATGTAACAGGGTTAACTCCTGACCAAACTCTTATAAAATCATCGTTTTTATATTCAGCTATTTCAAAAAATACTTGTACTTTTTCTATAGGGTAATAGTTAAATATGCTTTGATCATCAACTCGAGCAGGATATACTCCTAAGTGACCATCTACATTAAATGAATTACTAACTCCTCTAGAATTAATCTGAGATACATTTCCAACTGGAATATCAATACATAAATTATCACTAGACTCATATGTTAAAACATCTATTCCAGAATTAATTATATTACCATATACATATAAAGCATCTTCAGAATGTTCTCCTGGATCATCTTCTCCATGAATTATTACATTTCTTCTTACATCTATATTATTCCTAAAATATTTATCTCCATGTATTTGCTCAACTCCAGTTGTAGATACAAAATTACCTGCTTTCTGAATACTAGATATTAAATTATGACCATCTGGGCCACCATCATAAAATGATATTTGCTTATTCCTTACAGGAGTACTCTGGGTAGCAGTTATAAATAAATCTTTAGGCGCAACATACCCAGAATATGTTGATAGTTGAGATATTTTTCTATTTCCTGCCATTTTTTAAAATTACACTATTTTAGCTCCTTAAAGAAATAGGCAAGTCGGAATCTTCCATAGTAATCATAAAAGGTTGATCTTCTTGAAATATTAAAAAGTTATGCTCTTGAGATATAGGTTCTCCCGCTCCTTGTATATGAAATCCATATTCAGGTGATATTTCGAAATCAAAACTCAAATTACACTCCATCATATCAGACAAACCTAAAGTATAATCTTGAGAGACTAATTTAGCTCCCCTTATTTTGTATATTATAAAATCTTCCCTAACGGATTCTTCATTTTCATTCCCAAAATACCTTGGGTCTTCATATCGATCTACCCCTAAATAAACTTTTCGATCTTCGCATGCATTTTTATCAGCAGCTTCATCTTTAATTGATCCTATATATTTACCGCTTTTCCTTTTGTAAATACCATCTTCCTTAGATACAGTTTGTGCATATTCGCCACTCTCTAAAATTCTCATCTTATAGTTTGCAGGGATATCTTTCGTTGTCACTAAGAGAAAAGGGGCAATCTGATCTTCTGGATTCACTATTTTAAAAACTGTACCCATATAGTTAACTGAAATTCTTCTCTGAGAGTCATCTTCTGAATAATAGATCCAACCACCTTCATGCCGTAAATTTTTATAATATCTACCTTGAGTAACTTCTGTCCCCACCCAATCTCCAGCTTTATTTGAATTGTCACAATTACCCTCAATTAAAGTTTTTGAATAATCTGACTCGTATATTTTTTCATTTTCAATATAGTGTGGACTACCTGGCAAAGCATTAGCTTTTTCAAAATTTTTCTTTAATTTAATATTAAAATTATATTTTTTGTCTCTATTAAATATTTGATGCAACTCTCCTTGTAGTAATTTATCAACAATTAATGTTATAGAGATAGTTGGTAATTGTGGAAATAATAATTTTCTATCGCAAACATATCTAGATCCTAATTTAAATAAATTTTCCCTAGCAAGAGGTATCTCCATCTGGAAAGACTGAATATTAACACTATTATCATCATTTAATAATTTAGTACCACCTACATTAGGATTTTCCAACTCTAAAACGACATCTCCTGGCAATAGCGCGTTTATATGTTCTGGATAAATAAAATCATTAGCTATAATATTGTATTTCGGCCTATTCGCAATATCGCCAGTTTGTCTATTGATGGCTGGTATATCATGATATATTGGAACCACAGCTGAAACATTAAATTCATTTAATCTTCCGCCAGCAAAAGAAGATATATGCAAAGACCAAGTAGCTTTTACATCACTATCCATAAACGCACTCAAGTCAAGATGACCAGCGTCATGATCATCCCAAAAGATTTTTATTTGATTTTCTACGTTTCTAACCCTAAATTTTTTGTATCCATAACCTTGCCCATATTCATGTATTAATTTCTTAATTTTTCCTGACTCATTTTCTTTCACTAAAAAAACCTCTACATCAGATAAAGTGAAATCTGCATCTTGAATAAAAGCGCCCTCTTCATCAAATACTCCTATATCCAGATCTACCTCCACCCTAAAATGCCTTTCTTTTTCAGATCTATCAAACTGATCCCTATTTAGAGAAACAGGCAAAGAAACATCATATTCGAATGAGAACTTTTCTGGATCTATTAAATTATTACATTTACCTCTTTTTCTTACGCAATCTGGATGTATTAAAACTAAAGCGCTATCTTCTTTATCAAAAAAATATGTTTGACTTCCATCATTAACTGCATTATTATAAATGATAACTTCTTGGCCTAGTGATTCAGGGCCCGCCATCTCCTGCCCTCCTTGCTTAACTATATTAGAAAGGCAACCTGTAAAAGTTTGCGAACTTGATATTCCTCTTGTGATATTTTCAGATTCATCTTGTTTATCGAACTTCATGTTACAACAAGACCAATCAACGCTAGCTGAAGGATAAGAGCCTATAGCAGCTGAAACGGAATAATTTGTTAGGAAACTATTTCCAAATCCAATGATATCATAATCTTTAAAATCATACATTTTTACATCAGCATCAATCTCATTCTCTTGAGTAGCTGCGCCAATAGAGGCTGTAAAAGGCTCATCTCTATAAGCTTCTTCATGTATATTAGTGGCAAACTCTAAATGTCTACCTTCTCGATTTGTTATTAAAAAAAATAAATTTCTATCTTCTACAGTTTTATCATAAAAATTTTTTATTGCGGAATAGTTTTCTTCGTCTCCAATATGAAATCCAAATTTTCTTTCATTAAATGAATTCGTTAATAAATAAGAAAAACTTAAATTAACCTCTGGCTGAGAAACTACTTTCCTATCAGCCATCGTAAAAGAATTAATTTGCTTTATGTCTTGTCTTTCTATAGAAAAACTAAAATTAGCATCCTGGACTCTATTAACCTGATCCATCATACAATAGCTATCTTCTCCCGTATGCGGAGAAAAGGCTGGCGACGGACCTATTAGTATTCCAGCTGATTCATATGATATTTTACCTTTCACACATATATTTACACAATAAAAAAACACCCCTTTCGGGGTGTTTTTATAGTTAAGAGATTACATCTCTAAATTAAGGCTATTGCGTGACGTTACTATAGTCAGGGAGATAATTAGTATCATACATACCTGAGATGAAAACACCGTTTTCAGTATCTTCTGGACCACCGACCTGAGTTGTGAAAGTCATGTCTACAGTTTTGTTGCCTCCAATATCCGAACTAAATGACTCTGAGTCTAGTAAGGCTCCCTTGATAGTAAATGACATAGTCTTACTATTATCTGCTGGGTTAGTCATTTCTACAGTTAGTTCTTGCTTTTCTTCGTTGTCAATTAAAATAGCAAGGTTTCCAGTTCCAATATCTGCCACTAAAGCGTTAATTGTAAAACTTGCATTCAATGGCACATCAGGCACACGAACATAAGGGAATACACTACCTAGTCTTTCAATTGGAGTTCTTGACATTGGGATATTAAAGCTAACACTTTGAACGTGAGCCGCAGTTCCGCCGCCTTCTCCAGATGTATTAGTAATCAAAGCTGAGTCTGATGGGAAAAGAAGTTTTAAGTCACCAGGACGAAGTGCCGCGAGACCATGATCTCCAGTACTACCAGAAGGTAAGCTATACTGAATTTCATCAATAGGACTTCCATCCTCAAGAGTAACTGCTGGAATATTATTACCTGTGACCCCTTGATCAGCCTTCATGTTGAAACCTTCAATTGTAACACTGGCCGTAGGAATACTTCCGACAGAAGCATCAAATGTATAATCAGACAAGAATCCGTTTCCTAAACCAATTGTAGTTTTTGTGCTATCAGCTTCTGTATTACCAGCAACATCAGTACCTTCTGCAGTTGTTTGGATAAAAAAGTTTGAACCAACTGTGTCGTTAAGGTGGTTTTTAATGCAGTTAGTCGTTCCGTCGGTTTCGAACTTAAGCAATGCCTCGTTCTTTCCATCGATTGGATAATATGTAAAGTCTAAAGATACCGTTGGAGATTCGGTAATCAAAGCGTCGATACGCGCCAATCTTCCAAATTCATTGATATCGGTCCTATTAATTGTAAAACTATAATTCGCACTCTGTACCCGACTTAACTGGGACACCATATTGCCCGAATCTCTTACATGCGTTCCTCCTACTCCAAGGATTCCAGTAGCCATCGAAATTCCTGCTGAATCTTCTCCAGAAAAATGATAGCCCGTAGAATTTGGACTGACGAATAACGCTTCACTTTGGTATATAACTCTGTTTCTAGCCATAATAAAAAAATATTAGATGATATGCTCGATTACATTTTTTTTTGTTTTTTGGGAAATTTTTATTTATCTTTCCTGTAAGATTCTTAAATTTTATTTAATTTAATTAGTTATTAATTTAAAATTTTTTATAATCTAGGGAATCTAGTTTGAGCCACTTCGAAATCAATAAAACCTACAAATAAATTATCCAATACAACTTTTCTTAAATTATCTGACATTCTAGAGCATGATACAGATTCTATTAAAAAATAATCTTGTTTAGTTTTTTCCGCTAAAGTTTCGTAATTATATGTACGAATATCAGAGACATCATCCACGGGATAATATTCTCCACTACTCAACCCAGGAGGAGCAATCTCATAAAAAGTGTTGTATTCAGTTGCAGTAGTCGATGCCGTAAACCCTGGCTGGCTATTAATAAAATTAATAATATCCCTCAGCGAAGGGTCGCTGCCGACACTAATATAGTCATTTCCGCCACCAGGCGTCCAAGTAAAGAATGTCCTATCTTGTGCGTATCTAGGGTAAGATACCGTCACTTCATTCGTTTCTTTATTAAAATTAAAACTTGCATTACTTCCAGCAGCGCTATAAATTATCGAGAATTTTGTTTGAGAGTTTATTTCGTAACTCTTTATAGTAAAAGTACCTCCATATTGGTATGTATGGTCGCCATGCCACCTGCTCGCAGTTAAGTTTGGAATAGATATTTCTACTTTTGAGCCGTTTTTAAAGTCGCCAAACTCATTCATTGGATGGTCTTCAAAATCAATCTTGCTAAATATAGTCCTATTTGAATCATTAAAGATAGAAAGGACGCCGTCAAGCGTATAAAGATTCTCGGCTATAACTGCAGCTTTAAAATATGTCGTAGTTTTATCTTCTCCGCCAAAAGCGAAAGGGTCATTTTTGAAGCCATCATTTGATATAAATATAGCTGGAACCACTTGGTCATATGGAGGTATTCCTGCGTTTTCTCTAAAAAATCGACTATTAATCTTATGGTTGCTTTCAATTATTAAATCCTCTTCATTCTGATCAGTGACATATATATTAAAATCCTTAAGAGCAAATGTTCCTGTTATATTAGCGGAGCTTGAAAACCCTGAGTTCAGTATAGCTCTACCATTCTCGAAGTCCAATTTTAATCCACTAGTTCCTCTAGGCACAAAGACTCCATCATTGTATACTCCATTTGGTATCGTAGCACCTGCAATGCTAGCATCAGTAACCCACTGTTTATGCGGAGACGCATATATTACGTTATTCGGAAGTCTTGCATCAACTTGAGGATAAAATGTACTTGTAAGATTCTTAAAAGCCTGTCCTTTTGATAAAAGAAAATGATCAAACCATAAGACAAAGCTTGTCGTGACCTCGTGTTGATATGTTACTTTCATAATTTTTGTATTTTTGCCGTAAAGTTATTAATTATTTTAGAAATATATGATGTATTTGTAAACTTGCCAGGACTAATTTTGCCCTTAACTTGTATAGCCTGCCCTGAGCGACTAACTCTGATAGGGTCTCCTGATTTATGTAAATACATTCCTAATCCAGACATGCCTAGCTCTATACCCTTTAACCAGCTTCTTCCCGAGGCCCAAGGCATTGGAGTTATTGAGAATAATTCTTCCTTAGAAGGATATGTTATGTCAAATATAAAACGCCCTTTCTCCATTCTTTTATAAGCCACACTAACTTTTAATAAGTATTCTTTTATTGGAAGGGTTGGTTTATCATTTTTATCAAAACCTATAAATGTAAATAAATTACCTTTGCCACCCAAGGTTCCGCTTATATTTTGCCCGTTTGGCCCCATTTCTATTTCTCTAGTGATTGGATGATTTTGAAATTCGTACAACATTTCTTTTTTGATTATGTTTATTTCTGTTTCGACTTCCCTTAAGGCATGAACTCTCAGGCTCTTAAGAGCGGAAGGTTGCTTCATTAATTGCTGTTCAATTATTTTGTTGGCCAATATTTGATTGATCATTGAGCTCTCCTTAGCATAAATGAATAATAATCAGGCCCAAACATTCCTTGAGGCCTTGGATCACTTATAAAAATAAATTTCTCGCCATCGATTTCTGCCCGCTTAGCATCTTTAACAAAATTATTATAATCTTCTTTCGTTACAGTAATTTTTACTTCTCCCTCGGATAACTCTGCGTTTACGCTTGTGCCAGGAAAATTTGATTCGTTTTGCTGCTTACCATATATTATTCTGGCTTTTATTGACTGCTGAACAGGTTCATATTCAACTGATTGAGTTCCGTTATTAGCTAATCCATAAACAGAATTAAATGTAGAGTCAGAAGATACAATTATTTTTTTAGCATCTTTATATATAAATACCTCTCTACCAAATGTATCATGAAGTAGCTTAAAGCTCTGCCTTATTTCATCTTTATCAGATTCTGAGAATAGTCCTACCATTATATTTTATTACACATTAAAAGAAAATCGTGTAATTTTAATTAAGGTAAAAGGAAAGGCTTATGGAACCAAAACAATTAATAGAAGAAAATATTGAAAAACATACTAAAGATCTGTTTAAAAGATTTTTAAATATTGTTGAAGATCTACACTCTGAACATCAGAGGATATTTTTAAAACTCAAGCATTCCTTACCTGAAGAACATGAAGGATTAATTAATATGGCTGATTACTTCGATTATGAAAAATTACAATCTATTCGAAAGAAAGTATTAGACATGGGGAATGAATCAGTTCGGAAAAATAATTCTGAATTTGAAAAAATTGATTTAATTTTTGAGTTTAAAAAATAAAATATATTATGAGTAATAAAGAAATCTATAGCTTCAGTACAGAAGTAAGTCAAACAAAAGAAATATCTGAAACTAAAACAGAGTTTAATCAAGAAACGGGCGACCCTGAAAAAGTAACTGTATCTAAAACTATTGAAGTGCCAACGAGGTACAGGATTGTCATTAAGCAACCGAACCGTAGGCAAATGGAAGAGGCTGACATGGAGTACAGTATCGAAATGAGTCGCTGTATTAAAAAAGGAATTCTTACTAAAGCTATGCTTTCTAAAAAATACTCAGACTTAGGAGGTATGATGACTGAGGATGACGCTCTAGAACTTAATAAACACTACGCCAGAGTAGGCGAACTACAGACAGAATACCAAAGATATCAAAGCAAAGAAAAAAAGAGCGCCGAAGATCTTAATGTCATTCGACAGCTATTAATAGATTTAACTGAAACGAGAACAAGTATTGTTAATCTTGAGACAGCCTACTCAGCTCTTTTCAACCATACCGCAGATACAAAAGCTCAAAATAAAGCTATTATGTGGTATGTTGTAAATTTAACTTATTTTAAAGAAGAAGAAGCTGAAGACAGTGAGCTTGTCCCTTTATTTGAAGGTGTTACAGCCGACGATAAGTTAGAGCAATATTACCTTTTTGACGAGCAAGGCAAATCTGATATTTTTAACAACATAAAAAATAAACTCACAACTTTTATTAGCTACTGGTTCTTCAGTAGTAGCACAGACAAAGAAGAGTTTGACAATCTAAATGAAGATGTAGAGGAAGTGGATCAAGAATTAAATCCAAAAAAAGAAGAAGAATTAAAAGTTGAACAAATTGCCGAAAAGGTTCCTGCTAGCAAGCCTAAGCCCGCAACGAAAAAAACCTCTAGACCAAGCTCGAGAAAGCCAACCAAAAAAACTAAATAGACAATGCGGTGGCTGATGACTCAAATATTTTACGAAAAATATTTAGAGATATAGTCAGAGGCTATTCTCAAGATAAATTTCAGCGCCAACAAGTATACATAAAGCACATAAACTCCCATGATCAAGTAGATCTTGAGGACGTTCATGATGAATACTTATCAGAAGCAAAGTCCAGAGGTGTTCCTTCTGAAGAAGAAAATTTGAATCTTCTAATAGAAGGCGGAGACTGGACTGAAGATGATGAGTTTTTTATTAAAGATAAAGAAAAATATCTAGATAGCCTGGTTTCTAATAAAAAGAATATAGGACTCAAGTCTCAGATAGACGAACAAAATAGAAGGATCATGGAGGTCCAGAATCAGTTAAACGAAAAGAAAAACGAAAAAGAAGAATTACTAGGAAGAACCGCAGAAAGGTATGCTAAAGAAAGGGTCAATGATTATTACATTTTACAATGTTTTTATAAAGATAAAACACTGGAAGACAATCTTTTTACCAGAGAGGAATATGATGCTATCGCTAGGTCAGAGCTTACTGAAATTATTAATTTACATAATAAATGGCATAATGAAATATCAGAATATAATATACAAAAAATTTGTTTAGAAGAATTTTTCTTTCCTTATATGCCGTTTTGCGAAGACTCTACTCAATTTTATGGAAAGCCTGTTTGTTTTTTAACGCAACATCAAATCAGACTAATAGTTTATAGTAGAATATTTAAATCTATTTTAGAGAAGCACGAAAAAATACCAGAACATATTAAAAAAGATCCTTTAGCTTTATTAGATTTTGCAAATTCTTCTGATAAAAATAAGGAAACATTAACTAAAGACGAAGATAAAAGAGGTGCTACCACAGTATTTGGAGCGAACAAAGAAGACTATGAATACATGGGGGTTGATAAAGAAAATGGCCCTAAAGAAGTATCATTATATGAAGAAGCGAAGAAAAAGGGTGGATCTTTAGATATGAATGATCTAATAGCCTTAATGGGAGCTAATCCAAAACAATAATATTAGTGTAAATACTCATGAACAATGAGTACTTTCAAACTTCCAGTAGAACAAGTAGGCTTAGAACGCTCCATACAAAAGGCTATGGACCAGTTCAACAGAAAGCCTTTGAAGATAAATGTTGATGATCGCTCTTTCACTCAACCGTTAGGAAGAATTACAGGGGCGGCGGATGAATTCACTAAGTCGATTGAAGCCTCCAATGCTCGTGTTGTAGCATTCGGCGCCTCAGTAGCTGTTATCGAATCAGTTAAAAATGCTTTTTCTCAATTAGTTGTACAAACAATAAAAGTAGAGAAAGCTCTAGCTGATATCAATGTTGTCATGGGTACTAGCGCTAAAAATTTAGACCAATTTGGTAATAGCTTATTTAAAATAGCAAAGAATACAGCTCAAAGCTTTGACTCTGTAGCTTCAGCCGCAACAGAATTTGCCCGTCAAGGTTTAACAATGGAGCAAACATTAAAAAGGACTAATGATGCCCTTATACTCACAAGGTTAACAGGGATGAAAGCAGCAGATTCAGTTAAAGGTCTTACTGCTGCAATCAATGCATTTGGAGACGCTGGATTATCTACTGCAAATATAATGAATAAACTGGCTGCAGTCGATATGGCTTTTGCTGTTAGTTCAGAAGATTTAATCGACGGCTTATCTAGAGCATCAGCAGTTGCTCAGGATGCGGGAATGAATATTGATCAATTAATAGGCGCTATCACAGCAGCTCAACAAATTACTGCTAGAGGTGGAGCTGTTATCGGTAACTCATTTAAAACAATTTTTACTAGAATACAGAGACCTCAAACTATTGAACAGCTAGAAATGCTTGGGGTTGCAGTCAAGGATATGCAGGGCAATGTAATTCCAGCGATTAAAATTCTTGAAAACTTAGCTAAGACATACGATACTTTATCGCAGTCACAACAATCTAATATTGCACAATTAGTTGGTGGAATGTTTCAGATCAATACGTTAAAAGCAGCAATGCGGGACTTGGGTAAGGAAAATAGTATTACAGCCAGAGCAATTCAAATATCAGCATCAGCGACAGATGAAGCTGTAAAAAAGAATGAGCAATTAAATAAAACATTAGATGCTTTACTTACAAAAACAGGATTAAGCCTACAGCAACTAGCAGATCAGATTGGATCAATTACAGTAGGCCCAGGCATTGAAAAGATTTTAAAAGCGGTAAACGGGTTAGCTGATGGAATTTCTAATGTTTTAGATGGAGACTCTATAGGCAGCAATTTTGCAAATGGTTTTCTTAAAGGAATAGGTAATGTAATATCTGGGCCAGGAGCAGTCTTGATTCTAGGTCTTGTTGGTAAATTATTTGTTGATGTAGCAAAATTTGCCTCCACCAGTATAAGAAACTTCATGGGCATGACCTCTGAGGCTCAGAAACAAAAAGCGGTACAAGAAAGCATTTTAAATTTATTACGCAGTAATCACGAAGTCGTAGGGTCTCTAATCGGTCAAGGGCAGACAAAGCGACAGCAAGAACAAGTCATTTTAGACTTAATCGTTAAGCAAACAGCAGCGCAGAGAGAGCAAGTCAAATTAGCTCAACATCTTGCTAGAACAGCTGTCAATATAGGAGCTAATGAAAATCTTATAATTCCCGAAAGAGCTGCTCGTAGAAGCGCTTCTGGATACATACCAAATTTTAACGCGAAACAAAGAGAAAGAAATGGGGCCATAGCAGGGGGATACGCCCCAGGCAAAGTTAAAAGCATGGAGATGCCTAGCGGACAAACAGTTATATATAATACAGCTGAAAAAGTCAAAAAAGTTCCTGGCTTTCAAGATCCCTTTATAAATCCACCTTCAGCCTCTGAGGCTGGAAAAAGTCATCGCCAAAAAACATTAGACATATATGGGTTTGATCCGTATGCAAGTAGAGGTTTTGTTCCTAATTTCGCGGCAAAAAAAATCAGCAGATTTAACAGTTTAGATGAATCCTTGAGGCATATCAGAGAAGGTGGCTCAGTTAAAATACCTCCGCCATCGTGGAGCGGTTTTGCTGGATCGAGTATAGGAGTAGACGAACAGAGGGAATTGCTTCGGCAAGCTCAAGGCGGAGGCTTATCTGCCCAAAGAGCTAAAGCTGCAGACGAAAAAAGAGCCCAAAGAAAAAGTCAGCGCATGGATATTAGTGGCTCTGGGTATGCGGTACTCGTACCTCAAATCAACAGAACTCCAGGAATTGCCCAGCCAAGCGTAGGCACTTTTAAATCTGGAAGCAAAACCTATCCTTACAGCATGTCTAATTTATTGGTTGCTGGCCCGCAAAGCCCCTCTAGTGATCAAGCTACTAATCCACAAGAAGATAATTTAGAAAGTAGCGTTTCTCAAAACATTTTTAAATCATCCGCTCAATTCTCAAATGCAATTAAACCCAAAGGGACTCGAGGGGTAAACTCGTCAACTATAAAGAAAAAACTCGAATCAACTCCTGGAGGCAAAGGGGCTGTGGGAGCTGCCGTTGGGGCCGCTTTCGAAGCTGCGGTAGCTCAAGCATACGGGATAGATAGCGCTATGTCTGCAGAAAGAGGTAAGGGAGATTTTGATGTAAATATCAGCAATACAAGCAAATCTCCTGGAACACTCGATAAAGTTCGAAAACTTTTTGGTATCGGAAGCTCTGGGATAAATAGAATGGATTTTAAAGCTTCTGCAAATAAATCAACATTTGACAGTATGGCTAAAAAAATCTTTAATGATAATAGGCAAAAATATTTAGCTCAAATAGGCCAGACAGCTGCCTCAGGATTTATCCCAAGCTTTGCGAAAGATCATCCATTAATAGAAGCAATACAAAGAGAACAAGCCGCTGGTCTACCTGTATCTAAAATTAGAATCAATCAAAGCAATAAATTAAAAAGTTCCAGCAATCCAATGGGACTCGCAGTCACAAATACTAGAGACGAACCAAGAGGCATGCAAGATGTTCCAAATTTTGCTGCTCGTAGTAGAAAACTGCCTGGTTTTGATTCAAGTGTATTTCGCGACTTAAAAGTATTGGGAGGAGCAATGAAGGAAATGAGTAAAACTGGAGTCAAGTTAAACTCTGACATGCAGTCATTTGTAAAAACATATAATACTCACGCACTTAACCAAACTGGTTTAAACAAAGAAACCTTACTACTTCGACTTAAAGAAAAAGGAGCCAGTGAAGGACAAACTAAAGAAGCACTAAGGCAGTTGGGTTTTGAAAAGCAAGAAACTGCAGAAGGTATAAAGCAAATTAACGCAGCTAGAAAAAAATCTGATCAAGAAAAACTCGTAAATAAATCAGGTAAATTAGGGCTTGGAGAAGAAGGGGTCATCGGTAGCAGGCTTAGAGGGCTTAGGGATAGTAAATCGAAAGGCGCAAAAGCTCTCAGGAGTTTCGGTAGATTTTCTGGCGGATTCGGCGCAAGCTTTGGATTACCTATTGCTGGAGGAATAATAGATCAAGGTCTTACTTCTGCTTTCGGCGGAGATAGAGTCAAAATGAGTAAGGGTCAAAGATTTGCTAGCGGCGCTGCAGGTAGTATAACTACAGGTCTTTCTTCAGGAGCAATGCTAGGAGGTGCAATAGGTAGCGCTGTACCTGTTATTGGAACTGCGGTTGGAGCTGCTGTCGGAGGAGCTCTTGGAGCGGCTGGAGGCTTGGTAAGTGCTCTGGGTAATACAGAATTAAGTATGGAAGAGCTCGCTGGGGTAGTTCAAGAAGCCTCCTCAATTCAAACTGAATTAAATAATACTTTTGGAGCGCTAGATCAGCTCAAATCATCAGGCTTATCCGAGTCTGAATTAGCTAAAAAAATAAGCGAGACATTAAATAAAAGTAACCCTAATCTAAAAAATCAAAAGGGTCAAACTTTAGCTCAAGCATATCTAGGTGCAAACAACGAGCAAGAAAGAGCAGCTGTTCGCGAAAATTTTGCCCAAATTACACAAAAGCAAGTAGGCTCAGCGCAATTATTAGAGAACTTAGGACTTTTCAGAGAAGCTGCTGACGATGCCAATCCATTTATTGGTAAATCTAAAGGCGTGGGAGAGAGAGAAAGATCAAAACTAGCTAGCTCTTTTGGCCAGTTTGGTTTAACTGAAGATCAAATTGGAAGCTTAAGCAACTTAAAGAAAGATAGATACATGACAGGCAGAAGCTTGGGAGGGCGCCCTATCTTTAAAAGCGCTGCGGAAGGGGAAAAAAGGTCAGGCGAAAACGTTGCTAAAATCCTAGGTTTTGATAAACAAAAAGATGAAGTTAATTTTAACTTAATAGCTGACGAAATAGATAATATTATAGACGAAGGTGGCTGGGACTCTTTCCTTAAAGCCGTTCAGGAATCAGGTAAGAACCTCAAAGATGTCCTAGAAGGTAGTGCAAAAGTCGCTAAAGAAATGAAGAATGCGGCAAGAGATTTTTCTTCGCTCAAGGATAATATAAGGCAAGCTGCAGTTAAAAGCAAAATAGCATTTGAATTCCTAAAAGGGGATTTAAAAATAAAAAACGAGCTCGATGAACTCAAGCTAAAGTATATGACAATGAATTCTTCTGTGTCAGACAGGCTGGCAATGGAAGAGAACATGCTCAAAGCTCAAGCAGGGGTAAATGCAGAGCTAGAAAAAAGCGAAAGCCTTGAAGAAACTAGGCAAAAACTATTAGGTGACGTTTTAAATCAGCTCAAAAGTGAGGGAGTGACCCCTACTGGTTTATCCGCATTTTCAGAAAAAATACAAAACGCTAGTGCAGAAACAATTAAAACACTTTTAGATTCTCCAGAAAAGCTCGAAGAGGCCTTGGGCATTAAACCTGGCACATTGGCTCAAGGTAGGCAATTATCCGAGTCCATAAAAACAGTTCTTGATGGATATAAAGAAAGCGAATCTTTAATTAACGCAAAATTGAGCATTGAGAATAAGCAGATCACAACTCAAATGCGTATTCAAGAATTGCAAGAAAAAGAAGCTAACTCGAGACAGCAATTAAATCTAGCAGTTGATGAAAAAATTCGCTCTCTAAGATCTATTCAAATAGACGAAGGTCTCGGGTTTGATTCTGAAATAAGAGCAATTGAAAGAGAAAGAAAGTATCAGCCTTTCACAAAAACAGGAGACGGAGCTCAAGAACTTTTTGATATTGAAACAGAGAGTAAATTACTCGCAAAAAGAAGAGAAAAATTTAGTGCAGAATCAATCAAGGAAACTCAAATTCAAGGAGCTCAGTTATTTAAAGATACATCTGTGCAGGATGCATTAATTAATTCAAATGATAAATTAATAATAGCCATAGACGAATTAAGGGCGACGTTGGTAGAACAAGCTAATGCTGATGTATTTGCTGCAGCGGCAGAGCAAGAAAAGTTAAAAAGCGGAGGTTCTAGTTTATCGAAAGAGCTTGAAGAAAGACAGGCAAGAATTTCAAGCATTCAAGAGCAACTAAAAGCAAATGCCTCAGTTCCTCTAGTGAAAGATGAAGTGGCCCAAAGACAAATTCCGCAAGTTGATTTTATTAAAGCTTTTGGTCTTGGAGGTAATAGATTTGCCCAACAAAATCCATTAATGAGCGCTATATCACAAAACCAAAAAAACTTCTCTCAACCAGGAGATTTAAACTTAGCGTTCGCAGATTGGAATAACCAGCAAAAATCAATTTCAAAAAATCAAGGAAGTTTAAAAACGGCAGATGAAATTGAAAAAAGTAATAAAGCTCTCGAAAGTGAATTATCATCATTAACTAAAGAAACGGCGGAGTTACAAAATAAAATTGGATTAATAAATAGAAACAAAGGATTACTTAGCCCTGGCCCCACCAATACTCTTCAGGAATCTCAAGATAAAGTTAAAAACTTTAATTTAAATAAAATATTTAACGATGCTCAGTCTCAGTTCTCAAACGTAAAAGACCCCACTAAATTTAACGAGTCTATGAAAAATGAGATGCTGAAAGTTATAACAAAAGATGCTGGCTTCCAAGAAGCTCTAGGAAAAAGAAAAGATCTTCAAGGTGCGAAAATAGAAGATCAAATTAAAGCTTTATCTCAAGACGGTTCTTTCTCTAAAATTAGCGAAGCCTCAAATACTATATTAAATAGTTTTGCTCAATTAGATAATAATGTAAGAAAAACTTCTGCTGGTTTTGATGAAGACGCCAAGGACCTTGCTGCTCATTCAGAGCAAATTAAGGCTCAGTTTGACCCTCTTAGAAAAATGGCAGACGAAACAGAGAAAGCTTCTTATTCAATTAGGAAACTCAAAGAATCTGGCGATATATCGGGTGCGGCACGAGCCTCTTTAGACTTGCAGCGTCAATATAATGTTTCGAGCCCCGCTCAACAAATGGCCATGAGGCAAGGAATGGCTCAACAAGGAATGAGCCCAATGAGTAATAGAGATGTCTTTCTCGCAGGTGTAGCCAGTAACTCAAATACCGTTCAGAATAGCGAGTTAGAATTTTACAGAACCCTAGGTGAAGACTTGCCTAGAACATTCTCGAGCAATATGGCTAAAGCTTTAACTGAAGCTGGCGCAGGAATTAAATCATGGGATGACGCCCTCCAAGATGTTGCTCTGGGTTTTCTTGATACATTAAACCAAGCTATTCAACAAAAACTTTCAAATCAAATCTTAGGCTTAGTGAATACAGGAATCGGGTCGATGACAGGAGGATTCAGTCCTTTCTCAAAAGGTGGAGTAGTTAGAAGGAGTGATGGAGGAGAAGTTTACGGAGGCAGTGGAACAAAAGATGACGTTCCTGCGATGTTAAACAGCGGGGAATATGTAATTCGTAAATCTGCAGTGAATAAATATGGAAAAGATTTTTTAACATCCATCAATTCAGGTACAGTTAAGCAAAGAAATCAAGGAGGTATGATTGGACCTGCAGACCCAAGTCGAGAATTAGAAGAGCAAACAGGAGAAGGCGGGTTTTTGATTTCTTCATTTGGTCAGGCGGGCACGATGGAAGCGGGAGCAATTACAGGTAGAGACAATCTTATGAGTTTCGCAACTCAAGCTGGAACTTCTGGAGCAAGAGATGTAATTCAATCAACAGGAGCAGTAGATGATTACGGCCAAGCAATGCCTTCCAGCTCAGGAGGGGGTGTTAATATTCAGTTAGAGGACGAGAGTGCTAGGCTATCAGGGTTAGGCTTAATTAGCGGACCTGTTGCGGATGAAGTAATGACTGCAAAACAGCAAGCTTTAGATGCTGTAGGCGCCTATGATAGAAATGTTGAAGCGTTAAGAAAATATAGAGAGCAACGCAAGAAAGCAATTAAAAATGCCATCAAACAGGCTTTAATAGGGGCAGCAATTAGTTTTGGAGTGTCACAATTAACGAGCGCAATACAAAGTACTCAAGTAGCAAAAGCATCAAACACAATGGGTCTAGAACAAGGGGTTAGGGCTGAAGCAGGTGTTCCAACAGGGCCCTTAAGGCCAGAAACTTTCAAACAACACGCCCCGCAAGTAATGAAGGATATGAATATTTCTTCTGGAGATCTTTACATGAAAGGAGGAATGCCAAATATGGCCAAGGCCAGTTCTCGCTTTGCAATGAACGGAATTAGTAATCCTCAAGCTTACGTATCATTTACTGGAGGAGCTAATCCAGGAAGCTCGACAAGAGGCTCTAGCAGTTTCACTAAAAACTTATTTTCCAGAGGGGGTAATGCAGCTAATGCTCGATTCGCAGGCTCTGGTTTTCAAGTTAATTCTCTAGGCATGGCTTCTCAGCAATCTGGTTTCTTTGGAGGCTTTAAGAATCCAAATCTTTCTCAAAATATTGGTGGTGGATCAGTGGCAGACATTCTTTCTTTACAAAACACTTCATGGAACACTTCGGCGGGTACAGCAATGATGGGGCAAAACATGGCTCCTCTATCCAGTAACGCAGCTGGCTTAGCAGAAACTAAAACAATATCTGGGTCTACTGGAGTAGTTAATAATGTCCAGCGACGATTAACTGAAAATTTCGCGTTAGGAGGGAAAGTGGGTCACTCCGCTCAAAAAGGGAAAGTCCCTTCTTTATTAACTGGAGGGGAATTCGTAATAAATAAAGATGCTGTCAAAAAACACGGCTTATCTTTCTTTAATAGTATCAATGCTCAACGTTTAAATAGAGGTGGAGTTGTGGGTAAAAATGTATCAATGCCCGCAGGCAGTAACATGGATTCTCAGTCTGAACTTTTACAGCAAATTTTAGATACATTAATAATACAAGGGGAAACCGCAGAATCAACACGCAGTGAAACTCAAACCTTAAAAGAAACGATAGAATCAAAAACAACAAACAATATAACAACTGGAGAAGCAGGCGAAGCAGGCACAGATCAATCCACTATATTACAATCTATTTTAGAAGAAATTAAAAATCAAAATACCACTATTTCTCAAGAGATATCAAATAGCGTACAAAATGTAATAGATAAAAGTCAAACATCTCAATCTACTGAAATAAATAATTCTTCTAGCTCTAATTCTAATTCTGTACGTAGTTCATCTAATGTATCTAATGTTTCAAATAATTCTAATTTTGTAGATCAAGCTAGCATACAAAATGATTTACTTTCTCAAATATTATTAGCTTTACAATCTCAACCTTCTGGAGGAAGCGGAGGCTTTTCAACCTCTAGCGGAGGATCAGGCGGAGGCGTAGGAGACATAAACATCAATGTAACTGTAGACTCAAAAGGCGGCTCGCAATCTTCTTATGAAGGCGGAGGATCAAGCGACATGGGAAGTGCTAACGGCGTTAATTCTAGCGTTAATCAAAAAGCCAATGACATCGCAAAACAAATTGAAGAGTCAGTTATTAAAATATTAACAGATCAACAGAGATTAGGCGGCGTATTACCAAATCCAAGTAAAATGAAGTAATGAACGGAGCAAATTTTAATTACGAACAAAAGTTTTTTATAGAAAACTATGAAGTCTCTGGCGTTACAGCAATAGATGGCGGCTATCAAATAAATGAAGAGCCCCTTAATGTTTTAGGTCACGGATATTTTGATAGCTTAGTTACTCAACCTCTTCAAGGTAATTTTTCCATAGAGAGAAGTTTGATTACAAGAGATCCGTTATTAAATTATACTGGTGAATTAGGGTTCAACGGTGGAATTTATTATAATGGAACTAGCTTTGATTTTGTTAGTGGCTATTTACAGGATTACTCTGTCTCTTGTTCTGTAGGAGCCATACCTTCAGTTTCTGCCGACATTGCTGTTTACGGAAATATAGGAGGAGGATCTCGCACATTAGCAAAAAATAAAGTTAAAAATTATAACACAACTTTACATCATACCGAAACTGGGTTAGTTAAGCAGTATGTCGAAACTGGGATATTAACTACTGGAGTAGTCAGGGATCAAGATTCAGTAAAGCTAGACGCCATAGAATGGTTAGATTACGGATGGGTTGGTTTATCTGGAGACCATCCTAGGTCGGCCACTCCAATTTTGCACCCCGAGGAAGATGGAGAAATTATTCAAATACCAGATCAAGGATCTATACATATTTCTGGGTTCGGTACAGAAACTAATCGCGTACAAAGTTTTTCTTATACTCTTTCTACCCCAAGAGAGCCTATTTATGTAGTTGGAAAAGATAGGCCTGTTGAAGTGCAAGCTATACCTCCTTACGAGGTTAACGCTGAAATAGTATTACATATTGATGATTATGAAGCTAAAAATGTTTTTGATTACTTAATACAAAACACTAGCCCGCATAAAAAAGATCTTTCTATTTTAGTTAAAAACTCTGACAACACATCAGTTATTGGTTCTTACAATATACCTAATGCACGACTCATAGGTGAAAACATAAGCGCATCAGTAAATGAACAATTAGAGATTTCTTTATCATATCAAGGTTATTATAATTTTCTCGATGAATCAATAATTTCTGGAAGCCTCTCAGCAGAGTTAGACGACGTAGAAATTGGTCCCGAGCCCGACAGGCAATGTCGAGAGCCGACTATCCAAGTGTATAGACCTCAAGCTAAATTAGCTACGAGCCAAACTCAGTCCTGCTTTACCTTAAATTGGAAAGGTTTTGTTATAGACCATGAATACGAACTTGATGTTTCTAAAGAAGATCCTTATTTCAATAATAATAATAAAGTTTTAGATAAAATGCGCTTCCAGGGAGACGGTAATCTGCAAATTACATATTCATATGAGTTATGCGCTCTTGAGCCAGGTACTGTTTATTATTATAGAATAAGATCTAAAAATGAATATGGAGAATATTCGCAATGGTCTAACGTTGTTGAGACTATAACTATTCCTGCCAATCCAGAAATTACTAGCTTTTCGAACTGTCAAGATTCTCCTAGTTTTGGGTTTAAGTTGAATTGGACAGCTTCAAAAGGAGCTAATCATTATTTATTAGATTTATCTAACGATCCTAATTTTGCCAGTCTAGTTTTAGATTCGTATCTTGTTACTACAAATAACTATTTAATTCAAGAGCTAGATGCAGGTAAAGTTTTCTATTCTAGAGTAAGGTCTGTTAATAATTCTGGAACAAGTTTCAATTCTGAAATATTTAAAAACCAAACTAGATCACCCCAGCCCACAAATATTAGATTCTCAAATATTTTAGAAACTGAATTCATGCTGAACTGGGATCCGTCAAGACTGAATAATGGTTATATGGTTTCAGTTTTCAAACATGGGTCTTCTGCTCCGCTCATCAGATATGATAGGAAGAAAACTCATTATACCTCAATGGAAATTACTGGTTTAGAGCAAGGCGAAACATACTCCGTAGTTTTACATGTAGATAATGACTGCGGAGAAACTTCAGGAACTTCCCCAGAATCAGTAACCCTCATACCAAAACAAGTAACCAATATATCAGCAACTCAATGCGATTTCTATGGATTTACTTTATCCTGGCCTAATATAACTGGAGCTTCTGAATATGAGATACAATATACTAGCGCGGTTGATGCAAATGGTTTTCCAGTATACAGTTTAACGAAAACCTCTTCAATTAATAGTTATGACGTAACAAATTTGCTAGCTGGAAAAAAATATTGGTACAGAGTTAGGGCAATTAATCCTACAGGGCAAGGAGACTATTCTTTTGATAAATTTAAAGTAACCATACCTCCTGCTCCACTAATTATCGAATCGCCCTCTACAGAACAGGACTCAATACTTTTAAAATGGAATAATACTGATGGAGCAGAAAGTTATGAAGTTGATGTATCGCTACAATCAAATAATTTTAACCCCAATTTGACAGGCTATAATTCAAAATCGGTTGAAGAGAATTCTCTAAAGGTGACAGGATTAACGGCTGGGCAAAACTATATCTATAGAATTAGAGCTGTTAACGATTGCGGCGCATCTCAAAATTCAGAAACTGGATCTGATTGTACGGCGCCTGCAACACCAACTAATTTATCAGCTTCTTCAGCAACCCCTAATTCATTCAACGCATCTTGGGGGTCTGTGGGCGGTGGAGTTAAATATATATTCGATCTATCAAAATCAGAAACAATGAGCCCCCTAATAAGTAACTATGCGGGAGTTGAGTTGTCAGCAAATAATATTTCATTAAACAATTTACAAGAAAAAACAGAATATTATTTTAGAGTTAGATCATCTGATGGTGATTGTGGGAAAAGTCCATATAGTAATGTTGTTTCTCAAATTACTCCGTCAAAGTCTTCACTTAAAGGATTAAATCCTCCATCAAATTGCTCTTATTATGGGTTCACTGCATCTTGGGTAAAAGATCCAAATTCTACACAATATGAGTTTAATTTATCTGAAGATATTAATTTCTCTTCTTTTGTCGGTTCTTACAATACTAGCTTCCGTACTTCTTCTTTGTCAATTAATATTACCAACTTAGATCCAGGAACAAAATACTATTATAGGATAAAAGCTTTTAATCAATATGGATCAACAGAATATTCTGATCCAGAATTAGTCTTAACTTTTCCCAGCTCCCCAACCTTAACTTCCTCTAATGTCACGGCTAATAGTTTTAATATCGCCCTATCCGAACCAGCTTCGGTAATATCATATGAAATAGATATATCAACTAATTCAAACTTTTCAAACTTTATTTCAGACTTTAGGTCTAAAGAGACAAGCGACACCTCTATTCCTGTTATTGGGCTATCCCCCAATACGAGATATTATATTAGAGCCAGAGCTAAAAATTTAGGATGTGGGTTAAGCCAAAACTCTTCCACTATAAATGTATTAACCGAGTCAATGCCATCGACGCCAAGTAAGCCTTCAACATCAAACTGTACATACTATGGTATAACCTTGTCCTGGGCAGCTTCTCTAAACGCCGATGAATATAATTTATTACTATCACAGGAGCCTAATTTTTCCTCATTTGAACAGGGCTATAATGAAGATTTTTTAACTGCTTCGATATCTGAAGTAATTGAAAATTTAGATCCAGGTAAAAAATATTTTTATAAAATAAGAGCAAAAAACAACTTCGGTTATTCTTCCTTTTCTTCTTCTGGAGACTTTTTAACTTTTCCTAGTGCTCCAAATTTAAATATAAGATCCGTGGGAGTTGATTCTGTTGATTTATCATGGGCTAGAGTATTATCAGCTAATAATTATATTATATATTATAAAAAAGAAGGGGCTAGCAACTATACCGAGGTTTCCACTAACGATCTATCATACTCAATAAACAACTTAGATTCTAATCAAAAATACTTGATTCACATGAAATCAGAGAATGATGGATGCGGGACAAGCCAAGCTTCATCAGACAAAGTTTCACAACGCAATCTTCAGCGAGTTCAGTTTCAGGCCTCACAAAAGTTGATTGCTTCCAGGGAGGGTTCGAGGTTAATTGGTCAGCCTCTCTAGATGCGAGTTATTATAAGGTTAATTTATATGAAGACGGAGAGTTGCAAAGATTTGTAAATGTATATCAAAATTCTACAAAATTCAATAATTTATCGAGCGGAGTCGAATATCAAGTTACGATTCAAGGAGCTAATGAATTTGGGCTTTCTCCAGAGTCTAATCCTTTATCAATAGTCACGAAGCCCGCATCGCCGTCTAATCTTTCGACGTCTTCTTCAGATTCTTCTGTTTCAGCATCGTGGGATGCGTCTAGTTCAGCCAATGAATATATTGTAGAAGTCGCAGGAAATGCAAATTTCAACCCCATTATTTCATCTGAAACAACATCCTTAACATCCAAAACTTTTTCCACTGGAATTGATCAAAATTCGACATACTACATTCGGGTTCAAGCATCAAACAGCTCTTGCGGAGCTGGGCTTTTCTCCACACCTATATCAGTCACAACAATCTCGTCTCCCCCAAGCGCAATTTCAGGAATCAATACTTCAAATTGTACATATTCAAACGACTCATATGGCTTCACTTTGTCTTGGGAGCCAAGCTCTAATGCAACTTCATACGAAGTAAATTTATCAACAGACCCAAACTTCACTTCTTTTGTAGAAGGTTATGACACCACTCATTCTACCACCTCAACTTCTATAATATTTATAAATCTATCTGCTGGAACTCAATATTATTTTAGAATTAAAGCTAAAAATAAAGATGCTGAATCAGCGTACTCTTCAACAGATAATATAATTACGATACCAGCTGCTGCACAAAATTTAATATCTACAAGCACGGGTTGCGATGGATGCACTAATATTGAGTGGGATGGCTCTAGCGGAGTAACAGGATATAAACTTTATGTCGCATTAGACAGTAATTACTCACAAACAATAGCAGATTATGGTTTTAAAAATTTAAGTAGTACTGATACTACTCATGAAATATGTAATCTAGATTTAGGGACAGAATATTATGTAAAACTCATATCTTATAATGATTGTGGCGAAAGCGAAGCTTCAGAGCTTTTGATAGAGACACCTCCAGAAATTCCTACAACAAGATTATCTTCCCAAATTAGATCAAATTCCTTTACAGCTACTTGGTCTTATCCTTCGGGAGTTAGTTATTTTGAATTCTTTTTATCAGAAGCTTCAGATTTCTCAACCACTGTATCAACTTACGACGGAGTTCAAACTTTTACGAACAGAATAGCAGTCGATGGATTGACTGCGAATGTTTACTATTATAAAGTAAAAGCTTACAATTCACAAAATCAAACATGCGGTGAATCTGATGTGCGTACTACTACGCTCGTAGTCAGCGCTCCGACGGCTACGGCTGCAACCAATAATAATATTGATTGTACTGAAACAGGCCATACGTTTTCTAGTACAGCAGCTTCTTTTACCATCAACTGGAACGCTCAAGGATCAGCTACAGGTTATTATGTAGATGTAAGTGAAACTTCCGATTTCACATCTTTTGTAACCGCAGAAAACTCTTCAGGAGTTGAAATATATCTTGAGTCTTATGAAGTTCTAGGAGCAGGATCAAATTCTTTGTCAGTTCAAAATCTTTCTTCTGGAACATTATATTACTACAGAATTAGATCTTTTAATGATGAAGGCTCATCATTAGATTCTAACGTAATAACAGTTTTAACAAAGCCTTTTCGACCAGCGTTTACAACTAGTAATGCAGCTTCAGGCTCAGGATTAACCCTGAATTTTATTCCAACCTTTTCTCAAAACACAGCTAATTCTAGCACGACTGCCCAAGAATATTCATTAAACATTTATAGTGATGCGGCTTTAAGTAATTTATTTCTCACCGATCAATTTACTTCGAATCAGGTCTCTCTAAGTAATTTGGCAGCAGGCGGAGTATATTATGCAGTGGGCATAGCTACTAATGAATCAGGAGATTCTTGTGAGTCCGCAGTATTTGAGTTTTCTACGTCAAAAGCCTTATTAAAGCAAGACGAATTCCCGATTGTGCAGCAAAATGGTGACTTTATTTTACTTGAAATCAATAATTAAAAAGTGTAATATCTTATATGGCAGAAACTAAAATATCAGACTTAACTCTTTTAAGTGCTAACGAATTAGATGCGACTAATGATGTTTTCCCTATAGTTGATATAAGCGCAGATCAAACCAAGAGCATGAAAATAGCTGAACTAGAGGTTGGCTTATACCAAGGCGGAGATAGAAACCCAAGCTTTAATGACGTCTCTGCAGTTGACTTAACTATCACTAATGACATAAGCGCTAACGGAACAGGCGATATTTTCTCTACATTAAACTCAAGCGTAGAATCCAACACAAACGCTCTTACTAATTTAGGTAATAGTTTTGTCACTATAAACGATGCTCAAGATATTGCTGCGGTAAAAGTTTTTGATGAAAATGTTGGTTTTAATAACCATATTTCTATAGGTCAAAACGGAGGCGCAGATCTGGAATCTGCATCTATCGGAAACAACAGTCTAGCAGCTCTTGAGGTTCATAATGTAGTAGGGACTACATCTATTTATGCATCTAATGACATTGTCGCATTTTCTGACATTTCCGTTAAGGATAACATCAGGCCAATCCCTCATGCTATTCAGAAAGTTAAAAGGCTTAATGGTCGCCTATATACAAGAACAGACTCTGAAGATCAAGAAAAAATCCATATGGGGTTAATTGCTCAAGAAGTAGAACAAGTGATTCCAGAGGTCGTGAAAGACTTGCCTGAAGGTAAAAAAGCGGTAGCATACCAAAATATTATCGGACTATTAATTGAGGCTGTAAAAGATCAACAAAAACAAATTGAAAATTTAAGCAAGCAAATAAAATGACACTTCCGTCTTCAGGGCCGATTTCTTTCAGCGAAATTATAGGTGAAAGTTCTTATGGTTTTGGGCGGCTATCTGAGCAAGACAAATTTATACAAGAAAAATTGGCAGATGAATATAGAACGGGAGATGTCAATGCTCCTAATTTTGCAGATGAAAAGATTAAATTTTCCGAATTCTATAACTTTGACGGATATGATGACAATAACTTCTTAATCTCTGAGTTTGAAGACGGCTCGCAGCCCCACTCCAGCAGGATAAAAGATACGGGAGCTTTTTTGATTACAGATGACAATGGTAGAATTTTAAGAACTGATGATAAAGTAGGAAATGAAACTATCATAAAACATAAATCAGAAAGTTCTAGCGACGGTGAAGTGTATTTATTTGCTGAATTTTGTAGAAATTTTGGATTCCCGTATGCAAGGGTTTTTTACGAGTTCACAAATAATGGTGACATTGAAAATTTATATTTGCAGGAATCAAGTTGGCCCGCAAACTCAGAAATTATTTTAATTAATAACGGAACGGTAGCAAACCCTTCGAATTATGGGCTCTATACTCAACTATTATGACCAAAATAAATTCCAAATCTTCACCAATTTCCTTAGGGAGAATAAGGGGTGAGGCTGGAGGATTAAACCTCACATCTTCTCTATCTACCAGAGATATATCTAATTTTGCATTTAATTCATCGTTCCCAAGGATAGGTGATGATGGGCAAACATTAAGCGGGTTTTCGCTAGGCGCTGATTTTAAGTTTTCTGAATTTGAATTTATGGATGCTAATCCTGGATATTATCTGATTGCAGACGGAGAAGATGATTACCCTACATTACTTGAGCGCTCTGATGATGGCTGGTTAGAGACAGATGACGGTGATAATTTAGTTAGCGATAATGAAAATGGAAATACGTCTGTTGTAGCAATACATATTATTAATGCGACTACATTAATTAACGTTAATCTAAGGTCAATTTTATTCCAAACTAGAGGATACACTACAGAAGCTGAAGCCATTATATTTATAAATAGAGGAGTAGTATATTCCAAAGATAGTTCTTTGCCCGCCTTACAAACAGGCTCTGGGTGGGAAAATAACTCTTACATTAAAATTATTAATGAAGGCTTGATTTATGGAGCGGGAGGAGATGGTGGAAATGCATTAAATTATAACACAGACATAAATGGCAAAGATGGTGGAGATGCAATTAGCTTGCAATATAATGTTGAAATTGAAAATAATGGCGGAAGTATTTTTGGTGGCGGAGGAGGTGGGTCTGGCTCTCTTTACAGCGGGGGTGGTGGAGGCGCTGGCATATTTGCAGGAAAAGGCGGCTTTGGGAACGCTAATGGAAATGATGGGACCGCTATAAATGGCGGGGCTCCTGGAACGCTTTTTTCTGATGATACATTTGCCCCTATGCCTGGTGGAGATTTAGCTAAAGCAGGGTTTGGGAATGCGGGAAGTGGAGGAGCTGCGGGGCACTTATTACGCAAGAATGGCTTTTCAATAAACTCAAATACTTTGAATAATGGAAACTTTACTTCCACTACCTTAAAAGGCACAATAGGATGATACATTTATTCATAAACAAAAATGATCAAATTATTTTTGCATTTCCAGCTGAATCAAAAAAGCCAAGATTAGATGCCATACAATATATAGATAAATCACACAATAAAGATGAAATAAAAGTTATAGTGGTAGATGATTCTGAATATATTAATGTAGAAAATATTATACGAAATAAAAGCGATGATAAAGAAAAACTTTATTATAAAAATGGATCAATTGTAAAAGTGTAATATATACTATATATGGCTAATGTTAAAATAAGAGGTTTACCTACATTTTCAGATGATTTCACAAATGAATCAACTGATTTTTTAGTCATAACTGAATCAGGCGCTGAAACCTCTAACGCCGCACGGACTTCAAAAATATCTATAAATAAATTAAAAAAATATATAGAGATAGAAGATCTAGATGGCGACACCAAATTTAGCGTTCACACTGGAGATAATACTGCTTCGATAACTTGCGACGGACTTACTCCTGCAATTGTAAATAAATCAGGGATTAATATAAATCCATTAAATCTTTCTGCTCCGATAAATTACGGATTAGGAATCTTTACATCTGATGGGATTAAATTCCCCGCAGGATCATCCGCCCAAAGACCAACTCCAACAAATGGCTTAATGAGATACAATACAGAACTTGGTCAATTTGAAGGTTACGTCAATAACGCATGGTCTCCATTTTCTAACTCCACGACAACCGTTAGTGGGCCCGACTTCTCAATTCAATACAAAAGCGGCTCATCATTCACAGGAAGCTCTAATTTAATATATTCAGAAGAACAATTGAGTGGTGCCAGTGGATTTTTTCATGATTTTAGAGTTACTGGAGATTTAGCTATTGGAGGAAATCTTTATGTTACAGGAGAAATGTTTGTAGAATCTGTGACTGATATCTCCACCACAGGCGATATTAGTGGGTATAATCTTAAAGGAACTAGTGGAATTTTTGGCACCACAACAGGACAAATAGGAGGCTTCAGCCAAGAACTCACGATTAGCGGTGTTCCCGTATTAACTGGAATAGAAATAGGAGATTTTGTAAGTACTGGAGAAACTGGCGTTTTCGTCACTACAGGTCAAACGGGAGATTTTGTAACTACTGGAGAAACTGGTGTGTTTGTCACTACGGGTCAAACGGGAGATTTCGCAACCACAGACTTATTAACAGGAATATCCGATGCAGACAATGATACTTATATAACAACAGAAGAAAGTTCAGATTTAGATAGTATATGTTTTTATACATCAGGAAGTAAGAGTGTAGAAATTGACGCCAGTGGAGACCTGCTCTGTTATAATGATGTTGTTGCATACTATAGCGCCTCTGACCAAAGACTTAAGGAAAACATCCAAACAATAGATAGTCCGATAAATAAAATAAAACAAATAAATGGAATATCTTTTGACTGGAAAGAAGAAATGCAGCCAAAATATTCTGGTAAAGATTACGGTGTGCTTGCTCAAGAAGTAGAGCTTGTTTTGCCAGAAGCTGTAAAAGATAAAGAAAATGGCTTTAAAAGTGTAAAATATAATAGTATAATACCATTACTAATAGAGTGTATAAAAGATCAAGAAAAAAGAATTAAAGAATTAGAAAAGATATGTCAATCGAAAGTATAAAAGTAAGGGATTTAAATACAACATCTTCAATAGGTGAAAATGATTTGTTGTTAGTAGCTAAGGCAGACGGGACTACTCAGAATGTAAAAATTTCAGACTTGCTCACATATGTATCATCGAACTCATCAAACTCATCAAACTCAGCAGGCTGGAGCAGCGGATGGGTTAACTATGCTGGTCTTACTTTTGTAGCTAATAACGCCACCCTATCTTTTACCCATAACTTAGGCACTGACGATCTTATATTTTCGTTGTTCGCCAGAGATACAGATGGCGGTGGAAACTCTGTAAGAGTAGATTTACAACCGACTAATCCCCCCACTTCCTTGGGGGCGCAATTTTGGGGCGCACAAATACAAGGCATAGAAGCGAATACAGTTACGGTTCAACTTCCTTCGTATGGTGTTATAAAACTTGAGGCTAACGGGAATTGGGGTTGGAAAAATTGGAATACTCAACAAATAAAGGTGGTAGCCAAGGTAATTTAGTGTAATATAGAATATGAGTAACCAAAGAAGTTTCTATAGATATACAGAAACACCGCTTTATATAGGAGCGGTTGGCACGAGCTATCACTCTAGAGCTAACGCTGCAGACTATCCAGACTATCCAGTTAATGCAAGCGCAAACGATTATATTTATTCAACAAGCGCTGGCCTACAAGTATCAGCCTCAGTTCCTCCAATGAGGACTTTAGGACAATCTCAACTGCATAGATATTTCCCTGACGCTCCACTCACTGCGAGCTTAAATACAGATTTTTATTTAAACGGTAATAGCGATCAAATTATAAGTAAAACTGGGGAAGCGGATGAGTTGTACGGAAGGTTGGCGGGTTTTAATTTTGGGCAAACATATCTTAATTCTTTTAATTTAACATTAGAGCCTTATAAACCAGCAAGTATAAGCGCTGATTTCTCTATTTATAAAATGACATCAGACAGAGATGGCAGCTCAACAGCTAGCGTGAATGATGATTACAGAAATATAGGCACAACTAATCCAGATGAGTTAGAGGGGGGTACATTTACCCCTGCAGTTCCTCCTGCTGAACCAGATATAAGCATAACTCCACTAAACACTCAGAATCACGTTACGACTGAATTAAATGGTTATAATCGAGCAACCATTGGAATTGAGCACCCAGTGTCTATTAGCTGGACAGAATCGTATGAGAGAATACCTATTTATGTAGTAGGCAAAAAACATCCCGTAGAAGTTAATCTCGGTAACATAAATAGAGAGGTTACTGTTCAAGGCGAAGATATTGGGAAGGTTATTGACTTTAAGGGTCATGATAAAAGAAATGCCACAATTAGCATTTTATTAAAAGCAATTGGTGCAGAGAATCAACCTGGGCAAGAAATTAATCGAGTATTAACAATTGCTGGTCAAATAGATACCCAAGAAATATCCATTAGCCAGAATGGCTTTATGGAAGGTACTGTGACAATCAAAGAATCTGTTCGTTAATAACCTAAATCAGCCCCAAGCGCGTCTTCAATAAAAGTAGCCTTGATAGAGTTATTGTCTATATATCTTTTAGAAAAACTCCAAGCATTGCATAGAAAGTATCTATCTGCGACATCATAAATTTCTGGTACAGAATCCCATTTAAAGCGGACATAACCTTTTCTATTTTCGAGAAAATGTAAAATTGCATAAGCTTCTCTATCGTCTCTGTTATTAAACTGAACATCGAATACTAGCGGGTTTGTATTTCTTCCGTCAGATAGAACCTCGACTTTTTCTCCATCATAAACCTTACTTAGTATTCTTGATTGTTGAGAAATTGTAGAGGCGTAACTAGGTTCCCAAAAAAAGTTTTTAGTCCAATGTCTTTCATCGGTACTACCTGGAATTCTGTGATCATCTACCCATGTACCACTGCCAGTATCTAAACTTGATCCGTCTAGCCAAGAATTGAAAGCGCTCTGTAGCGGCCTTGCAAAATGACTTTTCTTGCAATAATAATATTTATCAAAAGTCTGCGCTTCATAATCAGGCTTAAATACTACTATATCCTTAGGGTAGGCCCACTGCGAAAGATAGTTTAGCCCATTGATTACGTATATCGAGGTAGCGTAAAGAGTGTCATCAGGCGTATGATACCCAAAAGGTTGCGTCCAAGGAACAACTCTGATTTCAAAAGGCTTAGAGTTATTATCAGTTGAGCTAGGAGGATCATAATAACCAGGATGTATTGATCTGACATCGTTGGTACTATCAGGCATCCCATAAGTGTCTAAAGCAGCTCTTTCTATAAGCCCCATTGTATACCAGGGAAGACTTAAAATACCATCAGTAAAATCATTATTCAAAACCTTTAACATCTCTTCTCTAGTGAATATACTTCTCAAGTATTCTTTATAGCCTATTTTACAATAATCAGAATAATTTTTATAATGTTCTGCACTATTTGATGGTAAAAAGTTCGACACACTATCAGAATTAATTGATAAATACATAGTATGTGATTCTGTAGCTCGAGGAGCGTCCAATAACGTTTCTGACGAACTAGGGACAGCGGACTCTATATTTAAAGAGCTCTGCTTGTTTGTTTTTAAATTGATAGATATATTATTTAAATTCTCTTTATTAAAAGTATGAGAAAATCCTACGCATCTAAATATATTTTTTTTGCAAAATGGGTCAGGAGGAACAAAGGGAAAATCAAGGCCCTTAGAAGTCTCTAAAAAATCTATAATTTGCCTAGCTTCACTATCGTGCAAATTACTATAATTTAAAGATAGAGAAAACGTTATATTATTTACACCTTTAGGCGAAATTGCATAAAAACCATCTCCGTAACTAAACATTCGGATAGCTCCTTCATACGAAGCAGAATAACCGTAATCAGGAGCTAAGTATTGACCGTTTCTTTGTGGCCAAGTAGTTGTAAGGCCTTGTAAGCTAGTGTTGTATGTTCTGTCCACATTCTAAATTACACTTATTGGCTTGATGGAGCGTCGTTTCCTGCAACTTGTATTGGCTTGCTTTCAAAAGAAAGGTATGCAGAAACCAATTCTTTTAGTTCTTGATCATAACCGCTAGCTAAAGATCTGTATGCGCCCGCTGCAGTGTTCTTATTGGGTCTTACGATCATCGAGCCATCGGAGTCACGTATTTGTATAAAGTCGCTTGATTTAGTGGCTCCCTGCAGAGTTTTTCGAGACATTGATGAGTTGAAGTTTTTTAGGTACATCGCTCGATATATAGCTTTTTCTTCATTTTTGAAGTCAGCTTCAGGCTCAATAACACCATTGACAACATCAAAGGATGTATGTATCATAGTATTAAGATTGCCTATATGAGAGTCTAACCATCCAGAAATAGAAGATACTGTAGCAACTTCTGTGTCTGAATCAAATTCATGATCAAATATTTCCTGAGCTAAATCTCCTATATTACTCAATTTACATTCCCTCTCTTAATATTTTAGATACTTCCTTAAAGTCAGGGCTGTTTGTGTTAAGCCCAACCTGCCTAGAATCAGCTCCTCCGATAATTGTTCTAGATTTATTTCTGTGCTCAAACTCCTTCATTAATCTCTTTTTTAAATTAGTGCGATTAGCTGAAGGCATTACGCCGACTCTTACTGCTAATGACTGCATATCTACAAGAGTCATTTCTGACAAGTTTTCTTGGAATACGCTTGCATTTGCTGTTTTGAATGGATTAACTTCTTTTACTCCAAGAATGTCTTCAAGCTCTTTAGTTTTCTGAATGTATTCTTTACCTGTAGTTTGTTCCATAGATTGTAATTCTTCGATCAAATTTTTCTTAGGCTTCTTAGAAGCTTTTGACTGAGCTTTTGGCGAACTCTTCTTTGTGTTTGTTTTTTTCATACCTTTTACCTTTCCTTTTTATTATACAATGAATATACACTTTTTTCAAGTTTAATAGAAAACAAAAAAGCTCGCCGTAGCGAGCTTCTTTGGTTAAGGGTTAAGTTTTGGGGAATTAAATTCCAGTAAGGCCTGAAGCGACCAATCCGTAAAGAGCACGATCATCAAGGATGACGCGTCCTTCTTCAAGGGATCCATAGTATCCGATTTTTTGCTGACGAACACTGTACTGATCATCTGCGACAAGGCTCATTTCAGCGCCACTCTCAGAGTCGCGAGAAAGAACTCTCATGAGAGAGTCACGGCTACGATCAAGACCAAGAATAATTTCTTCGCCACTGCTTAAAGCTGAACCAGAAATTGTGCTATAGATCTTGTTGTACTTTTGACCATCACCAAGCTCATTGATTTCCATAATGGAAACGCCATAGAACTCAGGAATTCCAGCATTGTTATAAATGCTTTCACGCATATCGTCAGTAGCAGCAATCGGAGGATTACCTGCAACAGCATCAGTTCCAGCTGCATTTTTTGTGTTCACTGGGTTGTAGGCCAAGGAGCGAAGCTCTTGTACTACTTCTGGTGAACAAATAAGGTCTGTAACTCCACTTCTGCGATCAGTTGGGGTTCCGCCACTGTAAGAAGTGTTGATTCTTTTAGCAAGAGTCATAAGGCGATTAAAATCGTCAAGCATAACTCTTTTGTCTACAGAGCAGTCAATAACGTGTTTTTGACCATTGGTTTCGGCTTTTTTCAAAGCTCCCATGATCAAGTTAGCCGAAGTACGCTCTTGCTTAAGCAAAAGCTCTTGAGCAACGCGAGTAAAGGTTTTACCAACTACATCAAGACGAGATTTTGCTGCATATTTCTTGTCGAAAGATACTGCGCTATCAAGATTGTAAGTAGTTACCTTCATTTCGCTGAAGCTAGGTTGTACTTGACTGGTTGGAAGACCACCTGGTACAGACTGGCTGTAAACCTGGATGTAATCTTCATCCTCTACGTCATAGTAAAGATCCAATGGAATACTTGGATTATCATCTGCATCGAAAGATAAAGTTTGAAACAAGTTACTCAAAGTAGGAGCATTGTTAATTACTTCTGCCAACACTGGAGCCAAGAAAGCTGCTAGAGCTGCTTGAGCCTCATATGCGGTTTCGCGATTTTTCGAAGCCATTGCTTTTACGAGTTCAACTTGCTCTTCTGTTCTTTTTAATGTAATATTCATTTTCGTAATTTCTCCTTTAGTTTAGCAATCAATTGCACAAATTGCGTAATTTCCGCTAAGAGAACCAAGAGGTTCTGAGCGAGATCCAGTAGCGAGAACGGTTCCTACACCACTAACGTCTGCAGCAGCCTGTCCAGAAACTTGTCCGTCACTAGTAACGACAAGCGTATTTCCGATAGCGGCATCTGTACCCCAGTCAGCAACATCAAATGCAGATTCGTGAAGAGTAAAGATACCCTTACGAGCTACAGGTACTGCTTGACCAGGAAGCACTGCGTGATTTTCTAAAGCTTTTTGAGGATAATAGAGAAGCTTCTCTCCATTCTCGTCAGCTTTAGCGACTTGGTTAAGAGTGATCCCTAATGCTTTAGAGGATCCGTCTGCGAGTTCGACCTTATGCGGAACAGTTGGATATTGGTTGGCACCTATATGGGGGTAATCAGTCTTGCCCAAGTAGGAATCAGCTCCATATTCAATTGGATCGTTATTAAGGTCTCCGACTTCAACTTGAACGAAAACTCCGCCATGCACTTTTGCAGTGCCTAGGGCATCATCGAGATTATCAACTTCTTGACCGCTTTTGGCAGCAAAAAGATTAATAACATCGTTTTCGTCGTACTGTCTGAATGGTAATATTCTTAGTCCCATTTTGATTTCCTTTAATTAATAAATTTTAGTATTTTACAACAACGTTGTCTTTGAAAGCTTTTTGGAATCTCTCAGTAAGAGTTTCTGGCTCTTCAGACAATGTTTCGCTTGAATTTGAAATTTCTACATTAGAAGCTTCGGCGTTATCAAGAACTTCTTCAGGTGTTACTTCTTCAGTTGATTCAACTTCTGACGCTTCACTAGTTTGAACTTCTTTTAATTTAGCTTCAACAGCTTCGTTTAATTTTTCTTGAAAAGCTTTCGCTTGCTCTTCAATGAAAGCTTTATTTTTGTGCTGCCACACTTTTTCGAACTTAGCCTTATAATCAGCAAATGATTCAGCAGATACGTCAAGTTCGTTCAACTCTGAAGCAACAATCTTTTTGTCTTCGTCTTCTAGATCGTACTCAGAATCAAGGGCACCCATTCTTTCATTGAAGGTAGCTTTGATAAGCTCTTGAGTCTTCTCAGCTTCTAAAGATTCAACTGCAGACTGAGCTTCTTTAAGCTCGGTTTGAAGTTTTTCTACAGAAGCCTTGAGCTCTTCTTGCTGCTTCAATAATTCTGCCTCCGCATTTTTTGCTGCTTCGACGTTTGACAAATACTCTTCATCTTTTTGCTTGATAGCTTGAGTGAATGTTTCTGTCATAGAAGCGACTGCTTCCTTGTCGAACTTGTGCTCGGCTAATGCAGATTTGAATTCTTGAATTAATTCTTGTGATTCCATAATGTTAAATTTTGTGTTATCTTGTAAGATTACCCCTTTTTTATTATTCTGGGAAATTTTTTTATATTCTTTTTGTAAAAAAGGGTTTAAAAAGGTCTTATTAATTTCTATTTTTTCCGTTTTTGGATACGATGCCAAGCTATTTTGTTCTTCCTTGTCATCATCGTTATAATGAATGACGCCTTTAACATCGGCGGCTGGTTTAGCGGTAAAACCAATTCCTAAAGGATAAACATCTCCGATTACCAACCTGCTTACTTTTACTCCGTCTTCAGTTTTACCTACTCCTCCTTGAGTAATCAAGTATTGTGAAAATTCTTTAATTTGGTTTTCATCCGTAATAAGTTCAGCTTCCTTAAGGTCATCACTGCCTAATGCAATATAATACTTATTAAAACCAAGCTCCCAGCTAGCAGAAACTACTTGATAGTTATCCGAGTCTTCGTCTCCGCTATCTTCTACCAACTGAGCGAATGAAGGATTAGCTATTTTATACACTACTGCCGCTAAAGCTATATTAAATGCCTCGTTTGTTCCAGCGACTTCCTTCTCATCAAGCAAGTTACCAGACTGAGAATTGTATTCAGATAATCCAGCATTTACAATATGGCCTACTATATTCTCTCTATTGTGCTCGAGGTTCGCAGGTTTGTGTATAAAATAATCTTTAATGGCTACAGCTGTCGCTGTTTCAATTCCATCACCATTATTATTAAATTTGTTTGCAACCGCAGCATTAAAAGCAACACCCAGCAAGTCTAGATTTCTTTCAAGATTTACATTTTCAGGGATGAGGGGTAAAAGAGGTTTTAGCGAAGCAGTTGAGATACCTTCTTCAGACTCAATTTCAAGCGAAGCTAGCGAGCTCTGCGAAAAAGTTGTTTTATATTTAAAAGGAGCTTTCATACAAAGCATTACACAGATTTTTTGCTTTTATTTTTTTTACTATGATATAGTAGTGCAGCTGGGTATTCTTCTATTTGATGCTCTAAGCATATTTTATCTACGCCTTCTAAAGTATTTAAATCCATAATCTTTTCAGAATCTTTGACAACGCTTTCAAAGTTTTTATTCCAATTTTCTTGCTCAGAAGATACTACTATTTTAGAACATAATTCACTTATAAGTTTTTGATGCCCTTTATTTAATCTTTTTATTTTTTTATGAGTTTTTAATATTTTCTTAGCTTCTTCTGTGAATTGCTCAGTTGCATATACTACATTTTGTATATCTGTTCTGCCATACGTTTCTTTAGCGGCAGCTTCTTTCGGAATTCCTGACGTGCCAGTTGGTCTACCAGCAGACTTAGGTGTCTGAGTTGAAGTTTCTCCTTCAATCATAGGTACTCCACCTACTAAAGGATTGTAGTACCCCATTTCTCTCTCTTCTACAAATTTTTCTTGAGCAGGCGAAATCTCTTTTGATTCTGGGAATACTCCAGTTTTCATAACGTCTACACCTTGCTGCGGAGTCAGTATTCCTATCTCCATTAATCTTGTAGTTACTCTTTGAAGTTGTGTTTCATCCTTAACATTCACTTCTTCAAATTTTGCTTGGGGTATAGATTTCATTCCTAAGTTTTTGCAAATCTGATTAATTTCTGGCTGAAGAAATTGCTTTAAAAATGCATTCCTCGACTCTTTTAACCTTTCTAGGAATATTTCAGCCTTAACTGCAGTATTTGAGAATTTTTCTTGGCCAACAATTATATTCTGCAAGCCTTCCTTGATATCTTGATTGACAATCTCATATTTTTCAGCACCTAAAACCTTATTAATTTCTGGTATAACAAATTGTGCTTTAGTTGTATAGTCACTGACTAAAACCCTGCCAACACTTTCATTTTGAAAAAGCTTTTGCATAGCCACCATGTTAGTTGGATTGACTCCTCCTTTGTCTGGCTCAGCCCCCATTGTGATTAAGAGTATCACATTTTCGATTGTTCTAGTAATAGCTTGATCAATTTTTTTAAGCTCTAGCTTAAAGTTAATGTCGTCTAAAACAGAAAATCCAAATGGAATAGCAAATGGCTCATAATCTTGTTTTTTATAAAAGCAGTATCTAAGATATTTAGGATCAAGAGGGACTTTCACACCATCCCTCAAGTAAGCATTGTCCTTAACTTTCTTCTTAGCCTCAGGAGACAAGGATTCAAATATTTGCTTATCTAAATCGTTCTTTGGGCTTTTTAGCCTTTCTATCTCATACTCGCTTAATATCTTTTCATACAAAGAGTCAGAAAATGAAGAGCTATGCCTTCTTACGATGTCATATGGATTTAGGATGATATACCTTAATGGAATTTTACCTTTGAGTCCAAGAATCTCTGTTCTGTAAGATCTTCTCAAATCATTTAAATCAATTTTACCTTCTAAGGTATATAGGAAAACATTTCCTGATCGATAATACTCTCTAAAAAATTGATCTTTTAAAAACCATAAGTTAATTTTGTCAAACCATTTTTGTATAAAATTTCTAGCAACTTCACTACCGCCCTCTAGCATAATTTCTGCATTAGCAAATTCAGACATAATATCAATTGCGTTTCTAAATATAGAAATATTACAGTAAGCTTTTTGGCACAATTCAATAGCTTCTCTGATATGTATCCCTTCTGCGCTGAAATGGTATGGAAGCAGCCCCTTATGAATGTTTTCGTATTTAGAAGCCTTTGTGCCTAAAGCCGCTCGATTCTTTCTTGTTTGGGTATCGACTTTACCACCTCTACTGTATTCACTCGCTATCGATTGGTAAAATCCTTCTCCAGATAACTCTGGAGACCATTGAGCAGAATTTGATATCATTATATTGTCCAAAGGTTGACTTTGGTCAAACTTTTTCCAGTATTCAGATTTCTTAGTATATTTTCTTTTAGCCATTTGTCGAGAATTACACCTATATATTATAATAAGTAAAAAAAGTTACTTTTAAAGTTACTTTTAACTTTTATTTTATAAACATTGGCGTAAAGTCTACGTACTTTGGAGTCAAATCGACATTCATAAATTCATAGTACAATGAAGTCATCCAGTTGCCTAGAACTAATGCAGAGTAAGAGTCTTTTCTAGTTTTTTCGGGGCCCGTTTGTCTTTTTAAATTGTCAGGCAAGTCAAATGTCTGAGTTCCTTGGGGAGAAGTTTTTATTTGAATCAGAGCACACTCAGACTTGGTTAAGTTCATTAGATCGTATTGATGCTCAATGAGGTCAATCATTTTAGATTGGGGAGACTGATTCTTTTCTTCATTTTTTAAAAATTTTAATTTCGTGATTGGTATTTTCTTTCTGCGTTGCATAGCATAATCTTCGTCAATAGCTCTTGACGCAAACCACAATCTTTTATGATCGAAATTCGCCTGAAGAGATTCGTTCGCTCTTCTTATCCAGTCAGAACTAGGTTTTCTTAGGAAACAAATTCTTCTGTCCTGTTGGTTATATTGTTGCCTAACTCCCTTAAGGACATTCTGATAATCATTTAAGTCATCAAAATTAACATCTATTTGTTTAAAGTTAATATTATCTTTTTTAAACATAGAGCTTTCATTAACAGCATTAATAAATTGAACGCCTCCCATATAGTCAGCTACAATACTAACAATATTAAATTTTTCTATAAGATATTTAAAATAGAACATATGATCTTGTAAACGAGTTCCAGACATTGCATAACTATGGACTACGGTCGCATTTCGCTTTTCATCATTTAATTTTAATATATGCATAGCAAAATCATCAGAGCTTTCACTTTCTGCCCAGCTAGGGTCAATAGCTAAAATATATTTTGCATCAGGTTCGCCCGCTATTTCCACACACTGCCCTTCTCCATCCTTTATTGTGCATTCCGCCATTCTAGAAGTCTTAAAATATCCACTGCTATCATCTGTAAATATAGCATTAAACTCTCTATCAAACTGAGATTGACTCATTGTAGCTTTAGATTGATTAATCAAATTAACATCATACAATTGCTTAGGAGCGCAATCATAACTAAAGTGCATAATAGATCTCCTAGCATTAGAGCCATCTTTATGGTCAACATGATTTAATATCAAATCTTCGAAATTAGAATATAATTTATACAAATATTCAAATTTATAACTAGCGGATGATAACATTATTAATTTATTGTTAGGCCATCTATATCTTTGATCTTCAGTCATTTCGCCTTTTTTTATCAAGTTTGTTTCAAGGTTAAATAACTCCTCTCTTTGGGTAGGATTTTCAACAACAGACAAGAATGGCACGATAACTTCATTGTATACTCTTTCAGGCATTAACAACATCTCATCAATAATGATTCTATGAAATCTAAAACCACGAAGCTTGGAACCATCGCCTAATGGCAGAGCTCTGATTCTGCTTCTACCTATTTCCATCAACCACTCATCATTACTCTTGCTTTTTTTAGTAATGCAGCCTGCAAGCATTTTTGCCTGAGGTTTATTTGCAATATCTTCAATTTTTTTAAATATTTGCTTTGACTGCCTAAATGAAGCAGCTAATATCCCTATCTCTACGCCCTGATTAAGTATAGCGTCCAGGAAGGCGTAAATTCCTGTAGTAAAAGATTTTGACATACCCCGACTCCAAATACCTAGGAAGTAGTCAGTTTCAAACATACCCTTAATCGCCATGTGTTGAAATGGAAATAAATCTACTCCTGACAATAAACTAGTTGTGAAAGTTATATTTTCTCTTAAAAATTGATATAACAATATTTTAGCTTCTTCTTCTTCTAGAAAACCTTTATCTAAAAGTAATTTATTTATATCCTCCTTAAAAGGATTGTTTGGTTGATTTCCTGGTTCCCAGCTCATTTTTGTTTGTCTAGATAATATTGAATGTCCGTGCTCCATAAAGCATCTCCAAGAACTAATAATTTTGGAATAATTTCTACAGATTTTTCTCGATTTCCCGTGAAGATAAATTGGCAGCATCCCGCGTATTCATGAGATAATACTCTCATATTGTGCCATATGTAATTTAAGTTAGATCGGTGTTTGGAAAAATTGTTTCTCTTTTTTATTTTTTCTATATCGCTTTCGGTAACCACATATAAATAGCACCCCATGTTTCTACACCTATCTAATTCTTTTTTAAATCGCTCAAAACCTGTAGACATTGTTGATTTAAAATCTTGCTCTCCTTTTCGGTCAACATAAGTATATGAGTAATAATCGCCAGATGAAGTATAATCTCCAAAATCTAATTTCATTGTTTTAGAGTTGGGAAATGATAATGGCTGTTGTTCTCGAGTATCTATAAATATTGGCGTATCTTTGTATTTATCAGCGTAAAACTCTTTACATATTCTTTTGGTAAATATTGGCTCAACCCCTGTAAGCTTAGAAGCCTCTGTATATGACCCAAAAAGCATTTTATAGCTATCTATAGGTGGTAAGTCATATATCTGCAATTCTATATGGCTAGGGGCCTTTAAGAGGTTTTTCTCATCTATTCTATTTTTGAGCTCGCTAACTGCATAATGTTTAGCGAGTTTATTATCTTTGTTTTTTATAAGCCATTGCACCATTTGCCATCTGGTTGAAAATCTTTTGCGAAAATAATCTTTTTTGTTTTTAAAAGGTAACGGCTCACCATTATACCAATTCTTCATTGGATAATAAGTCGTATAGTATTCGCTCAATAAAATGTTATGAGACTTAATATGTATATGAAGTGCTCTTTCAGACTTAAAGGATTTTTTACAAACCTTGCATATATGTTCTACATTCTGATCCATAATATTAACGCATATTTTGTCCAGCTATCTGTAGGTTTAGACTCATGTAGCATGTCATAATTGGGCTGATTATTTTTTAAATTTTTCCACATCAACATTTTGCCCGCCTCAGGCTTAAAAGACATCTTGAATTTAGGAAATCTAGTTTCTCCACCTTTTTTTCCACTGTTGAGGTAAAATAGTATACTATACCATCTTTGCTTTCCAAACTGACTTGGTAACATAGCATATGGGTTTTCAAAAAAATCATAATGTTCTTCATAGTACATTGATGGCTCATATTTAATGAATTGCGCTTCTTCTTGAAATAAAATGTTAGTTTTTGTAATTTGACTACAATATTTTTTAATTTCTGAAACTACAGGGTGCGATGATATTGCGACAGTATTTAGATTATTTCTTTGACCATCGTTAACTCCAGCGACAGTTGCAGATTTACATTGCTCAGAAAATGAATTAATTAATAAATTACATGCTTCTTTTGTGAGGACTGACTCAGCTGTGAATATCTCATCATAGATATTCAGGAGCCTTTGGGGCTGGATATACTTATACTGCATCGTCTTTAGATAATCCTAATATTCTTGCTTTCCAGGAGTCCATAGATTCCATGCGATCTGCTTCCTCTTTCACTAACTTTTTTTGCATTTCAGCCATTCTTACCATCACAGCTCGCTCTTTTTCATTTTGGAAAGTTTCAACTAATGATAATATTGATGCATTTTGAGATTGGCGATTCTCTAGCCTTTTAGCTCGATCACCATTTAATTTTTTGATTAGAGATTCCATTCTTTTCTCACACTTATCGTACTCTTCACTTTTTGTCTTAAGTAGCTCGGCTAGCCTTACAGTCATCTCTTGTTGTGAATCAGCATCATTAAACATTCTATTTAATTTCTCAATATTTCTACTTACATTTCTCAGGTTAATGTAATCGATGCAAACATTAATATATAAATTAATTTCATCGCTAGTTAAATCAGGTTTTCCCCAGGTAGCTCTTACAAATTCAGCTTCGAATAAGTCTCTATCATCTTTATCTCTATAATTATTTATTGTATTTAAAAATCTTGGCGCAGATAGAAATAGTAACATTTTTTCTGCTGATTTTTTCTCTACTAAGCCTATTTCGTCAGGATTCAATTCGTCACCAGTATAATTTGATATTAAGTTAATTACATCGTTAAAACTGTCTGGTGGCTGATACTTCTCGCGCACTCTTGGTTTTTCATCTTTTTGCAGCAAGTCTGGCGCTACATCTTTAATATAAGCCATAACCGTTCGCTGCTCCGTAGATAGCTTTTTTACCTCTTCATCGGGGAATATGATTTGAGCAATTTGGAAAGAGTTTAAGCCGTCTTCTGCTAAGTCTAGAATCTCATCTTTTTGTTCATCAGCGAGTTCTATTGGCCCTTTTTTCTCTTTTTTTGTTGTATTGTAATCTAAACTCTCTTCAACCAAGAAGTCTTTAACAGCTCTACCTTCTTTTGATCTTCCATCTAGAGTATCGTCTAAAAAAGTATTTTGAGTGAGTTTTATTAAATCTGGAATTTTTTTGTGATTTTCCCTTAGGTAGGTTTTTTGAGTTTCCGTTAATTCTATTTTGCTCATAAAATAATATCCTTTCTATCAATAACTTCTTTTGCTTTCTCAATGAATATTTTCTTTAGGTTTTTTAATTGCTTGTATCCAGCCTTTCTGCCCTTTTCATTACTTTTATAACCCATCTTTTTAGCAACCTCTTCTTCTGGTAGATGTTCAACATATATCATTTTATAAATTGCATAATGTTTATCAGATAACTTAAACTCCATTAATGTGTGCAATTTTCTTTCTGCTTCGGAAATATCAGTTAATTCCTCTGATATATTATATACTTCCTGAGGATGATGCTCTAAAGCTAATGGCATTTTTATATCATGAGCACTTTTTTTCGTTTTCTCCCATTTAGAATATAATGGACACTCTGAACATTGAACCCCGCTTGGAGTGAATCCACATAAGCCAGTGTGGCCCTCTTCATGTTCACTAGCCGAAGATTGAGCGAATGGGCAGTTTAAACAAGGTCTAGCAAAGTTAGTATAATAATTCCTGAATATATTCTTAATTTGATTGGATATTATTTTATTTATCCAAGGAGCTAAACTTCTTTTCTGGTCCCATTGATCCCATTTTTTGTAAATATGAGCACGAATTATTTGTTGGACATCATCGTAATCCATCCATGCGAGAGCGTGGAGGCGCCATTTGTGCTTTCGTTTACGCAATTCATTATCAATTACATCAACACAGTCTTCGTAGCTTAATTTTTCCTTCCTAGTCATCAATATCGGTCTGCTTTTTGCTTTTCCTGCATAACTGCATACCTTCTTTGATAAGATCTTCGCTATCATTACTTGACTTAGAAACCTTTCTTTTAGGGGATTCGGAGATATTTTTTAAATCACCTCCAGAAATAACTCTATTACCATTGCTCGCATCTATTTCGTACTCTAATTTAGATATAGATGGAATTTTTTCTACAACAATATCATCAACTTGAGAGTTGTCTACAGAAGCTTTTGATCCATCCATGCTGCTACCGCATGAAGGGCAAAATTTAGGAGAAGGAGATGTGTATTCTATTTTGTGACCACAGTTAGTGCAATAAACTATATTCATAGTTAATTATATAATTAATTAAATAAAATTCAACTAATCTCCAAGATAGCCGCTGATAATTCGAGCCTGATTCTTAAGTAATTCGAACATGTCTTGATCGCAATCTACAGTATGTTTTACATAATCAATTCCCAAAATTCCTATAATCTTACCATTCAATAACTTAATTGGAACGCAAGATATACTTTTAATACCCTTATTATGCATTTTTTCCTTGAATAAAGGGTCTGGTATTTTTTCTGTGTTAGAGTAACATATACCACCCTCTTCAATTAATTCTTTAATAAAAAAGTTATAATTCGAAACTCTTAAATTCTGCTCTGCAGACGCTTCGCAACTTATTCCTTCTTCAACGATCTCATATGTGTTACTAAATTTTTGTTGCGAATTGCCACTATAATAATAGTCTCCATTATGAAATTCATAGACGTAGCATCTATCAGAATCTGTCTCGGCAATAAGGTATGAAAGAGCAGTATAAATATTATCGTTGCGATTTATATCCTTAGGCAGGGGATCTTTTTTTGATTTTAATCTATGCGTGAGATAAATACCCGCCAGGGTAGTTACCGCTCCTATAATTGCTGAGATAAGTTCCATCGTATACAAAGATATACACAATTATTTTTTATTTTCAAGTTTTCCAATTATAAATTTAAGCAATTCATCTCGCATGATGTCATCTTTTGTAAATCGAAAGCAGTGAATGCCTTTCAATTTACTGTCTTCGTCATTAAATAAATCGTACATCGGTCCGAATCCGCTTTTTCCATTAATGTCGCTCTGCATAAAATCTCCACATATAAATAATTTACTATTTTTACCGAGTCTAGTTACTAGAGTAGTCAGCTCTTTAAATGTAAAGTTCTGCGCTTCATCAGCCACAACTATTTTGTCTATCCAATTAGCGCCTCTAAGGAAATTAATGGGCAACGCATCTACCCTTTCATCCATTAGTTCTTTCATCACCGAGGGAGCTGTATTTTTAGCTGGTAACATTTCATCTAATTTGTCTTTTAAGGGAGCTATATATGGATTAAATTTATCTGCAATATCGCCTGGCAAAGCGCCAAGCCCTTTATCAGCACTTTCAATTACAGTTCTAATATACATTAAATCATAATCATTATTATTGCTTAAATGCCTTAATGCGGAATAGACAGCCATATAAGTTTTTGAGCTGCCTGCTGGTCCGCATATAAACATTATGCGCGTATCTTGATCTAAAGAAAGAGATAGAAACTCCTTTTGTCTTTCAGTTAATTTTTTATTCTCAACCTTAAAACCTGGGCTAGCTAATTGAGGTATTTTAAACGCCTCTTCTTTTTTCGTAGTTTTTTTACGTGGCATGTTATTTAAATATATTTTACACTAGTGTAATTAATTATAATGAATAAATTTCAAATTTTCCAAAGATTATGCGAGCACTTAGGTCCGCGTGATGCGGCTATGTGGTTAGGAGAACCAAATAAGAAGTTAAAAGGAGCTTATCCTGCAGACTACATAAAATCTGGGAACCTTAAGCCATTAATTAAAATAATAGAAAAAGAATTCCCATGTTTGACCAAGGGGAAATAAAGTTTTCTGAAATTAGTGGTTTTTTAGAAAATAATTCTAAAAAAGTTAGTACATCCAGTATTGCTGGATGGAGCGCGCCATATAAGATGCCGAATGAACTTAACGATCAAGGTACATCTATTGGGTTACTGGCTCCTGAGGGAAGTACCTTCAAAACCTATCGGTTTTCTGAATTTAGAGGAATAGTTAAAGCAACACCTCCTAACATAACATCTGATTCAATTATTAATATTGAAACTAATAGTAGAGAATTTAATTTTTCTTATCAAATTGTAGCTGATAATATGATTGGTGATATTAATTATCCATTTTTATATATTGCTATTAATTATCCTGCTGGTCTTACATTTAATTCTAATACAGGATTATTGCAAGGTACTATTAATTTAGGTGATTTAGGTTATAGTGCTGGAGATGATATTGAAATAGCGTTTACTGTTTTTGCTGATAATTACGCTGGAAGGGAAAGTATGGAAGTAACGGTCAATGTGGAATGGAATGAGCCGCCGACCATAACGGTTATTGGAAGCAGTTTTGTGCAAAATTTTAATGGAGTGCCCTATAATGATGCAGGCGCAACGGCAAACGATCCTGAAGACGGAGATTTAACCAGCTCAATAATTACAACAAGTAACGTGAATACTAATGTTAACGGAGTATATGAAGTATCTTATCAGGTAACTGATTCTGGTGGGTTGACATCATCTGTAAGTAGAACTGTAGTTGTTATTAATAACCCTCCTGTTATTAGTTTGCTTGGTAGCCCTATAGTCAATGCACCTCAAGGATCGACTTATATTGATGCAGGTGCAGTTGCGTTTGATAAAGACGATGGTGATATTACAAACAGAATAACTATAGAAAATACAGTAGATACATCTATATTAAATAATTATTCAGTTGTTTATAGCGTGACTGATTTTGATGGAGGTTTTAGTACAGTATCTAGATCTGTTAATGTTTTTAATATATGTTCTATAGCCCAAGAAAATGGTGATAGCCTTAATGCAGAAGATAATCAAACGATAGATGTTGAATTGTGTCCTGATTTCTGTAGCTTACTACAAGAAGATGAATTTCCAATTTATACTGAAGATGGAGTATATTTAGATATAGAAACTTGCGGCGAATCAATTGAAATAGACTTATGCAGCTTACTTAGAGAAAATGGGACTCAAATAAACACAGAGGGCGGAGAAACTTTAGAGGTAGAAATATGCTGAAAGTAGTGTAAACCATATTATGGGTACTAAAATATCAGAACTTTTAACAGCGTCAGGATCAGACATTAATTCTTACTCCAGAGTTCCTGTAATTGTTGGAGACGGAACCACAATGGCAACAAAGTCAATTGAGCCAAAATATCTTGGAGGTCAATTATTAGGAGTTAGACAGGCTATTTTCGATGATGATTCTGTCATAGGTGGATCTGGCGAAGGGACTACAGGAGATCTGAATACAGTTGACGCTTTAACTTTGTATTCTGGTGATTATATTTTAGATTGGGATATCAACTTAAACCAGTCGGCAACTGGAAGCGGAGTATTCTCTGGGGATGCAAATATAGCATTTACAGGAGCTGGAGTGAGTCCAACTTGGGAAAAAGTGCAAAATTTTCATATCTATCATAGCGGCGAACCCGAAGACTATTATAAAAACAAATCAATTCACTTAACTCATGCTTTAGACTTGAATACTGGTTCTGGTGATTTTGTATTCCAAGTAAATGTTGACTTACCTGACTCAGGATTAAATGTTCACGACTTTACTGTTAAAGTCACAAGTTGTGCAGATGTTGCTGGAGTTTCTTCTGCAGCATTCCCCACAGGTTCTGTATAATATTATAATTTATTTTTTTTAAACTCTAAATATAAAATTATTCTATCTTTTTTTCCTGCGTTTATAGCAAAATGAGGATAGGCTCCGTTAAATATTACATAATTGCCAGTTTTATGTTCAAAAAAATCTCCATTAACGCAAAGATATGATTGCATCGGCTCTGGCGCGTCAAGAGAGATGTGCATTTGCGCCAATTTTTCTGTAACCATTTCTGGATGAGTGTGAGTTCCTAATATTGATTCACCTTTTAGTATGTTTAGTGCCGCAACTTTTATTCCTTTTATTTTTTTTAATAACTTTATAGTTTTTGGCATATTACTGTGCGGTACTTCTTTATCATGAATAATTAATCCATATTGAATCCAGCTTTTATTTACCTCGCCTTTGTTATTCCACCCATCAACCCATCCATTTTTTTTATTTAATTTAATTTTTTTTAATATTTCTTCAGCTACAACTTCATGATCTTTATTAACTCTATTTATATTTAAGTTATAATTGTCGAGGTGCGAAGATTCCTCTTTAATAGTTTTCCAATTTTCGACTAACTCAGTTAATTGAGGGAAATCACTAAGTTCGTAAAAAGACATTAAAGTTTGTCGTAATCTGCTTTGCTGCAAAATTTTGTTAATTTAGTTCCATCTTCATCCACGGCTTTAAGCGCATAACGCTTAGATGTCTTCCCTCCCTTAGTAACCATTTGATAAGTTTTCTTTTTGACTAGTTCGGCGGCTATCTGAACTTTAGTCTTCTTTTTTACATTATAAAACTCAACTTTTTTCATACTTTGCTTTACACCAAATAGGGGTCGGTTATTTTTTTATTCAAGCAAATAATTTAAAATATTTTAAACAATGCAAATATTGAAAAATAGTACCCCCCACCACTTTGTCAGAAAGTGGCTAGTGGTTTTTTTTGGAAAATGGGGTGGGTTAGTATGCGAGCAAGGCGGGGAGGGGGGAGGGGTGCTATGCCACACCCTCCTCCAACAAGAGAACCTTTGTCTTGCCTTCGACTTGTCTCGATATGTTCTTGAGTCTTGTCAAGTTAGCTTGAATGAATGACTCGCTAACGAAGTACGAGTTTGGTTTAAGCATCCAATTCTTAGGGTCGATCAAGGCAAACAGGACTTGCCCTGCTTGCCCGAACATAACCCAACGGAATGATGTTTCGGCTTTGTTGCGTTTAGGTAACTGCTTCATTCTCCGAAGATCTCACGCATTGCAGGACTGAGAGAAGCCATGTCAACCTCGTTCTCATCCATGTCATAATCGACATCATCCTTGTCATGCTCGACTGACTCAAGAGAAGCGTGTTCTTCCTTGATGTCATTATCACTTGCTTGAAGCAAACCATGATTGACTACAAGCTCTTCCGCTTGAATCTCTTCTTGTAGTTCTTCTTGCAATGATGCAAATCTAGGAGCGAGGCGGTAACCTTGCTTGGCGTTTTCTACTGCTAAACGAATTCTTTCGATGTTATCCATAGTTATATAATCTAGTATAGTTGGGTTGTAATGTCAAGCCTCAATGATTCTTTTTTTGTGATCAACCAAAAACTTTTGGTCATTCTCTTGTGCAAGAGTCTTGGCATAGTTGAATGCTTTGGTTCGTCCTTCGATCTCCTTGACGAACTTGCCGAAGGCGAAGATGTTCCAAAAGCGTGAAATGTTTTCGTTTTTCTCAATCTTAATCATGCTCTAAATATAAGAAAATTTTCTGTAAAAGTCAAGTGTTTTTAAAAAAAAATTAAAGTTTTTTTCATGTTGTTGTAAGTTGCTTATAGTCATATAATTGTGCAATTGCCCTAGCAAAAGTAGAATTGTGCAATAAAATAGTTTAAAGTTTTTCTTGACTTTTAGTCATTTTGTTGCTATGTTGTTTATATGATAAAGATTGATACAACACAACTAACTGAAAGAGAAAAGATTTTACTAGCATTTGTAATAGCTAAAAAAAAGTAAAATAAAGTTTGACAAAACAAGAAAGGATTGATAGGTTATAGATATGACAGAAGAACAAATACAAAGAGAAATAAGATTAGACAAACTACAAATGCAAATGTGGAAAGGTAAAATGGATCAAAGCGAGATAGATTGGAAGTTCGCCCGCATTGCTGAACTCGAGGCAATGTTGCCACAAGCCCGCCATCAAGACAAAGTAAAAGCTTTCGGATGGAAATCAGTCGAAAGAAACGCTTGACTTTTAACATCAACTAACCTAGTATATACACATATGACAATGACACAAACTAAAGAAGAAATAAGGAAAGAAGTAAGAACGGAGCTTGACCTAGGGCTTGCCCTGTCTAAAGCTGAAGGCAACCTCAACTTCCTTGCCGAGTCAACCAACACCGAAGGCGACCAAACCTTGACCATCACTCAAGGCATGGCAATCCTCGACGCTCTCCATGCAGTGCAAGAAGCTCGCAAGGCATACCAAGCGGTAATCTACAAAGCAAGAAAGGCTAAGTAATGAGTTATACAAGATTAGAATCTAAAATGAGAGAATCAGGCAAGATCGCTAAGAATGCCTACTTAGATGATGACCCTGAAAAGGCAATTGACTACGCCTGGACACTAGGGTATCATGGTGTACCATTCTACGACAAAGGTGCAATATCCTATCTCAAGAAGCTCGGAATACTAGAAGATGCACAATCCGCCTACGATAGTGGCACAAGGCAGCGAAGCACACCTTTTTCATATGCAAACTTTGACGACATAGACGATTACCTAAGTCACTGTTAGTCAGATAATTGCGAGACTGGGTGGGGCGCGATAGAATTGTACAATAAAATAGTTGAAAGTTTTTCTTGACTTTTCAAGGTTTACTTGTTAGGTTATAGGTATGACTACAAAAGAAATACAAAGGGAAATACTCACACTACAAACCGCCCTCGCTGAGTGCATACTTAGCGACTCTCAACGCGTTGCAATACGCAACGAACTTGGGCAACTACAAGACGAGCTTGCCTTGCGAGAGTTCGACGAGCAGCCCGACATTGACTGGGGCTTTCATTCTGAATGGGAGTAAAATAATTTCACTTTTAGCTTGCAATTAAATAAAAAATTTTATATAGTTATATCATGAACATAAAAAAAGAAATCAGTAAATTAGAGCAATTCATAAAAGATCATGCGTTTGATGCAGACGCTGGGCATATTCAATCTCAAATAGCAGTGCTTCAGGCAGAACTAGAGATTGAAGAACTAGAGCAACAAGAAAAAGAAGCTGAAGAGCGGGCGCAAAATCTACTTGCACAAAAACTCTTTTTTTCCTTTTTTCCGCTTGCATAATCACACAAAATCCTTAATAATAAAGATATGAGAAAAGTTACAGAACAAATCAGAAACGCCTTCAATGCTGGCACATCCTTAAAAGTCGGAAACACCGAGACAGACGGGCAAACCGTTTGGTTGCATGGTAACGCAATTGTAAAGCGTGACGCCGACGGGCTTGTGCGTTGGTCACTTGCGGGCTGGAATACTCCGACCACACGCGAACGCGTCAACGGCATAGCCAATGCTAATGTTTCGCAGTTCAAATTCGAGCCTGTACTAAACGGCGAAGTAATTGACGAAAACGATTGGTTCGCAACTCCTAATTCATTGCCCGATCCTCTTGTGTTCTAAGTCGTTGAAAGTCAGATAATTGCAAATCTGGCTAGGCAAAAGTAGAATTGTATAATAAAATAATTGAATCTTTTTTCACTTTTTGCTTGCGTTTTCGGCTTAATGTGTTAGATTATATATATGATAAAGAATAAAACATTCGTAGCAAGTGTTCATGTCTCTTCCCTTGATGGTGAAGCAATTTCCTTATGGAATAGTAATACTAAGTCATATATCGACATTGACAAAACACATCATACAATCACTATAAAAGCTGAAGACAAGCACGAAGTAAGACGCAAAGTTGCTCGCATGATTCGCACACTTCAGCCTAAGTTGCAATTTCAAACAAGCATTCAACGCAAAGATGGAGATAATGCTCAATACTACATTCAACAAATTTGGGAAAAATAATTCACTTTTTGCTTGCAATTTCTTTGTTTGCATGCTACCTTATAGGTATATGATTAATACAAAAGATATGAAAGAAAAAATAGTAAAGCAGCTTGATCTTGGAATTCACCTTGCAAAGATTCAAGGATCAATTGAATTTCTTCACTACATGAACACCGAAAAAAAAGATTCACCAAGAACCTTGACGGAAGAAATGACTACTGAAGGTCTTCTCGAAAAAGTCGCAGAGCTTCGGTCTATGATAAAAGAAATACAAAAATAATTCATTTTTTTCTTGCAATTTCAACTCAAATGTGCGATAGTAATAATATGTTAAACGATAAAATACAAGTTAGAATTAAAAAATGGTCAACGCATTGGTCTGTTAAGATCTTCGACACAGGAACCGATTACCCACGGGTTCGGACTGCGTCAAGTCTTTCACACCTTAGAACAATCGAAAGAGAAGAGGATCTCAACTCTCCTCGTTTCAATGTAGTAACTCAACACTAAAATAATATGTCAAATAAAAACAAATTCAAAAAAGGCGATGTGCTCATCTCTCGAGATAATAAAGTCTTTCAATTCATCCAAGCCACCGAGCATGAAGAGCTTGGAACTATCGCCATGGTTCGTCCATACCGCACTGACCGCAAGGTCGGCATCCGTTTCGAGGATGTGAAGCTTCACCCTTTCTTTGCATAATACTATGATAAATGTAGACAAAAACCCAAACTTTACTAATTGGTTTGACATCAGACTTTTTGGCAAGCTAGTAGACAACGCCACAAGCCACGCTAACGCCATGCGTATAGCCCGCAAACTCAGCGAGCAAACTAAATCCCCGATTATCGCGACTAAAACCAAGTCGTAAATCGTTGATTATCATATAATTGCGAAACTGGATAGGCAAAAAAAGAATTTTATAACTTTTTAGTTTGATTGGTTAATTTCTCTTTCTCGGCGGGCAATAGCTGTATCCGAACGATTTGGGCTATTTGGAAAAAAATTTGCTCCTATTTACAAAAAAACCCGCTAGTTTTTAGGCTAGCGGGCTTGTAGTTGACCTAAGACTATGAATCCTCACTTAACAAATCCGAGAACATTATATAGAATACAAATATCCACGGAGTGAAAAATAATAGTTCCATCATCCAAGAATTTTTGAGATTACTCTCTTGGCGACGCCCTTACGGAATGCAACACCATTGTATTGAGAACCCTTGACAACTGACACGAATGATCCGTTAGCAGTGTCGTAGTAAGCAGAGACGGGTACTCTGTTCTTGTTGACATATGTGAACCAAATCTTTTCATCACGATTGTTGACATTGTGAGGAGTATAGGTTTTAACCTTACTTAGTGCTTGTTTTTGTTTTTTTGTCATAGTTTAGTTTATCTGATTGTTATGATATAAGTATAGTATAAGATTGATTAAAAGTCAAGCGTTAAATCTTTCTTCCTGCTCCGCTAGTACTTTTTCGTTAAAGTCTGCCCTCAAATTAATAAGTAATTTTTCTTCAGCGAGTCCGTCAAGTTGAAATTGTTGCATCAATTTAGAGACTTGAAGTGGAGGTTGCCAACCGAGGACATCGTCCGAAACAGAGAGGGGGACAAAGTCTCCGCGAGGATTAAATACTGCAACCTCATAGTTATCTGGATGATTGCCGTAAAACAGATTACCGCCCTCAGCATTGGCGACAACGCTAAAAGCGTAGCCATTGTCAAGAGTCAGGCTTGCTACAACTCCCAAGTCTTTTGCGTGAGGATGAGGACCGAATTTTAGGTCATCGAATGTTTTTAGTGTTTTAGTCATAATATAAATTCTATAAAATTAAAGTAGTTATGTCAAGGGTTTTTTACCACCAAGAGTCGAAGAATACTTTCCAACCTTTATCGAGTAGGTCGCGAGCCTTTCTGATAAAATAAAGATCATTATCTTTGTAGTAGTAATGATTGTCGGGATAAGGATTCCCCTCTTCATCTGTCCAAAAATAAGAATCATTCCCAAAAAAGAATCCGCCTGTTTCAGGTAGCTCAAAGTTGTTGATTGCATACTCTAGTGAATCAATGTCTTCTAGTGTTAGCTCTAAAGGTATGCAGTTAAAGTCGCCCATAGGGTTAGCTTCTGATGAATCAAAGTTTGGTCTACCTTTATCCTCCCATAAATCTTCCATCCAACCTTGAAGTCTGTTATGCTTTCTCCATGTAGCTATATCTTCGTGTTGCTCGCCTTTAGTTGCATATGCTGATTGATCTAATCCCATAATAATATTCCTTTGTTAAGTTAATCTATACCTATAAGTATGACATTTTTTTAAGTAAAGTCAACCTTTTTTTTTGGCAAATTCGATTTTAATTTTTGTCTATATAGTTTCGATTTCATAAATACCCCTGGGTCAATGACTTACATTAATGGATAGGGTTTTGTTGTAATTAATTAATACACAAGTCTTTATGAAAGAATCCTTGGTCCGCTAAAACTCTACATGTGTCTGGAAAGGCCAAGTCGATAACGTCGAAAGCTTCCAGGAACCCGTCCAGGTCCTGCGCGCATTCATTAAAAAGGTAAAGGCAAAAAATATATTCTTCGTAGTCCACATATGATTGTATAAAATTTTTAATTGTTTTAAAGTGTTTAATATCCTAACCATTCAAGCACTGCCTGAGCCGAGTATTCTTCCTTGTCGCCCATGTCTACCAGGAACTCTTCGAATTCTTGGCAACCGTGGTTTTGAGCTCCTGAAATGCCCGCTCTTGTGATATCATGACGGATTCGGCTGAGTCGTAATAAGTATCGCTCATGAGTTTACTCCTTCCTGTACGAAGCCCGTCTCATCTTTCTTTGCCATACCTTTTTCGATAAGCCCAACGACTACCCCTTTCTTGTCTAAGAAACGCAAGTCGGTATCATCACCATTGACAACTTCGTAACCCTTCCAAGTCTTAGGAAGTTGGTTGCGAAACACAACGGCAACATTCCCGCCCATAGCAAGAACCATTTCGCACTTCTTGTCATTATGCTCTGATCGAGAAAAAGTCAAGTGATAATTGGATGGAAATTTTTGTGCATCTTTAGTGAATGGCTTGTTAAGAAAAGCACACATCCTCTTGAATGACTTTGTATAGTCGTAGAATTGAGTTTCAGGAAACTTGTCAAAGATCGTCTTTGGCTCTGATTCGCTGAAGAAAACAGACTCCCATGAAATGTCGCTTGTAAGGTTTAAGCGAAACACCGCTTGCATTTCTTTCTTGAGTGAACTTTTGATAGTTGAAGCAACCTCTTTAGAAAGCTTTGCAAGGAAGTCCAATTGTTGCTCAAAGAATAACTTTGTCTTGGCAATGCGTGAAGCTTGAACGGAATTCATTTGACCACGACCTGCTGTGTTTAAACAAGCCATTGTGCAACCTTTGGAACGCCATTGGCAAACTTCGTAACCCGCAAGATTGGCTGGAGCTAAGTGAATTCCTTTTGTGATGTAACCAAGTTTTTCGCCTTTAACGATTTTTTGGTTACCTGAAGTGAGTAGTGTCGTTTTAATCATGTATACAATACTAGAGAAGTTGGGGGCATCTGTCAACCCCTTTTTTTCATTTTTTTTCACTTTGTCATAAGTCGTTGAATATCATATAATTAAAATTTTTCTTAGGCGATTTTCGCAATTAACTAATACTCAGTCACTTGCAAAAGAAAAACCCCCTTCCGATTGGAAGGGGGCTGAACGACACGATATGACCAGCAACCTTAGAAGGGGTCACCTGCACCGACTACCTCGGCTTCGATTATCTCATCCTGCTTAAAGCTTGATGAATCAAAGCCCACTTCGGAGTCAAGCACGGAATGCAATGCTTCGGAGCGTTGAGGTAATGCGGTAAGGTTACCCTTGTAAACCTCTGTGAAAGCGTTGTACAATGAGTTTACATTCCTGTCCCAAAATTCGGGATGATCGGACTTTTCCCATTGGTCAACAACATCAATGATCTTTGACTTAGGCAAAGCACCTGCCTTGCAAGCACGGATCACAAGATCGTTGACTTGAGCGTTTTTAAGATCATGCTCTTTGTAGGCATCAATCCTACTATCTTGAGCAACCCAAAAGTTGAAAAGCTTGCCAAGAGTGCGAGCAATGACATGGTCAAGCTCATTGAGGATATTCTTAGTATGCCTACGAGCTAGTTTGACCTCGTTAGTAAAAATAAGATTGTCGCAGACAAAAGGAGCGTCACCTGCACAAAGTCCTGCGGGGAAGCACTTGTCGTGGGCATTCCGAAGTCCTACGATAGTGCCTCGCTCTGAAGCCTCTCTTTTAGGATGAGAAACTTGAAACAAGCCAAAGTATCTTTGGTTATTCCTAGCGAGGTTATGGCACTCTGCCTCGATAGTAAAGCCCGCTTGATCAAGATGGTTGCGAGTTTTATCAATAAGGAGAGAATGAGAGATCGGTTGGTACGAGACAGAACGCTCGCCATTTTTGTTGAGTTCCTTACGAAACTCGATGGGCGGAGTTTGAACTGCCTTGACTTGGTCGATTTCTACTACTTTGTGCTCACCGCCACAGATGCGGAGATTGTTGGTTTTTTGTTCGTTATTCATAAGTATAATAATAGTTGATTGTTAATGTTTTGTCAAGAATTAATTTTAGTAAATTAAAGTTTTTTTATGCTTCAGCTTTCTATGTATGATTTTGTTTTTAAGTTTGTGAGGGCGAGCTTTGGTGAAAAGGATTGGTTTTCTTATCTTTATATCTCTCGCTTTCATATATATAATTATGACAGATTGTGATTTAATTGCAAGCAAAAAATAATTTTTTTTTGCAGTTATCTTAAGTTGTTGAATACCATATAATTGCGGAATCAGCTAGGGAAATTCCATAAAACGTTGATTATCAACAAAAAACCCCTCTCCGATTGGAGAGGGGCTTGGATTAACCGATGACCATGAAAGGTCAGAACACACGCTTCTCTAGATGATAGAGCTCCTCGAGTAATGCATTATGCTGAGACCGACGCTCATTGTGCTCTGATAAATAAATACCTTCTGATTCTTCGCAGGCTAACATATGGGCTAGCTCGCGAACTTGTGCTCGTAAATGTTCAATGCGTTTCTTCATATTCTACCCCCTTACTAAAGAGATGATGCGATCATAACGGAAAGAACGAATTCCGTTGCGGTTAAAGCAATGAGCACGAAAGCCTACGACTCTCTTGCCCTCGCGAGCGTTACCAAACTCACGCTTATGCGTAGGTTTAGAGATTGTATACATTTGTGTTCTACCATCTTCGGTAGTATACACGACATTATAGGTTGAGCTGAACAAAGCAGCTAACTTGTTTTTGAGTTTCCTTAACATTAGGATTGTTCTCCTTCTACTTCTTGTAAACCCATCGCAGGGTTTTGGTTGTAATAATTGTAAGCGTCAGTGACTTCTTCAGCTGACTCAAAACTTACAAATAAGATGTCTTTTGCACTATCGTATGGGTGCCATGGCGTCTCTGATTCCTCAAAGGCTAGCTCCCACTGCTCAGTGTCTTCATTAAAATTAGGAAGGTCAAGAGGTTTGCCTTCGCATACTGCATCGATATAGGTGTTCATAGTTGTGTTTGTCATGGTTTAATTATCGTACATTTCTTTGATCATGTCAACATCAAAATCAATTTCTCCGTCTTTTTCTTTAAGTTCAAAAGAATTTTTATCAATTAAGATTTCTTCGTCGGCATCCAAAAGGTCTTGGATTTTTTTAATATAGGTAATGGCTAAGTCGTTCATTAGGCAATGTCGATTCCGAAGTGAGATGCAAGCTCTTTCATCGCTTTATCTTTACCGAAAAAGTCATAAGCAAATGCGAGTAATTGCTTTTTGTCTCGTTCGGCATAATCTCTAATCTCATCATAAATTTCAAATATGTTGAGATTCCAATTCCAGGATTCTACTTGTGCTTCTACTTGTGATGATGTCATTATACTGCCCTTTCATTTACTTGTTCTAACATTAATTTAAATTGATCAAAAACTTTTTGCTTGCTACCTTTAAGACCAAACTCTTGCTTGATGATAGAATAGCAAGACCTGCCCCTACTCATTTGCATTCCTAGCGTCTCAAGCCTTAATCCTTTAAGGAGTGTTTTGTAGCGAAACATTTCGATTTGTTCGGGTTTGTCTAATACTGCTGTCATAATTTTTCCTTGTGTTATAGTTCTGCTGATTGAAAAGATGATTCTATTCTACGCTCATCTCGTAATAATGTCAAGTCCCGAATGATGTCGTCTAAAGTTTCATCTTCACTTTGAAACGCACTCCCCTTTGGAAACTTTTCGGGGTGACGCTCATGTTGGTCAAGACAAACTGTTGACATGGGATCTGACCATGCAAGGTTGCCTCTTACTATATCCATAATTGATTCTGATAATGTCATTGTTTTGCCCTTTCATTTTGGTCGTCTGCAATCTTTGCGAGGCGAAGTAATTCTTGGGTTACTTCTGCTTTTGCTGTGTTGTTTGCTTTTGGGTTTTTCAACACCTCGATCATAATAGGAACGAGTGCTGACCATGTTGGTGTGATGTCTATTGTTTCTTGCATGATATAATACTATGAAATTTTTTGTTCAATGTCAAGGTTTTTTCTCTGATTAACTAATTCTTTGAGCTCATAGCTGATGGTGCATAGATTTTCATTAATGTCACGCATAACTCTGAGTAGATCCGCCATGTTTCCATGACGACGATGCTCTAACATTTCATCTGACAATCCGTCAATGGCATGTTTAATTCCTTTTAATTCTTCTTTCATGCTGCTAATACTCTGTTATGGGTTAACGATGCAAATCCTGAATAATATACAGGATTTTCTGTGTCTTTTTCTACAAAAGAGCTATACTTGTACGGGTTGTATGTAATTTCTGTACCAATTGCAACTGTCCCGCCAAGGTCGTCTATCCTGCCTAAAATGCCCGCATGAACATTCTTACGCTTTTCTTGGATAACTTTCGCCCGCCCCTTTTGGTTTACTTGGAAACTGCAATCCCACATCTCTAAGCTATCTGCGTGTGCTTTAACAAGCCCGCCCTGCTTGACTGACCAACAGTCCTTGTGAAGATTCTTATATACGAACACCTTCTTGCTGAAGTCGATGTCGTATCTTTTGTCGCTTTTTGTTCTGATCATGTATACAATTATGACAGAAAACTACCGCAAGTCAAGCTTTTTTTGAAATAGTTGTAACTCGTTGGTTATCATATAATTGCGAAAATCGCCAAAAACTCTTTTCTTGCTGTAAGTTGTTGAATATCATATAATTGCAAAAGTTGGCAGGGCGATCCCGCAAAATACTGATGCTCAACCCTTTACGAATTGAATTTTAATTTTATAAATTTTTGTTTAAATTATAGCTTTATATATTTGTTGTATATTTGCTACTTATATATTTGTTGTATGTATATTTGCTATGTCATTATATGATATGATTGAATTGAATAAAGAATTTAATCTTGTTTAAAAACGAGACAAATTGTGATGACTAGTGCTCCTAGAATAATTTCCACTTAATTTGCTATATGTAGTGCTATTCTAAGATTCTCGCAATCTTTGCCACAGAGAAAAACTTCTCGGCAGTAGTCAATATCCTCGCTCTCTACTTTATCGATGCGTTGGATTGCCTCCCAGGCATGAACCCGTTCACGGGGCAGTCCGCCCCATTTAATGACGACCTTCATGTGCGGGAAATAATCTACGATCTCGGCAAGCTGAGGTTTCGTGATGTATCCGTAGTTTGATAATATGTCTTTTAATGTTTTCATAATAATAAGTATGGCAGGTTTTTTGGGAATGTCAAAACAAAAAGCCCCTCCTAGAATTTCTCTAGAAGGGGCAGGGGCGGGGGATGGGGAAATATGTGTGGGGGAGGGTTCTGAGATACCTCCATCGTTTCGGCGTAAACTTTCAGTTTCGAGTTTCCTACTTTGAACTACAGACTAGGCGTGGTATTTGCCATTTGACTCATCCGATTGGACTCTGTCATCCCCACCACAGGGATCTGCATACTTTAGCTCGCTCACGACAAGCTTGTTCAGTCACCCACAGGAAGGATTATAAGCCCTTCCAAAGTGTTAAAAATTTTAAAGATCGATTTATTTTATTTATTTGAGTTTGTTTCTCAATTTATGTATATAATTATAGTATATTTAGTCTTATTTGTCAAGTATTAATTTTATTTTTATTAATTTTTCTGCACTCTCTTAATAAGTCTTTTATTTTAAACCAACTCTTCTCAGGCGGAAATAATTTTTTATTTGTATCAGAATCATGTGCTCTATATAGATCATCTACATATTCTTCTACCTTAACTAATTTAATTAACATTAATTCTTTTGCAGTTAATTGTTCATATAATTCTTCATCAGTTGCGAACATACTAACTTTATCACTAAGAGGTTTGATTGTTGCATCCATTATGCTACCCCCTTTGCTTGCTTGAGACGCTTGGCTTGAATCTCTTTGAGTCGCCTGTCTGCCTCTCTTTGTTGGGCGAAGATGCTATCCTCGACAATAGAACCATAGTTGGCAAATTTACTCATGCCCACATATGCCCCTCTTTTTACATTATTCATAATTGAAGTTGCTCTTGCACATTTAGCTATATTACCCATAATTTTTTCCTCCTTGTTTGATTGTTATGCTATAAGTCTAGTTGGTTGTCTTCGTTTTGTCAAGAAAAAAGATTAAGGAGTGTTCAATGCAGGTGATGACTTACCTCGTCCCGCCTCATCGACGGACTCTATGCCTCCAAATAAATTAATAAAATTTTTTATTTAATCTTATCCTCACTTTCTTGTATAAATGCTTTTATATTTGATAAATTTTCGTTTGCAATTTGTTTATCTTGTAGCATATCATTTATATAGTATTGATTATTAAAAATATTTCGTACATTCTGCCCATTATTTGTTATTTGATTTATATCATTTTGTACTTTATTTATTACTTCCTCGGCTATATTTATTGCGTCATCCCGAAGCATCTTGTCGCCCGTATTCGGGTTGACTAACTCGGAGTCGGCACTCAGTTCCGCCCGCATCTTTTTTATTTCTGATCTAATATTTAATATTGTATCAAGTTTATTATTTATCTCTTTTGCTATTGTCATGATGTATATAAGTATAGTATAGAATATAAAACAAGTCAAGTATTAATTATATTTTTCTTTATTTTATAAAATTTTTTATTCAATCTTCCTGCACAGGGTAATTCCCTGTTGGATTAAAGAAGGGGAATAGGGTAATCAGATTCGACCCCTCAAAGCTCGCAAACGCTCTTATTTGCGGCTCGCCTGTTATTTGGGGCTGATCTATCCATCCGACATCATTTATTTGCTCCTGCATCATTATTTCGGGGAATGTGAAGTCTATATGGTGCTGAAGGTAACTAACACTATTATCTTTCTCGCTCATCAATACCATAATTATAATTTAAAGCCTTATTTGTGTCAAGTGCATTTTTATTTCGCCCGAATTCAACAAAAAATTTAGTATAATTAATTATTATATTTTATTCTATTTTTTTTCATCTTATTTCGCTTTATTTCATTCAAACTTTTATTTAACTAAAACGCAAAAATGTATAAAAAAATTTATTAAATTAAGTCGGCTATCTTTCATATTGTTATTTGCAATTATTTGATTAAAATTTATTTGTAGTTTGTTCATTATACTTTATTATTTTTCTTATTAAGTTATTTGGCTATATCAAAAAAAATTTAGTTTATTTGTTTCTATTATTTTTGACGCAATTTACAATATTTTAATTTAACTTATATTTTTATATATTTAAGTCGCGTACCACGCTTACCCACTTTCCCCCACTTCAACCCACTTCTCTGTATTTTTTATTTAAACCTTTATTAATCAATTATTTAGATAAAATTCGTTTATCTTTTTATTGTATATATTTGCTATTATGATCTAGTATATAAGTATATAGTTTATTAATATGTATGGGTAAAGGGATTATATTGTTAATTGTATTTGAAATTATTTGGAATTATCAGAAATATCTTGCTTTATGCTATTTAAGAACTCTTCCATTGTGATCTCTTCAGCTTCCTGTTTTGACTCGCTTAACGATTGCTTGATGCAACCCTCAATGATGGAATAACCTTCAGTATGCCCCAAAACTTCGATCTTGTTTTTACTCTTATTTGCTTCCGACATATACATTTTCCTTGTCTATTTGTTTTAGTAATTTTGTAATAAAATTTTTATCTCTTTTATTGAACATATCGTACTCAACCCAAAACTCTGCCATGTCTCCTTTTCTTCGCAATAAAAAATCTTGTCTATCATGCGATATATCTATAATAAAAGCCTGTTTGTAAACTAAGACTCCTGTTGGAGTATTGATTAACCAAGGTTGAGTTGGATTGGTTGTTAATTCTGATATGTGAGAATAAAGTATATCATCCCCATCGAAGACTCCCCCTACGGAAACCATAGAGGGAGTCAAGCAACCCGATAGCATTAACAATAACGATAGGAAGGAAAATTCTTTAAATTTTTTTTTCAATTAAGAGTTCCTCACGACTCTCTTGAGGCTAACAGGAACATTTCGCCCGACATCTGATTCATGAATTTCATAATCATCCATTACATCAATGATGTCTGCAATATCTGCACAGGTCAGTCTTTGATCTTTACAGAACCTTAAATCAGCAATATTTTTAATTAAAACTTTTTCTCCATTCAATAGTTTATTACTGATATATGAACTGACTTTAAATACAAGATCATCTTCATTATCCATTTCATCGTCTTCCCATACACCTTGATCGACAAAATCAGATTCATCATCATCATCATAATCTTCATTATCATAACAATCGTCATTTGACCCATAAATAGGCTTATTAGCCTCGTAGATAGGTTTATTTAACTCTTTACGAGTGTCGGTAATATCAGATATAACCTTGTACTTAGAAACACGCAATTTCTGAAAATCGCAATCAGTTGGCACTGATACTGCATCAGCAGGATCAAATTCAACAACGAGCAACCTACCATCTGCTCCTGCCCAACCATCAGCATAATCATACGAGCCGACATGAAGACCGAAAGAACAATGGTTGTCCTTATTATCATCTACACATCTACGAGCGACCTCGATAGTTGCACCAACCTCATTGAGAATTTGGTGACGATCATTGGTTTTGCCTTGCAATACGATTGTATCGGCATTGCCTGTTGAACTCCAAAAGTCTTTCTGAACACCTTTGTAACCCAAGACCTTACCTTCGGGAGTGTTTGGCAATGACTTGTAGCTCATAAAAGAATACAACTCATTAACTGAATTTGCACTTGGATTTGACTGCAAGCGAGTAATAAAGTTTGTAAGAGGAGCAGAATCCCTCATTCCTGCACGAAGCATTTCGAGTAGTTTTTCAACAACAACACCATGCAAGCGATGTCCTTTGTAGAAAACAACTTCATCTCTGACTTCAATATCACCCTCGACAAAATTCTCAACTGCCTTGGTAATATCAATCAAATCTCCGAGATCATCATATCTTGCTTCCAAGATTGCTTGCTTGGCAAGTTTAAAGTTTACATGATCTTTACGCAAGGTATATGGTTTGCCTTCCCAAAAGATAGTGAGTGAATTTTCTGTGAGTTGATATGGTACTTGATTCATAATTTTTTCCTTTTTGAATTGTTAATATATATAATACTAATTAAATTTACAGATATTGTCAAGTTTTTTCTTAAAATAAATGGGGAAGAGGCATTTAAGCCCCAACCCCATCACACAAGGAAATGTATTCTAAAATAATTTGGTTAGTCACATTCTTGTCGTTATCTTGCTTTAGATTTATCCAAGAAGTAGCTTGATTCGCTACAACTTTAAGTAAAGGATAATTTTTATCGAGTAATTTGAAGTCTCGCATAACTGATTCAGCATCAACTTTTGTATCCAATACATCATCTAACCACGCTTGATCACCTAGACTAACTACATTGATTGCAACATTAAATTTACGATCAGTTGTAGACTCTTGCATAAAAAGATTCCAATTCTCTGCACAACGAGCAAATAAATGATTATCATCGAGCGTAGAAATATCAAATGTATTATTAATAAACAATTGACCATAATTCCAACGATATTCACTAAAGTTATTATCAGAAGATTTTTGGAATTGAATTATCTTGTATGCTGATTGACATTCTTTCTTATTGTCACGAATGATGTTTTTGCAATAGTCAAGATAAAAATCAAAGAATGATACCCATGTACTTTTATCCAATTTCTTTACATCACCTGCACGAACACCGAATAATTGAAGATTTTTTTCGTCTGAATTATCTTCAGCTTTTTGGCGAATACCTCTAGTGATTTTGTAAACTCTGTCAAGATCATAAGATTCACTATCAACTTTGTAGTTCTTGATTGGAACATAAATGATTTTACCATTGACAGAACCTTCAACTTCGTTTAGCTCAAGCGAATTGATTGGTTCATTGACATTTTGCCAATAATCTGCATTACGACTACCATACCCTTTATCAGCCCTCATCTTGAACAATGGAATAGAAGCACGACTTGTGCCCGAAACTTTATTGCGAACAATTTTTTCTTTATCTACTTGAGAGGAATATCTCTTGTGTTTTGCGTCAACAAGATCGAATTGCCAATTATCGTAAACTTCTGACTTACCACATTCGGATGTTGCATGGACAACATAAACACCTTTGAGGTCGGGTAAATCATTCATCAATGTGCGAACTCTAAGATTGTTACCATGAGATGAATCAATGTCTTGCATCATTACAAGATAATTGTCTTGACAATAAATGCGATTTGTTTTAGTAGCTCTTACCTTGAAACCATTGCGAGAATCTTTATCTTCAATTTTCTCGTAATCAGTAATAATAAGATCATCTTGCAATTGATAATCTCTTTGAAATGTAGAGTCTGTAATTTTGATGCCATTCCACTCAAAACTATTCTCGAATACTCCTCTTACTTGATAAGGTAAAGCATTAATAACTTGAGCATAGTTTCTCTTTGCATCCCACAAATCTTCACTATCGGCAAGTTTTTCTTTTGCAATAGTTTGAATATCTTGACTAACTTTGTAAAGAATCGCACAAATTTCTTTTTGAGTTGCTTTGTTGTATTCTAGCGACTCACGACTATGATGCAATCTTACTGAACCAAGAGGCACACGAAAGTAGAAATTACCTTGTTGTAAAAGTTGTTGAACTATTCTGCGAGAACTTTCATTGGACACAAAATTTTCTACATTTATTGCATTTGGGTCAATAGGATAAGCAACTCTACCCATAAGAACATGAGAGTAATAATGATAACCATATCCACGATTCTCGTCTTCCGCAAAGAACCATTCGTCAGTTTTACTTGATAAAACTTTTTTAGGAGTTTGTATAAAGTCTTCTTCAACTCCGAGAAATTTTGGCATATCAGAATCAGAAAAGAAACGAAAGAAATTTTGCACAACATTTCTAAATTCGTTACGATCTTCTTCAGATACTGCAACTTCGATACTTAAACCTGTTGGTTCATTACTTGGTTCTTCAAACAACTTTGTGATTTTGGTATCATCATTTTCATCGACAAATACATTGTAAGAAGTTTTTGTTCCATTATGAAAAGAAACGCAAGTAAAGTTGTCACCATAAGAAAGTGGAGCAAATTTACCGATACCGAAAGCACCGATATAATTGTTAGATGTACGCTTGGTTGATTTACCATACTTGGAGTAAAGACCGAAAACATCTTCTTGACTAAGTCCACCCCCGAAATCACGAACTGCAAATGTTGGATTCATGGCGGTCGGCAACTTAATTTCGATTGGGCGATTTACTCCTGCTTCAGCATTGGCATCGAGTGCGTTAGCACTAATCTCACGAACGACTGCAAGACGAGTATTGGAATAATTGTTGCGAAGAAGAGATGCAACATAACGCATATCTTCGGCATCAATCGTGCAATTTACTTGCTCGAAATCGTGAGAACTAACTACTTCTTTAGATTTGTTTTGTGTGATAATCATTTTTTTCCTTGTGTTAAATTAAACTATGATAAAATACTAGAGTATGCTGATCGAGATGTCAACACTTTTTTTAAGAAAGTTCATTCGCTACTCTAAGCAACTGATTTAAGCAACCAATTTCTAGTATGTGCATTTGCTCTTCCTCTTGTGTGCTAATAGGATAATTCTTAATGTCTAAAATTTTTTGTTCAATAAGCTCTATAACCTCGTTCACTTGGCTAATCTCCTTTCTTGAGCTTTTCTGACTTTTGGTCGAACCATACAACCCTTGTTTGTTAGAGACTCCACAAGAGGTTGATTTCCTGTATGAGAGGTTTTCTTGCCCATTGGCGAATTTTGTGCTTTATCTATTGCTTTTTTACTCATAATATTATTTGATTATTTTTTTTGTTAAATTATATTGAACCCCCATTTATATTTTCTAGTTTATTATATTCCACTTCTCTAAGTTTACTTGCTTTAATTTCTTCTTCAATTAAATTGTGAATTTTGGTCGTGTCTTCTATTGCGGTATGAAAATACATATCAATTAAATCTGCGATTTGATCTACGCACTCATACAAGCGATATTGATCTCCACCATTTTGCGGAACATTAAAACTAATTTTCTCTGTGATATAATTCATGTTAATAAACATAGAGCATATTGCTCTTTATGTCAAGAAAAATTAACTCAATGCGATGTCAAAATCGCAATTTATTTTACCCGAAGTTGCACTCGCACTTACTTTATTAAAAATAATATCAGTTTTAGGTTGTAAAACAAGAGGGAAAGTCAATTGGTTGGATGTCGGAGAAATATCGCTAAAACTTGTAACATTACGAGTCCTAAACACTTTTCCATACTCTCTAGTTTTTAAATGCACGACTGCACTTAATGAATTTGATGAAGAAACATTGTGTGCAGATATATTAAACTTCACTAATTTTCCTGTGTAATTGGCAGGTATCGTATAAACACACATTAAGGTTTGATTATTATTTGATAAAATTTTTGCGTAAGTATTAACCCCATTACTACTTTTAATTGAGACATCTCCTGTGAAATCGCTAGAACCATTATTATAAGCTCTAAAAACTCTAGTCCATGTACTTGGTATATTTACATCGCTTGTGCCCGAAAGATTAACTTCTTGAGATTGCTGTTCAAAATTTTCATCCAACCCCATAACTATTACAGACTGATTATCCGTTCCGTTGGAAGAGGTGATTATTAATGATTCGCCACTATTACTAGGAAATACATATTCTGTTACTCCATCCCATATAGTTTGAATTGCTGACTTATCTGTGATTTGAGGTAAAGCACCGAACTTGTTCACACTTTCTTTTGCTTGACCAATAGCTAAGTCATATTGACTTTCGGGTTTAGGAGTCCAATGTAAATTTAAAGTATCCCATACATAATTAAATCCTAGAGAACTATTTCTCGCAGGAGCAATAGGTAAAGAAGATGGAAAATTTGGATCACTACTCACATATTTAATTACACTAATAAGTTATGTCGATATTTTTCTTTTTTATAAACATATAGTTGTTAATATGTTGATGCTCTAAACAGGTTTATTCCATGTGTCAACAACTAAATTCATTTGCTCTGATAAAGTTGCATCTTCACTAATTGGCTTTAGATGAACGCTAATCTTATCTTCGTAATCGGTATCATCAGTTGGTAAAAAGTGAAGCGTTGACATTTCTCCATCGAGAATAGCTTGAATATCACTTGGAGTCAAACCTATTTCTACATTATATTCTTTAGCAATATTCATTTAAATAAATTCCTTCTGTAATTAATTCATCTTCTGTAAACTCCATTGGCTCTTCCCACTCTCATCATGCAAGCAATAAGTTCCTGTGTAGGAATCGTACCAAAATTTTTCTTCAATAGTATTATCTTCGTATATATAATTAATGTTCATGCTATAAATCTAAAGTGTTTTTGTTGCGATGTCAAGAGTTATTTTCGTATTGATCAATTAAATCTTCTAAATCCCATTCAGTATATTCTTTAATTAATTTTTTTAAATCTCCATCTACATAAGTTGCTCCACCTGTGCCATCATTGCATATTTCCACATCTTTAATATTAGTTTTGCATTGATAACCAACTCCCTTGTTTGTTTCAAAATATCTAATACTTGTTACTTTCATAGTTTTAATTCCTTTGTGATTGTTACATCTAATACTCCCCAATTCATTTGAGTATCGACATTAAAGCCTAGATCAATTAGTTTGTCAACAATAGAATGTCTATGATTCCAAATATCCTTATCCCAACTATAATGGTCGCAAGTAGAGAAATGTATTTGACCCATATTTATTTACCATCTCAACTTGTTTGGAGATAACTTTATTTAATTTTTCTTTCAATTCTTTCATTGTATGTATTCTCTCTCTTGTAAATATTCTTTAAAATTAGCTTTAAACTCTGATAACCAATTAGGACATTCCTCTGCAATCTCTGCTACTATTTGCCAAGGATCACCTAAATAATTATCAATGTCAACATCATAATAGAATTTTATTTGAGATTCTAAGTCCATGTCCTTTGTCCATTCTTCGTATGTTGGTAATTTTTCCATGTCGTTATTCAAGTTCATTTTGCATGATATGTCAAGCATTTTATTGTGTTATTGATAAAAAGTTAGTATTTGAGTGTCAAAACTATTATTCTGCGTCTTTTATCATGCTTTTATTGTAATCTGCCCCCTGCATCTAATACATTGCGAAGACAACTTGATTGCCCTGCTCTTGCAGTAACCTTCTTGGCATACTCAAACGCACTAGGATCGCTGAATGTCTGCATGACCATAGTAGATTTGTCAAGATAAACATTAAGACCCTTCTTGGGGATTGAGTTCGCTATCTTCTCTGCATGAGAGATTGATTGTTCAATACTTGCTAGAAATGCTTCTGTTGTGTTCATGGTATAATACTAAACGAGACAAGAATTTATGTCAAGTTTTTTTCTCTTGTTTGAGAAACTTCTCTGAGTGAAGTAATAAAACATCAGTCTCCCAATCGTTATTTATGAGAAATTTTTCGTCTTTTAAAAGTTCCTTGCAATGATCTATTATTTGCAATAAAATCTTTTCTTTATTAACTGATTGTCCTCTTTTCATATTTATTTAATTTATATATTTTTTAATTTGATTATTTTTTATGTCCAATTCGCTCTCTATCTGTTCTGCAACATTCTCGCTTACAGATATTTCGTGATCTTTTGATAGAGTATTTAATAACTGAACTAAATTTTTTCCTGTATTATCTCTGCCTTCGTTTCCTACTAGAAATAAATTATCTTTATTCATTAAAATAAGATCATCTATTTTAATTAAGATATGATTTATGCTATCTGAACTGCCTCTTATTCCTAGTTGTATTTTCATTATTTATCCCCCCAAAATCCACAAACGCAAGGTTTATCCGAAACTTTGTCAAATAAACTAAATAATATTTTTTGATTATTAAATATTTTTTGTGCCAACGAATTTATTTGATCGTCACTTAGTTGATCGTCTATTTCATAAAGAAAATTTTGTATTTCTGTTTCTGTTATCATAAGTATTTTATTTTAAAACCAAGATCAGTCAAGCATAAGAGATCAACCCTATCAAGGCTTTTTCTGCGGGTTAATAAATTAAGATTTTCGGCATGGTCAGAGACGACAACCCATAAACTATCTTTCTGTTCTTGTATTTTTTTTCTTTAACTATAATTTCAGTTTGCATAATATAAACATTGTTGAATGTACTTGTCTAAGTCTTTTACTTGCTTCTTGGCTTTCAATGGCAATCTCCGACCAAGATAATGATTGACTTTATTTTTAAATGAAATTATATCTCGTAATTGATTGGTCGAAAACCTGCTTTGATGCAAATCAACCAAATCCTCAAGATCAAATAACATTTCATAAACTGCATTTGCTTCGGCTTGATACTTCATGACTATAATTATGATGAAGTTCTACCAACTTGTCAACACTATTTTTCGAAAAGTTTTTGTTTAACCTCTTCAAGCAACGCAACATCTCTTGCTTCTTCGATGTAATCATATTCCTTGAGAATTAGTTCGTATTTAAAGAGCATTGCATCTAATTTTTCTTGCATTAGTTTTGTTGCATCTGCAAAACCTGCATCGTAATCGTCCATTATTATTTTATTGTTTGATGACATTTTATTCTTGTTTGGGTTATCGTCCTGCTTGACAACTATAAGGGCGGATATAAATGCAAATATTAAATTGATTAAATATAAAGTGAGTAAAAAATAAACTAATGCAGACATAATAATGTCTTACTAAAGTTTCTTAAATTTATTTTGAAATAAGTGAAATTTATCAATATTTTTATTTTCAAGTAAGCTATCATAAGCAAAATTTAATTCAAGTAAAATTTCATTAAGCTTATTGATGTGAAATTCATCTATATCACAATATTCTTTTAGTGCCTCAAAGCCAATCAGTTGGTCTTGAATCTGTCTACACGCTAAATGTAATTTATTTTTAAGCTCCTTTTCTCGCTCTTCCATATATATAATTACACATATAATTTTATATAATTATTCTCCACTCATCACAAAAAAGAGAAAAAGTAAAACGAAAACGCATCCTGTTACTATATTTAAAACATAAAAAATTTCGGGTAAATTAGTCATGCTACTAATAAATCTTCTTCAACTAATTCGCCATTCTTTGTGGGGATAATAACATCAACAAGAAAATCTCTGATCATTTCTGTTATTTGAATCATCTCATGGAATTCGTCAAAGTCTAAAGCATTGGCATCACCTTGTCCACCATAACACATACGATAACCTTCTCGTAATGGAGCAGTATTACCTGTGCTTTTTCTGACCCAATTTCCTGTTTGAGGACATTTAACATATTGCCAAGGTTGATGAAAAGCATTTAGATAAACTAATATATCAAGATGACCTTTCATGTTGCCGACACTATCTTTTCTCTCTGTCCAATCAATAAAGTCAATATTAGCAGATGGAAAATCATCTTTTACATCTTTTAATTGAACCATGATTCCTTTATAGTTTTCTTTGGTATAATATGTATATGGTTGTCCACCAAATTGATTCGCTTGAGTTGCCTCGCAACCTGTCATCTCGCACATTTTTCGGTCACGATCACCTTTACTCTTCCATGACAAAATATGTTCAGAGGGTAAAACCTTCTTTACCAATTGATTGCTTTTAAAATAACATTTTCGGGTGACCATGTTTTCCAACGGACATTTGTATTTGTAAAATAATTCATTTTTCTTCCTTTGTTAATTGTTAATTATTTAATACTGACAGGTTTTTTAATCTTTGTCAAGATTTAATTCTTCGGGCAAAGTAAAATTTTGAAAATGATGCCCGAAAACTCGATAGAATTTATTAACCATCTCTACTGCGTCAAGCACCTCTTGGTTATTTTCTCCTAAAGCTGAAGATTCTGCTTCATTTAAGACTAATTCGATTGCTTCTTTTAATTTCATATTATAAAGTATCAAGTAAAATTACATCGCACATCCATATAAGAAAGTTTCTGATTTCATAATTAAATCTTTTCTCGTCATATTTAAAAAATTCTTCGTATTCTAAGAGCAAATTGTATCTATCGTCAATTTCACTCGCACATTCTTTCGATAAATCATCTATTGAATTAGATATTAGACGATCTATTAGTTTAAATCCATATATTATTTCTCTTGTATAGTCCATGATAAAACAATAGTGGCAATTGGATTATTTGTCAACCCCAAAAATTTGATTCCATTCATCTTTTATTTCAATGTCGGGAATTTCATTTAAACCTTGAACACCATCCAATAGCATCTCTATGATTTGACCAACATTCATGTTCATTGCATCTGCTTCGGCAAGATCATAACGCATATCATCAATAGATGGTTCTCCTTCCCTAGATTGTCTTTCAGTTGTTCTCATATTTATTCTCCTTCCTGTGTTCCTACTATCAATAGCTTAATATCTTCACCATCTCCTGTCAAGCCTAATTCTTTAGCAACTTGTCCAAAAATAGCACCATCTTCGGGAGCGATACTGATCCAAGCACAATTTCCATGATCGTTAGAAATTACATCCCATTCATGTTCAAGTAATCTAGCTTTTTGATATTTAGTTAATTTCATAATTTTTCTAATAATTCTAATTTTCTATATAATTTATCTAACGAGTTTTCTAAATGTATAATATGTTCTTCTTCATCTGAAGCATTGCGACAATACCATTCAAGCTCTTCTTCTAATTCGTCAATAAAATTATGAGTATCTTTTAATTCTTGAATTGATTCTGCTTCTAATTTTAATCCACTTAATGCTTTATTGTTCATCGAGTTTTTTCCAATCAACTTCATCCGCTTTTATTTTCCAAGCAATTTCTCCATTCGTAGGATCAGCATACTCAATATTAAAATCACAATCATCAAGAGTCTTGTACGGATCATACTCTCTTACTATTTGCTCTGCTTCATCTCGACTTTCTGCTTCAACATAAAAGCAATTAATTATTTTAACCCCAACGCAATATTCTCTTTTCTTACTCATGCTTTTTTATTTTTGTAATAGTCTTGATCTAGTAAATCGTCTAGTAAATGTACAATGCCCCAACCTAATTCTCTATCTAGTGGGACAGGCTCATCTTCTCTTTCTTGTGAAGGTTTGGAGTCATGCCACAAGATTGCGAGCAAATGATCTCTTTGTTTTTCTAATAAAGAATAGTCGATGTTCATCGCATTTGTTGTTCCATTTCCATGATTTGGTCTTGGGTGAGTTCTCCTTTGATTTTACTTCCCCAATATAATGGCTCGTCATCATTTAAATCACAAGCAATTTCTATATTTGTAACATTGTGCCATGCTTCATCTGCATAGATACTGCCATCTTTATTCAAGCTTGGTCTTTTAAATCTTTTGTTGCAATTATTTTTAATGTGCCTATCAATAATTTCAATGTCATCAGCAATACAAGACAAGCGATGTCTAAGCTCAAGATTTTCTTTCATTAATCTTTCAATGTTTTGCTTATTGATTTCGCTCTCTACTTCTGTGAGATAAGTCAAAGCCTCAGCCTTTTGTTTCTCTGCAAGAGTAAGATTTGCAGATTCTTCGTAAGTTGGATAATCGTCTCCTATGATCTCTTTCATTTTATTATCTTTTGTGATTTCCCATGCCATCATAATCCATTGTGTCAGCGTCTACGCTCTCGCCTCTAATATAAGCACCAAACTCATCGTCATCCATGTGCGATGTTCCACCTTGAGGTTCGCAGAAAACAACTTCTGCATTTTGTCTCCACGCTTTACTAATCTCCGAATCAGCATCTAGTTCAAGGAACGCTTTATTTTGAGCATCTTCGGGCGAATCTGCTTCAACCTCAAAAGTACGATATGTCGTACTTGCCATTTCTACTTCGTATGTTTTCATGTTATAATCCTAATTTAGTTTTTTGTTATTGTCAAGTATTAATAGATATAAATTGGAGTGTATTCACCGACATACGCTCCATCAATATTAAAATAAAAATATTCTTGAGCTTCTTCCACGCTCATATTGTCTCTTTCTGTGAGAGTCTCAAGAATAGAATCAACAGAGTATACAACTCTACCTTTAGTATCATGACCAAGAATAGAATCATCAAACCCATCGGCAAACATTGCTTCGGGATTCATTTCTTTAATTTCTTCAAGCAACTCTTTTCTTCTGTTTTCGTTCATGATTTAAGTATGAACCAACAAAAGTGATATGTCAAGACTTTTTTTTCTGCTTATGGATTTTTGTTTCTGCTCGCAACTTGTGAAGGTCTTCTATAATCTTCAAGCCTTTATAGTTTAAGCAGATCATTGATGGCAGTTGCCCCCACAACAATCATCAGTACCTTTATCCTCGCAAATTTGCTCCAACGAATCAATACTTAAATTAACATTATTTTTTATTAAATTAAGTTCTATCTCTGACGCAATTATTTCTCTTGCCGAATCTGATTCTAGGTTTACTTGTAAGTCAGCAAAATTTTTTAAAACTTTAATTATTATTTCTTTCATTATTTAATCTTTTCCTGTTAATATATACACTACTAATAAATACATAATGATCATGAAAATTCCAATACAAGCGAAGAGTTCGTATATTTGTTTTAATTTATGTTTTAACTTTTTTAGCATACTCTATATTTGATTTATACATCTCTTTCTGCATCTTTAGCTCGCTAGTATCTTGTTTTAGTAGGCGAATACCTTTGTCTTCTGTCATCTTACCATCAAGAATCTCTCTTACAATTAACTCGATGTTACGAGTTGTAATGCGATACGGATGACTTCTGCAAAGAAACTTATAAAAGCGACCACTAATTTTTCCATTCTTTAGTTTTTTGTGCAAGAACCTTCTGTAATTGCAGTTTTTAGTATTATGTATTGTTTTCATTTATGTTGATTTTTTAATTCTTTCCAATTAACACCCAAGCGATTAATTTGTTGCCTTAGATTAACCTCATTGAAGCGAGTAAGTTGTTTATGTAAGTTTGATCCACTAAAGCAATGACCACTTCTTGTTTTTACTCCTTTATTATTAAGAAATTTGGCGACATTTTTAAGATTTGGGTTTTCTAAAGTGTCAATAGCTTCTTGTATTAAACCAAATAGATTTACTTCTTTAGCCCAATTTATTGCATATTGCCTTCTCTTCGTAGCACTTTTTTGCCCAAGTAATTTAGCTTGCTCGTTATTAGATAAAAATTTTAATGGACTTTTAATTTTTTTGATTTCAGTAGAATTTAAATTTTTAAATGAGTTTTTAATTTCTTTTATTTTATTCAAAAATAATTCTTCGTTAAGATAAAACCATTCACCTCTATAATGAAATTCCATAAGATTTTTATGAAAAAAGGGTTCTAGCTTGTCGGCATTTGCATCATATATTTTTTCAATTAAATATAATTTTCTTGGGTTACCTATTTGTATATGTCTATACCTTCCTGCATCATATTTTCTTTTAGAACCACAACCTTTTCCTATCTTGAAATAATTTTTTGATCTTTTGTTGCTCTCTCTAAGTATATAAATGTATTCATTCATAATTTAACATATCTTTTATTTTCGCCATTTAATGTAAGCAACTTATTTAAATCATAAGCCTCATCTTTTGTCAAGAGAATTTTTTTATTCGTTGGCAATCTTTCGTGACCATGTGGGCGATTCCAATCAATAATAATGTATTCACTTTTTTCTTGATTCATTGAATGCTTCTAATGTATATTTGAATGGTTGTCCTTCGATATTAGTTACTAACTCTAACATTGTCAAGGCTATTTCTCTAATTTCTTTTTGTGCGTGTTCACTATTTCTAAGATTTAAAAAATTTGCAAAGCTACGCATATTGAACATCACATCTGCTTGTATCCGAGAATTGTAAGTCTTGAAGAATCTAGCAGACTCTTTCGCTCTTTTCCTGCCTAAGATTGGCTCAAGTTCTTCTAGCATGAATGATATAAGTTATTACCTTCATCACTATAATCAATTAATTTTTGTTTCCATTTATTTGGGAAATCATCGGGGATAAATATTTTATCCTCTTTTAATTCTTTATACCTTGCTGACTCTGCATTAATCGAAGCAATTCTATGCTTCAGTAAATGTATATGACTAGCAATTTCTGTATCGACTAAAAAATGAACAACACCTTTTTCAAAGGGAGTTTCGTGACCATTACTCCAAAGCATATTAATAAGCTTGGGAATGCGTTGTTTTTTTTCTTCAGTTAAATTCCTGCTTGTGCTTGTCCACGCTGAACAGGCAATAATTTCATCACTACCATAGTGACCTAATAATTCCACTTCATTATTCATGTAGTTTTCTTTTTTTAACTTCTTTAGTTAATTCTTTTAATTGTTCATCAGATAATTTTGGGGCATGATATTTCCATACCTCGCCTTCTTTATCTAGCTTAGAACTTAGCAACATTATTTTGTTATAAAATGGATACAACCAACTAAGACAATTAAAATACAAAAGCCGACTAACCAAATCTCCACAATAATATAAAAATTTACTCAGAATTAATTTCATCTAATTTTGATCTAATTGCGTCTTCGCAAAGTTGATTAAATGTAATCCCCGATTCATGTGCAAACTTCATATATTTAAGAAGTTCTTCATCGTCAAATTCTAGCTCAACGCTTTCGTATTTAATTTTGCGAATCAGAACTGCACCATCCCTTTCTTCAAACTTTAACTCATCACCTTCTTCCCAACCTAATCGACCAAGAGCATCATCGGGTATGCGAAAAAATAATTCACCTTCGGGAGTTTCTTTTAATTCTATCTCGTATTCTGTCATATCTATTTAAACATATCGTATTCATCGAAATCATCATCTTCGGGACGATAAAGATTATTTTGCCATTCCTCTACCCTCTTTTTTCTTTCTGAAAAAGACTCTTTAGATTCATGCAAACATTCGTTGTGCCATTTGTTCACTATCGCATTTGAGCCACTTTGATGACCTTGCAGATTCTGCTCTAATTCTTCTTCAGTAAACCATTTATACTCTGTATTAAATAATGCGTCTACATTGCATGGATGGTATCCCATACTTACAAGCAAGCTCTTGAACATATCTGCGACACTCTCAACATCATGGTCTTCATCAGATTCAATGGTATATGTTTTCCCGTAGTTAGTTACTTGTATTTTCATTTCCAATCTTCCTCTAATATATATTTTTTATTAACTCTATTCATCTTAAATGCACGATTCTTTGTGTTCGCTTCAAATTTGGATAGATCAGCATGACCTAAATAAGCATAAGGCGGTTTTGCTAAAGTATTAATGAGAATGTGTTTACTAATTTTTGTATTATCTTCTATCATGTATATAATGATATTATTTATTCTTGTTTTTGTCAAGAAGTTTTTTAGCCTTGCGAACTTTTCTCCAATTTATTTCAGAATAGTTATCTCTAAATTTTTTTGAAGCATTGTTTCTAGGCGAATCGCCTTTGCCATTTCCGCTTGATTTTTTCTTCATTAGTTCCAATCAAAATCTATGTTGTATCCTATTGCCCTTCTTTTATTCCAACCCTTGGATGGGCAGGTTACTTCAATGCAAATATCTCTGCCTAAATGATCGCCATCTATAATTGGAGCACCCTCTTTATCCATTTCTTCCACCCAATCTATATTTAGGTCATTAAATGCAAAAAGATCATATTCCGATTCGTCATCTAACCACATAATCGGAGCAGACCAATCGTCCGTATTATCTTCTCGTCTGATTGTCAACCAACTTTGCGAGTAAGCGTTTGATATTTGATCCACATTTGAGATATGTTCTGATGGTGGACGATTTCGATTGTATTGCTCTGTTAAATAATTATCTGATCTATTTTGCATATTCATATTCCATTAATTCTTTTATTTGATCTCTTGCTGATTTCCAATAATGACTTTTCATTTCGTCAGTTTGACCACATTGTCCTGCTTTAACCATATTCATACTATAATCATGCCATATCTTGCATATCTTGTCAATGTTTTTATCATCGGGTTTTACATTATAATGATTCCAACATCTTTCTCCATCAGCAGTTTCTGTCTCTATCCATTCCGCAGGAAAACCTTGGGAAAAATACATCAAGTTGTTATCTTTGGCGAACTTAAAAGCAAGAGACACAAAACTATCTTCTACTTCATACGACTCATAAAGATCAGCATCTTCGTACCAAGACTCATAAACACTAATCTCAAATTGAAAAGTGTCTTTAATTGCAACATATTCTTGTTGAAATTTTGGTCGGGTTGTCGTCACCATGCTCTAGTATGTCAACACTATTAAGTTTGCCATACCATTTCATGTGCCTCATAACTCTACTATTGTAGATGATCTTTTGAAACTCCTCAAGGAGTTCTGCATTAGACTTATCCGTAAAGGATGTTCTTCTAAAACTAACTGATAAACCTTCTCCGCTCATACTTAAAGACTAGCTATAATTATTAATATTGTCAACCCTATTATAAAAAATAATTCAAATAAAAATATCCAATTATACATATTAGCTTTTACCTTTTAAATAAAAATTCATTTCTTTTTTGATTGCCCTAGCAAGCTCTATTTGAGTTTGTTTTGATTGCAAGTTTGGAGAGAATGATGTTTCATAACCATTTTCTTTTAAAAAATTTTCAATGCCTTTCAATATTTGAGACTCAATGTTCATATACAATTTCTCCATTTCCATCTTTATTATAATTAAATAAATAATGTTCCCTATCTGTATCAATTTGATGATAAGGATTATCTTTATTTGGCGGATCAACTGCATAACAAGCGACATCCCATGACCATTCACTAGGATCAGAATACTCAAACTCACCTGTTTCAGCATTTATTCTCCCTATGTCTTCACCACAATGGATATTGTAATCTACAAAAGTGCCATCTTCTAGCTTGTAACTATTCCAATAGTCAAAATTGTCACCTTCAGTTTCGACTTCGGGATTAAGCTCAACTTTTTTAATATGAGTTATCGCTAAATCAATTATTTCTAACGCAACTTTTTCGTCAACTCTCCAAAGTTTTCCTACTTCGATCATTATTCTATGTCTCCTTCTTTATTTGATATAATTCCTTTTTTAATTAACTGCTCAAAGACATTCCACATTTTTTGATAACGAGTCTCATGCAGTTGTTTTATGCCGATAAGCATATTTAATAATTGGTCTTCGGTATGTTTGATTGGAGAATCTCCAATCGCATATATCATTGTTTCTATATCTTCACCTACTTGGTGAACATCACTCATTGCATCTTCTAATTCAAATCTATTCATAGTATTTAATTATGTAGGTTTTTTATTATTTGTCAAGGGTTATTTTAAAATAAGGAGACAACGGATTTTTAAAAGACTCTTTATTTATAGCCCAACGAGTTTTTATATAGGCGTATCGCTCATAACTATGATTATTTTTTGCTATGTTTTCAGAAAGTTTGATGATTTGTAAATTATCTTGATGATGTGAGCCGCCCTTCGAGATCGGTATTAAATGATCGACAGACCATTTAGTTTCTCCATAACTATCAAGGGCAATTCTATTATTGATTATTTGTTTGATTATTAAATTATCAGAAGATAGTAAAATGGCGGATTTTTTCCTACACCTTCTTAACTGCTCATGGTGAGCTTTTAAAGCAGGATCGATTGGTCTTCTTTTTTCTTTATTGTAGACTCTTTGAGTTCTGCGTCTTTTATTAATTACATCATTATGATTTTTTAAAACACAAAGCAAGATAAAAAAAAATAAATCAAGGTATTGTTTTAAATAAAAAAAGTGCGTCAAGTTTTCGTTAATAATTCGTAAGTATTTTTTACGATATTGCTTTGATATGCTTTTAATTAATCGTTCTTCATTGTAGTTAGTTTCAGCTTTCCATTTTGCAGTCCTTTTGTTTCTACAAGGAATGCAATAAATATTTTTGCCATCTTTTTTAGAAGAATCTTTAGTGAATTGATCTAAGGATTTTAATTCTCCACAATCGAGACATTTTTTACAATCACAAGGCATGACAAGATTTTAGCTTAACCCCCCTGCCATTTGTTTTTGTAAGAGTTTAATAGCTTTATCCTTTGCCTTTGTTTCTACCTCGAAAATTGCAGGATATTGAGGGTCAATAGCAATATGTGGTGGAAAATTACCGAATGCGACATAGTCTGCATGAGAACGAGGCTTTTCGGGTTTACCCTCTGACCAATGAAAGACAGGAGAAATAAAATGATTGTCTCCTTCTCCATTATTAACCCATGTATATGCACAACGCTCGGCTTGCCATTTAATAGATGATTCCTCTGATGGATTGCAAGTATGATGTAAATTGTCAAAACAAACAGGAATATTTGCGTTGAATGTTTCAAATAAATACTCGCTAAATTTAATGCAGTTATCTACATTAAAGAAACCTTTGTCTTCGTTCTCAATAGTTATTCGATTGTAAACACCTCTATCGCACATAGAAAGATTGCGAAAGAATCTAGTAGCAACAACTTCTAGCGTCTCATCCGCTTTGGGCGAATAATTAATATGTATATTCATTGGAGCAGTATGGTCTTGAGGTAATCCGACCATATCGAGAACTCTTGCTTGAAAATTCAGTTCATTTATTGTGCGATTAACTTTATCCCTATCGGGAGACGCAAGAACATTAAACTGATCGGGATGCGATCCTATTGATATATTAAAGCGTTTGGCGATTAAACCTATAAACTCTAACCCTTTTTCGATTCTTGCTTTGTGAGGCAATTCTGCCATAGAAATTTCCAAAGTCTGATCGGTAAGGAGAGGGAAAAGAGCAGAGCTAAGACGATAATGCCTAATGTCCGAGGCATGGCAATGATTGACAATATATTGAGTAACAACAACATTGTGCAAAATTCTTTCAGATAATTGATTGATAGCTTCATCCCTGCCTTGAGAACTACACAAGTCATTAAATCTTTTGCGAGTCATAGTCCTAAAGGAATATTTAACTTTGTCTTTCTCTTTGAGTTGCTCGCTAATGCAAGTTAAGCCTAGTATTTGTTGTGACATATTATAACTATAAGGGACATGATCTAACCTGTCAAGTTTTTTGTGTATTCCTTAGTATGGAAATAAACGAAATATTGATGATCGCAATGGGAGTTATGGTATCTGTGATCGCTTTCTTTTTGAAAAGGGAAAGCATGAAATTAGAAAAAATGTCTAACAAATTAAGAGACATTGAGGTCGATTTAGCAAAGAATGGGGCGAGGGATGCTGAAAGATGGGTTCAAACTAGCAGACTTTTAGAAGATAGAAGACAAGATGTAGTTAAAATATTTGAGAAAATAAACCAATAGTGAGCAACGAGTTAGAGAAAAATTTGTATGTAATTATTGGACTAACTTTATTTTTCTTAGAAAGAGAAATTATAGTCGATGTAACATTTTTACTAATTAGCTTTTTAATCAACCTCTGATTTTGAGTTTAATTGCATTTACTATGGAATTAACTCCCGCTTCATTGCGAGTATGTAATTGCTCACCATTAACAAAAGTAATTTTCCACCACTTTTCCCCCTTAACAGGATCGATTCTTGCTTTAACATAAACCACATTATTTGGATTTATGTGGTAATTTTCATTATTTGAGTCCTCTATCTGAATCATTATTTTTATATTTATTTGGGTCTAAGCCCATAAGTTTAGTAAAATCTTCTATCTCGATAGCTTCCTCTTTTTCATTTTCATCTATTAAAGAGGCAAATTTTATTTTATCCATTTCTAATATATTGTAAGATGATTTTTGTGCATCGTCAAGCATTAATCTTAAAGTATCTAATAAGTCTTTAACGCTAGAACCTATCGCTTCTGGCTCTTCTGCGTGAGCAGATATTTCTCCATCATCGTTATATATAGTTTCATATAAACCATATAATTGATCGCTTGATTGTATTATTCTATAATTCCACATATTATTTAATTGCAAATGGAGTTTGCCAACCCATTCCCGAATGAATTTCCGCAGTATCTTGAGGTTTCGTAAGTGGTAAGTTCAAGGATTCGGCAAGATTTTTAACTTCTTGCCTATTTAAATTCACTCTTTTACCATTAACCCAAACTACATATTCTCCCGAAATGCTAAAAGGGTGAGGGACAGGGTTTATTTGTATATGACCTTGATGCTCACTAAGATCAATTTCTTTATCAAAAAAGGGATCAACTTCTACCTGTTGAGGCTTGACATCGACTTTAGCAAGAAATTTATTCTTGGGGTTTATGGAAACGCTCGGACTATAAAATCCAAATGTCATTATTAATGATAATATTACGATTAGGTTTGAGTATTTCATTGTTTGTTTTCTTCTTTTAGTATTTCACTTTCGTCTATCCATTTTTCAGAATATTTACAAAATTTTTCTATTTTTAATATATCTATGTTCCAATTTTTATGCTCAATCATTTCCATTTGATAACCTAGTGCTTCGTTAGCGTCTGAAGCCATGTAGTAATGAGAATTTGATAGCATATCTCCTCTTCTTTTGTAAGTTATTTTATATTCGAACATTTTCTACTCCCATAAAATATATATTATAATCAAAAGAAGCAATAATGTCAAGCCCCCAATTATGATTTTTATCATACTAATCCTTCGTATAGATTTCTGATTGACTTTACTGCGGATTTTAATTCTAAAGTATAATCTATCAATTCTAATATCTGAGCATAAGTTTTTTTATCTTCGGAGCGATTTTTTGCGTTATACCATAAAGAATAAACTTCTTGCCTTAAATGTGAAAGTTCGTCTCTTGTCATACTAAATCCTCACAAAGTTTGATTCCATTTGAAGTGATTCTACGCTTACCATCAATTTCAATTAGATTTTTACCTAGCAAATAAAGTTCGTGATCTCTTTGCAGAGATGTTTTGCTCAACCCTAACTTAGCAGAAAGACCTGTGAGGCTAATTGATCCGCACTCTTTTAATATTTGCAAAATTTGTTTCTCTGTCCGAGAAATACCTAGAGGCAAAATACCGATAGCGTCACGCAAGTCTTTAAAGTGATGAGACTCAAATCTTTCGATCTCTTTAGATTCGCAATATAACATGATTTCTCTTGAACGCATTACAGCACTCCTAGCATTACTTCTAATTGTCGAGGCTACTTCATTTATACATTCATCAGAGAAAGAAATATTACCGCAACAAATTTTAATAATTTCGCCAATCTCCTCTTGGGAGTACGGATCGAAATCTATTGTTGTTAATCTATCTTTAAGTGGCGGAAATATTTTGTCACTCTCTGTTGTTGCGAAAATAAAGGTTTGCTTTCTGAAGTCAAACTCAAATGTCATTTCATTCCACTCAAAACGCTTTCTTGTATTTGTTTCAGTATTGAAAATAGTTAAAAATGCCATTGTTAAATCTTTCGGCAAAGCATGGCATTCGTCAAAAAGAATTGTGATCTCATTATCCGCTACTAAAGGCAGAAAAATTTGCTCAAAAAATTGCTCATTGTTTTTAATTGTAGAGCAATTCAATTCTAAGAACGAACGCTTGCCTCCGTTTCTATTATACAGATTCTTGGCGAATGCTTTAGCAAATTCAGTCTTACCTAAACCTTTTGCACCAACTAGATTAAGAAATGGGCAAACGCTTGTTTTGTGAAACGCATCTAAATAAAAAGATAGTTTCTTCTTAACGCACTCTTGCCCGATCAAGCCATCGAAATAATTGTTGTCCATAATATAAATCTAAAGTTAAAATTAGTAATTGTCAAGATTAAAAATGAGTTATTTCATATTCGATCTTTGGAGTTTCTTCTTGATCTTCTTTTTCTGCGATAGACTCTTCTGCTGATCCAATATGAATTTCTTTGCCCATTAACGATTCTAGCCATTTTTTACAGACAACTACTTTAGCTTTCCTGCCAACCCAATCAGCTAATTCCTCATAGGAAATTTCTACATAAGGAGTATATCCTTTTGGTCTACCTCTCTTCATATTCTTTTATTAGTTTATTTAAATCTTGCCTATACTTATTTGTATCATCTCGGAGATCGTTTGTCCATTGAGTCAAAACATTTAAAGAATTAATTGTTCGATTTTTCAACTGCTCATCTTTTTCGTCAGATAAAGTTATTAGCATATCTTGAATAGATGATAGTTGTTTATTATATAATACTATTAATTGAGCAGTTACTTCAAGGGATTTATTAAATATTTCTAAGTGATCTTGCTTGTTGCAGTACGACCCGCCTTGCAAAACATTTGTTACTTTGTCCATATTTGATAAATGATCCTGTTCGAGATTAAATAATTGCTCGGTATAGAATTCATAGCTATCCCAAGCTATTTCATTACTTAAATCATCCATATTATAGAAACTTATATAAAAGATTTAATTGATTAACTCCAAGGTATTTATTAAAGTACGCACAAAATTCAGCAACCCTTGACGCACTCCAATTTTCTTCGTTAATGATATTTCCTACTTCAGCGTATTCGCCTTCGTTCCACAAGTCTGTTAGTTTGATATATTCTGTTTTCATCATGTAATAAGCATTGCACACAACGATCAGCTTGTCAAACAAAAATTAATCTAAGAATAGATTTTCGTGAGAAAAATAAACTCCTTTAGATAAAACTAGGTTTGAATTGGTTGGAGAATGGAATTCTACACCAACAGGCTCGCCTTCGGGTACGGGCATATTAGAGTCTTCATAGAAAAATTCTTCTACTTCAGACGCACAAACTATATCGAATGATTTATTATTCATATTATTTATTATTTATTAATTAAAAAGCTCTAGTTGATTTGGATCATCTTCTTCCTCTTCAATAGATTCTAAAAGTTCTTCAGTTTTATTAAAAGAATCTGCACTTTTAAGCCAATTTCTTTGAGCCATTCTGATTACAAAACGCATAAAAGAAAAAGCATAAATTTTATTTAATTCAATATAACCATTAAAGCCATCAGCTTCCATAATGGTGAATACTTTTTTCTCGTCATCATATATAAAAGTTGCGTTTTTTAATTCTTTTTTAATCTCCATATTTATATTCTGACAGATTTTTGTTTATTTGTCAAGTTATTATTTGCAATTTGCTTGATAAAATTTTTGTCCCCTCTGTTAATTAATTTTGATGTATATTTGTCGCTAAAGAGTTCGTATTTCAAGTTGTCTAAAACAATTTTATTATTTAATTTATCGCAACAAGAAAATATATCAACGGCACAATAATTAAACTCATGCCATGTATGAATACTCATATGACTTTCTGCGATCACTAAGACTCCTGTGACTCCATACGGACTAAAAGAATGAAATAGACTATTGACTATATTTGCATTACCTAGTTTAGCAGATTTAATAAATATTTTTTTTATCAAATTAGAATTTTTTAAAATATCTTCATCGCAATTATAAAATTCAACTAATTCGTGACTGCCTAAGTGCATAGGTATAAATATATCATATTATTTGAGAAAAGTCAAGAAAAAATTACTTTATCCCATCTGTTGTCATAATTAAGTTTAAAACTACCTTTATGTTTATCTCCCCATGTGCATTCATTTGGAGCAAATAAACTCATAAAATATTTCCCATTATCTTTTTGGTATAAATGATATATATTTCCAATGACAGGTTTCATCTTCATTTCTGCATTAAATATTATTTCGTTCCACTTGACATCTTCCGTCAAATCTTCAAGCTCTTTTTTTAATTTATCAAATCGCTCTTCATAATGCTTATTTGCAGAGTGAACCGCTCCAACTTTCCAACCTCCGAGGCTATGATTGGGTTTTATGACAGGAGCAGACAGATTGCTTGCATAAGGTAACGCATAAGCATTTGGTACATAATTATCAGGCAAGTCTTTCTTGCTCATGATCGACTTTTTACTATTTTATTATAATATTCCTTATCCCAAAATTCATAATAATTTGTTTTATGTAATTTTTCAGAATATTTATTTAATTCAGATAATTTTTGTATTAACAGAATAGCATATTCTTTATTATTTGTCTCAATTCCATTTATTTTATTTATTTGATCAGGATGATCCCATATTAACCAAAGATCTTTACTGCGTGAATACTTTTTATTTATTTGGCAAAATTTTTCAAGCCATTCTGTGCTATATTTATCCTTGTCTCCATATATAAGGTAAAGCATTGGATGCTCTTCATTTTCCATACATTCTGTAGCGTCAATCCAAAAGTTTGTGGACTCTATTATTTGCACTTTATCCAAAAAAGCTTTAGCAAAAGGGCATATCGCATGACCGCCAATCTTTTTTCTTTGCAGGGAAATATAATCAATATAATCTTTAATCATTTATAAAAAAATTTTTATCATCGTATCTTTTTATTTTATCTAAATCTTTTGTTTTTTCAATTTTAGAATCTCTCTCGCATAACCATTTATAATCTTCTGTGTTATTCGACCACGCTTCTCCGTTCCAAAATTGAAACCCTTGGTAGTCAGACTTATATATACAAGCTTTTTCATACCCTACTCCTGTATACATATAATCTTTATTATTTGCAATACAATAGTCTATTTCTGCAAGGTTTGCATATTTGCCTAAATATAATTTTGGATTTTCATAATTCCACGCAAACTGCGTTGAGAAAACACTATTCTCTCCGACATCTCTCAAAAATGTAAAAGCAATAGGTTCGTCATTTAAATAATAAATTAAAAAATGTTTTCTCTCAATCTCTAAACTTAGTAGAGGCTCTAGCTTCCAAGGCTTAAAGTTTCTGTATTCAAAATATTTATTAAATATATCTTTTAAAATTTCTATATTTGCTTTATTCGCTTTCGTATATTTGACCACAATATCTTTGCATTTTTTTCTAGCCTTTCGACTACTGCGAGTATCAATAAATTTGCTTAAATCAATTCTTGTTTGTCGAGCTTGATACCAATGGGATTTTACTGCATTTTTAGGAGCAAAATAGTCATCAGGTAACCATCCTTCCTGCAAAGCTCGCTCTTCTTCGTCTAACGGAACTTCTGCCATGCAATCAAAAAATAAATAATCGTATTCAGTGATTGCTCCTGAGTAATGCCTAAAATATATTCTCATGCCTTGCTTTCATCAAACATTGACCATCCTTTAGTATTTCGTACTCTTCTATCTAGGAATTTTAACCCAAGAGATATTGGATGAAATTTTTTAATTTCATACTCAATTAAATGAGGGTCAAAATCTTTACAACTATAGACATCAAGTTGTAATAAATTCGGAGTTTTTTTCTCCCAAGAATGCAAAGATAAATGACTTGTTGTTATTAAACAGAACCCACTAACGCCCTCGTTATTTTTTTCATCACATCTCACCGAGACAGGTTCATGCAAAACTTCCATGTCAATTAATTTAACAATTTTTAAAAGCCATTTATTTGTGAAATCTGTATTCGTAAATGGGGTCTGCTCGAAAGTAGCATTAACTAAAAGATGTTTATGTTCCACAAAATATATTACACTTACCAAAAGTTTAAAGTGATGTTTTCTCTGTTACATTTATGGTCTTTTATTTGCGTTAAAACAGTTCGTAGAATATTTATTTCATTCAAAGTTTTTTTAGATTTTCTAGCCTCATATTTCTTTTCAAGCTCTATGATTTTGTCTTGTATTATTTGCCTGTCAAACTTTCCTTTATATGACCAGCCTAAATCAAATCCTCTATGCAAACCTTTCTGATGAGCTTTTTCGAATTCATTATTTAAGCCGCTGTCATACATGATTCATTTTAAAACCCAAGTTTTTACATCCTTCACAAAATCTTCTGTTTTAATTATAGATATAATGTCTTTTCTATTTTTACGCTGATAAAGTCTATACAAAGCTTCTTTCGGACTTGAAACAAAAGATCGATTTGTAATTTTAGATTTGCACCAATCTAGTAAATCTTGGCGACTTACTATCAAAAAATGTTTTGAATGCTCAAAAGCTATGTAATCAGCTTTTCCACGCAACCAACCTTTATTGCCTCGCACATTTTGCAACTCTATCCAAATTTCATCGTGATTAAAAAAGGCATCAGACCTAGAGGTTTTCTTGAATCCTTTTACATCAATTAAAGAATCTCTAACTTTAAAATCCCAATGTTCGTGCATGTCCTGATTTTTTGAGGCTTTTTCGACACTCCAATTTCTGGACACACACATGTCGTAGAACCTTTTTTCACTACTATTCATTTACCAATTTTTTATTATATTTGCGACTATGAAAAAACAAGTTATTAAATTAACTATTACAATTAAACTTCTTAATAAAAGACTTATTTGAGCGTCTCTTAATGATAATATAGGTATATCAGGTTCATCATTGTCTGTTCTTCCCACTCTATGATCGAGAGTTCTAGCCCATATAAGCCAAAATTTTCTAAGCATGATTAAGTTCTTTATTTGGCTTAAAAGAGTTCATAGTCAAGAACCAAAAAATTGTAGCACAAACTTCTTCATCTGACAAACTTGACGAATTTACTATATTTGATCCCAAGACTTCTTGCCAAGGAGCTTCATTGAAATTATGAAAAAGCTTGCTTTTGGTATCACGAAGCTCTGCACAAGGAAAATCTTCGCTTTGGAAATCTTTACAGAATCCAACATGGATTTCGTGCTTTGATCTTTGGGGTTGAGCTTGTAATAAGAAATCCCATGCACTTCTAGCTTCTACATCGATTTCTCTAATACTTTTAGGTTCTTCGTATTTAAGTTGGCTGGAATATAGTTTATTAAATATCTTTTTGTAAGATTGCTTATTTATAAGTTGGCTGAAATTCATTTTGCGGATTATTTGGATACATGATTCTTTTTTGAAAATCAATTAAAACATTTTGTCTTTCTATTGCTTCATGCTGTATTTTAATGGTATCTTTTAAATATGTTATTTCGTGATTCTGTTTAAAAATATAAAAAACTACACAACACCCGATTATAGTTAATAGCAAATTTATTATTCTCTCTTGCACAAATAAGATTACACTTTTATTTGTCCCATTTCTCAAGATCAACTCCCCTTTCTTCGCAAAGAGCTACGGCATAACCTACTCTAAAAGAATGTTTGTCTAAAAAACACAAAAGCCCCATAATTATATATGGCTGAACTTTATAAAATCCAAATTCAAAAAATACTAAAAAACTAATTAAAACATATGGCATAAACTTATTTAAAGAATATTCAAGAATAGATAGGAATTTATTGTTCATGTTATAAATTATAAGTGTTTATTTGCGAAATGTCAAGAAAAAATTAGTCAAAATATAAAGTAGTTTTATTATTGTATATACTATAAGTGTCTAACAAAAAATCTAAAGATTTCATTTTGTCACACAAATCATTAGCATAAGAATTATCAAAGACTTTAGAATTATTATTTAAGTTAATTTGATTAACATTTGCGTCATCTTTGTTCATGATTGTGTTGTCGATCCCTACGGAATATTCTTTAGATTTTACCATATAGTTATTTTTGAAGTTCGCGCGATCTACCAAAAACTCTTCGCAGTAAATATTGCGATAATCTGAGCTTAATTGATAAAACTTTATTAAATGATTTAAATAATCCCAACCTACTCCATAATAAAAAAAATTAACTTTTGAATTATGAATATTTATATTTAAGAAGTTGAACAGCTGCTCGACTAAGTTGTAGAAGTATTTATTTTTAGTCTTTTTACCAAAAGCAAATCTTCCATAATTAATTAATCCTGAGTTATCAACTGATGGACAAAAGGTATACGCAGAGATATGCTCATTTATGAAAATATCTTTTTCATCTATATTTGAAATACATTTACTAATAAATAAATTTTCTTCAATAGATAGGTTTGAATTTAAATTAAAAAAATACTTGCTATATAGATCAAGTTTATATTTAATTTGATTCATTATGCTAAAACGCATTGAATATCAGACAAAAAAGAGCGAGCAAAACCTACGCACTCTGCCATGCTGTCATCGCCAAACGTAGGCCAAGAAACAACAAAATCTCTATAATTCATAAGCTTTAATGACTCTCTCTTTTCTTCTTCATTAGCAGGAGCAACAGACTGTCTAATAATCTCCACGATAACTCCATCATTTTCTTTAATCCATGCAGCCTCATTTTCATATCTAACATCTGTAATAACAGGTATTTCGCTGTTAGCAGAACAATATTCAACTGAATCTTTTATTTTATTGATCCAGCAATTTTGATCTAACTTTCTTCTTATATGAGTCCCATAAGTCACTAAAAAAGGGCGGATTAATTCTTTAGATTCATTTTCTTGAGTCCAAGCAGATATTCCTATGTTATCAAGCAAAAAAGGGTCGCATTCTTTTTTTAATTCATCAGCAAAAGCGAATCTTCGAAAATCTGGTAGGCCCATCTCTCTTGAAAGCATGTTAATGGCGGTAAAAAAAGTATCTTTACCACTTCTAGCGAATCCTGTTAATCCAATAATTTTGGGTAATTTATTCATCTAATGATTATAGATGAATTTAAATTATTTGTCAAGATAAAATATCAAACAAAGGCTCGCCTTTATGGGCTATAGTAAAAGGTCTTCCTGACGGGGAATATTGATAATTATTTAAAGATAAACCAAGGGTATGAGCTATAGTAGCATTCAAATCTTCTGGCTTGATAGGTTTTCCTTCAACAGGAGATCTGCCTGTTTTGTCTGTCTCACCATAAGTAAATCCACCTTTCACTCCACCTCCTGCGAGAAAAGCTGTGAAGCAATAAGGCCAATGGTCTCTCCCGTCTCTTCCATTTATGTTTGGCGTTCTGCCAAATTCAGAGGTTAATACAACCAAAGTCTCTGATAAAAGCCCTCTTCTGTCTAAATCAATAAGAAGTCCGCTTAAAGCTTGATCGATATCAGCACAATTTGCAGCAACTCTTTCAAAGTTATTATCATGAGTATCCCAACCTCCTCGCGTAACTTCTACATACCTAACACCATGCTCAACTAGCCTTTTAGCTAACAAGCAACCTTTACCGAAGTTAGTGTTTCCATAAAGATCACTTGCAGATGCTGGCTCTTTAGTGATATCAAAAGCATTTAGATCATTACTATTCATTAATTTTATTGCGTCTTTATATAAGTCACTGTAAGCTCTTACTTGTTTTAATGGAAATTCTGTAGAAAAATTTTGATTCAATTGCTCGGCAATAGATATTCTGCTTTGAAAATGCTCATGATCTAAATACGAAGCCATTTTACTATTAGCTAGACCTGAGGAAGGGTTGTTAATAGGAAGAGCGCCGTATTTAGACTCTAGAAAGCCAGCTCCGCCTCCTCCACCTCCAATCTTAACATTGCTAGGTATTGTTTTATTCATTGAACCTGAAAGCTTTGACACCCAACTCCCGAATGTAGGATGCACAATTGTGCCCCTCTTAAGATAACTAGTGTGCATTAAATAACTTGCTTGCATGTGGGCTCCTTGACTAGTATTCATTGTTTTGATAATTGACCCAAGATGCATTAGTTTCGCTGTTTTTGGTAGATTTTCGGATAAAATAACTCCATCAGCGCTTGTTGCAATTGATTTAGTAGGCCCTTGAATATCAGGAGCGTCAGGCTTTGGGGCAAATGTGTCAAGATGCGACATCGCTCCTGACATATTTAAATAAATGACATGCCTAGCTGTCGGAACTCTAGTACTAGGCTCAAGAGCGCTCACTGTATTGTTAATATAAGCTCCTGCCATCGGCATAAGCCCTACTCCGAAGCATGCTTTTGCGGCATGCGCTATAAATTCTCTTCTCCCTAATTCATCAATTGTATTTAAGTTCATAATATTATTATTACACATTTTAAAGAAAAATCAACACAAGTGTAATACAATATATGAGGTTTTCGCTTCTTTTTATATTAATATATATTTGTCTAGAAGCAAGGGTGGAAAGAAAAGATTTTCTAGATAATTGCGATTGGTGCAAAAATCAAGCTAAATCTACTCAACCGTTAGATCTTGGCGAATGGATGGCAAGATGCGGTAAAAAACCGAAAGGCTTGTGGTTCACAATGAAAACTTTGGGGAGAGTTTATGGAACTTACAAAAAATCTATTTCTAGAAGTTGGTTGTATTCTGAAAAATTAGGATGGATATATAATGCTCCAAGCTATAAAGGGTATTTTTATACAGAGAAATGGGGTTGGATTTATATAAAAGATGATATGATTTATTTTTTTAAATATAATAGATGGGATTACCTAACAAACATAAATTCATGACTATTAATTAATACCCATATTATTTCTTTATATGCATCTTTCGTATTTTTTAAATTATCAGTAAATATCCTTAATTCTTTAGAAGTAGGCTCTCGGTTTAATATATATTTATAACCTACTGTTATTTTATCACTTAACGACTTTTGAGATTCAATTGCTTTAATAACTTCAAAGTTTTTATTTTTCAATAACCTTGTTTCAACGAACCCATTTAATAAATTTAATACTTGTGTCGCTGAAGCGCTTTTGTTTGCGTTTTCGATCTGCTCTCTATCTGAGCCGCCAAACTCTCTGATTAAATGACCAATCGGAGCGGGAGAAGATAGTTCGGAAGCTCTAACTGAATTTCTATCTTTGACAAAATTCTGCTTGTACTCTTGCTCTCTAGCTTTCTTTTGAGATTTGTATTTATCAACACAAGATTCACAGCAAAATGCCAAAGTTTCACCGTTCTCATTGAGAGCTAATAATGTTGGGTCGATTGCTCTTCCAGGCTTGATAGGGCAATCAGTATTTATCGGCTCACCAAATTTTGATTTACTTGCAGCTTTAGGCTTTTCGGTTTTATTGATTTTAGCCATTATATCTTCAAATAATTCTTCTCCACTCATGGCTGAAAGAGTTTGAAATTGATCGTAACCTTTTGTATTTTGCTCTAATTTTCTAGAATCTATATTATCAAATGTTAAATTTACTAAAGAATCCCAAATTTGCTCCCCACTCATTCTTTCTAATATCGGCCCTTGATAAAAATAAGGGACAGCTCCTTTAGACTGAGCTTTGGTATTTGGCCCTGCGATAATCCACTCAACTTCTACAGGCATAGATTGATCTTTATTATCCTTAGGTATTACATCTCTGGTTACAGACTCTTTTTGGAATGTTTTAGTGTTATACAATATTCTTAAAAACTCTCTTAAATCATAATTTAAGGCAACCATGACTTTTTCGAGATGTAATTGCAATTTTGGGTCGGTAGCAAGAGTGTCATCGAACATATTATCAATTGGCTCTATTAAAGCTAATCCAAAAACTTCCTTCCACAAGCGATTTACAATAACAGCTGTAAATCTTGGATTTGATTCAGACGCCAACCAATTAGCATAAATTTCCCTAGAACCTGCATTTGGAGCAACAGTTTTAATATCTACCTCTTTACCGAAAATCGTTTTCCCTAGTAAAGCTTCATTAGGTTTTGCATTATCATACTGATAATCTTTAGGCAAACTGATCTTTCCGTTACCTAAACTCGTTAATCCAGTTTGCAAAATATCTTGGATATCTCTTATGCTATTTTGTAGCTGTCTAGATTTTTGAGGTTGATCGGACTGCTCTAATTTTCTTCTTTCATCTCTCGCTAATCTATTTAAGACGCTTAAATTTTCTGGACTTTTTGTTCTCAAATTAGTCGAGCCACTTGTGAATGCAGCCATTTCGTAAAATTGTTTTTGAGTCCAACGATCAAAAGGATGGTCATGGCATTGGGCGCACTCGAGGCTTGTGCCTAAAAAAATACGTACTGTGTTAGCCATGCTATCAAGAGGCATATTGACATCACGAGCAAAATAACTTACTCCTTCGTTGCCTTTAATCCATAGAGAGCCTGATGAGGATAACATTTCTCTAACCCATTCATCGTATGGTCTGTTATTTGATATAAACTCTTTTACATAATTCTTATAAGGCACTCCAGATATTCTATTGGTTAACCTATCTTTAATTCTTAATATATCCGCCCAAAAATTAAACCAGTGACTTACATATCCTTCACTACCTAATAACTGATCAACTAATTTTGATCTTTTATTTTTATCTTTATCATCAAAAAAAGAGTTTACTTCTGCTAAAGAAGGCGTCCTCCCGATAATTTTAAGATATGCTCTACGTAAATATATAGCATCATCGACCTCCTTATTTGGCCTAAGATTATACCCTCTGAGTTTTGCTTCAATTAAGCTATCAATATAATAAGCATGAGTTTTTAAATCTCTATCAGATAATGGTCTTTTAAATTTAGGCAAAGCTTCATGACTCGGTGGAAAATTATTTTTAATATAAGCTTGGTTGTCTTTTGTTAAAGAATCAATTGAAATCCTGAATAATTGCAGATCACTTGATCTTTTAATTAACGCATGTGTAGCATTCGCCTCTACAATATCGCCTTTCAAATTTTTTCCGTTATTAAAATATAGCGTATCCCCAAAACAGAGAATTGAAGATAAAAACAATAAGATTAAAATTTTCATAACAATCAATAGACAATTATGATTAAATTACACCGTTTTTATTTCCACTTGCAATAATTCGGGTCTTCTTCTCTTTTGCGACGCATGTAATCTCGCTTCTGTTGCCTACGTTTTTCCTTGTCTGCTTCATCATATTTTTTTCTAGCTCTAGATAATGATTCTTTCCCTTTATCTGTTTGTTGGTATTTTTTATTTCTATCCATCTAGATTAAAATCGTCAAGGTTTTCATCATCTTCTTCTTCATCTGGCTCATCTAAATTAAAAACTATATCGTCTCCAAGTAACTCTTTAATTTTTTCCATCAAAGCTCCAGCTATTGTAAAAACATTAATGTCAAACTCTTCTAAATATCTATCACACATATCATCAAGATCAAAACGAAATGCATCGGTTTGCTCATCAAAATCTCTTGGGCCAGTATATTTGTCAGACATTTTTAAGATACCAGTTGTATGTTTGGCGAATACCTTCTGTTAAGGCTATTGATGGAGTAAAGCCAAATTTGAACATACGATTGCTGTTCATTAATTTTCTAAAAGTTCCATCTGGCTTCGTTTTGTCATATCTGATTTCCCCACGAAACCCTACTATAGATTTAATTATATTAGCTAATTCAAGTATAGAAAATTCTTGATAAGATCCACAATTTAAATGAGAAATATTATATTTATAAATATCTTCGGCGTTAATTTTCTGAAGGCATAACAAAATTGCACTCGCTAAGTCTCTGACATGAAGAAACTCTCTTCTTGGTTTGCCTGAGCCCCAAATCTTAACAAATCCCAATTCATCTTGCTTCGCTGCGTGAAACTTATTGATTAACGCAGGTAAAACATGAGAGCTGTATAGGTCGAAATTATCATTCTCGCCATAAAGGTTGCATGGCATTATGGAGTAAAAATTGTCTCCATATTGGTGATAGTAGGCTTCGCACATTTTGAGAGCTGCAATTTTTGCAACGGCATAAGGCTCGTTCGTTTTCTCTAGAGGTCCAGTCAGTAACTGCTCTTCTGTTATAGGCAGTTTTGGGCTTTTGGGGTAAATGCAAGAAGATCCTAAATTAATTAATTTTTTAACTGAGGAATTGTGAGCTGATTTAATTATATTTGTGGCAATTTGTAAATTATCATATATATAATCCGCTCTATAAACATTATTAGATTCAATTCCTCCAACTTTTGCGGCGCATAAAATCACTGCGTCAATTGAATTATTTTTAAAAAAGGAGTGAACTTTACTTTGATCTCTTAAATCCAGTTCTCTTCTGGATCGGGTAATGATATTTTCATAACCAGATTTTTTGAGCAAATCAAGGACTGCGGAACCTACCATGCCTTTATGCCCTGCAATAAAAATTTTAGATTTTTTGTCCATTTAAAATTGAGTAATCGTTATTATACATTTTAAGCACTAAATCTTTAAATGAAGTCTTTCGCTTCCAACCTAACTCAGATTCTGCTTTAGATGGGTCTCCGCAAAGTTTGTGGACTTCTGCTGGTCGATAAAACTTCGGGTCAACTTCAAAAAATAACTGTCCAGATTCGGTATAATATTTTTCTGAGTCACTTTCTCCTTCAGAATAAAATTTAATATCAGCATGACTTAGGCATGTATTTAAGAAATGTCTCACCGTAAACATTTCTCCGCTCCCTAAAACATAATTCTCTGGCTTATCTTGATTTAACATTAACCAAACTCCTTCCATAAAATCTTCTGCATCGCTCCAGTCTCTCTGAGCTTCTAAGTTGCCAAGTTTAAGAATCGGTAGAGGTTTATTATTTTCGAGGGCAATTTTTATCTTGGCAATTGTATGGGTGATTTTACGAGTAACAAAATCCAACCCTCTTCTCGAACCTTCATGGTTAAACAACCAGCCTTGCACTGCATATAAGCCATATGACTCTCTATAAACTCTAACGATATGCCTTGCGGCACACTTGGCTGCACCATATGGAGACTGAGGTAGTAGCGGATGATTTTCATCTTGTGGCGTATATACGACATCGCCAAACTCCTCAGAAGAACCTGCGTTATAAAATCGGCAATGAGGAGCAAATCTACGAATAGATTCAAGTATATGCAACACCGAGCTTGCGTCTGTATCCCATGTTTGAATAGGGTATTCCCAACTACCTGCAACGAAAGATTGAGCTGCAAAGTTAATAAAATAATCTGGCTGAATGTCAATGACTACATCTCGAATACTATGGGCGTCGTTTAAATCCATATTAATTAGTTGAAATCTAGGCTCATCTTCTAAATGCAAAATATTTTCATGATTTTTAACACTAAGCCTGCGCGCAGTGCCGTAAAGCATGAAATCAGTTTTACCAAATTCTTGTTTAAACAATTTTAAAAGATAGTCTACCATATGACTACCATCTTGTCCTGTGACTCCTGTTACAACGATTTTTTTCATATAATATTATATCTTGATGTTTAAAAAATTAAATAACAATCCATTCTTCAGGCCTAACTGTTTGATAATCGACATTATTCCCATACCAAACTTTTGGTGAGACGACTTTTTTTTGTGGATTTTGATTGAGCCACGCCCCCATCCAACTGAAAGAACTATTAGCTATTATGTTATTGTGGCACATAGTCATTAGTTTTAAATCATCTATATTCGAATTGTTTTCCATAAAAATCATATTTTCAAATTCAAGGTTTTGCTTGCACCACGCGATATCATCAGAAAATACAAATAAATTACCTTTAGGTTTTATTATCTCTAAAGCTTTTTGATAATATGTAATATCTAAAACAGGATGATAGCCATTCGATTTTAAATAGTCTCCTCTCCTGACATGTAAAGAACAGGAGTCTGTAAAGTCAAGATTATGATTTAAATCTAAATCTAAGCAAGATATAATTTCGCTTCTATAATCTTTTATGTATTTTTCGTTCTGCCAATAACCATCAAAATAATAAAAAAATTTTTTATCATATTCAATTTGTATAAAAGACCCATTGGACGGTTCTTGTATAAATTTTTGAGCCCCGTCTCGATACGCTTTAGAATGAAATTGATCTATTGCATCTTGAGTTAGTATTGGAATTTTTATATTTAATAAGTCAGGCAAACAAAACTCTCTAGCATCTGTATATCCCACGCGATTAGCTCCGCTAGTATAAAAACTAATATCATAATAATCTTTAACACCAAATCTTTTAGATAATGAGCGGCCAAAAGCCCATTGAAATAATTGATTACAAAGGCCACCTTGCATTTTTATAATAATCATTTTTAAAAGATTTTTTTTGAAGCATCTTGTAATATTTTAATAATTTTTTCTATTTGAGAATCTAGAGAGTATTCTTTTTTATATCTTTCGTAGGCTAACTTTGATTTTTCGCAATAATATTTTTTTTCATTTTTTAATTTCAACATTTCTAAAGAATAACCTTCTATATCGGACCTAGAAAAACATTTCCCAGAATCACCTATGACTTCAACATGTCCATTTGCGAAAGACGTGTGACTTATGCAAGGTTTTTTGTGATACATGGCTTCTGTAAAAACAGCGCCAAAGGTTTCTCCATCGTTTCTGCCGTGACTAAAAACATCTATCGTTTCTAAAAACGAATGTATCGCATCAGAATCACCTGTATGCGGTAATGATATGAAATTTTTTAAACACAATTCTTTAGCTTGATTATTATAATCGTCATGCCCGCCTAATAAGATGAAGCAAGTATCATCAGTTTCGATTTGCTTATACGCATTAAGAGGTACTTCTGAGAACAAGCCACTTGAATTACGTTGGTGAAATCCGTAGACGAACTTATCACTGACGCCTAATTCCTCACGCATATTCGTGAATGGTGGTTCTGGCATTTCTTGGATAACTGGCACAATCTCTAATCTACTAGCGTCACCACCCTGTTTAATCCATTGTTGACCGCACCAGTTGGTTATGTGGAATGATTTAAATATATTCCTTTGATTATCTACACCAGCATTTAGCGCTAAGATATTGATTAATGGTGTTTTAGTTATCATGTGAAATGGGAACTCTGGGTGGCCAGCTCTACCCCCAAGAACAACATCGTAATTATCTTCACTAAATAAGTCCCATAAGTTAGTGTTAACCCATGGATGTAACCTATCTCTAACATCCTTGAATTCAACTTCCACCTTAATTAAGTTAACATTCTTACTCTCCATATATTTCTTTCTATCTGGGTCCGTATCTGGATGTTGCCAGTCAGAACCCAAATATGGTGCAGCATCTGTATAGTAGTAATCAACCTCAAATATATCTTGTGGTAAATTACCAGCTATTGCATGTAAAAATCTTTCTGTACCACCAGCAGAAAGTCCACCAAATTTTATAAATGCAACTCTTATCTTATTCATTTCTCAAATTGTTTATATCTGCAACATGCCAAATGTTTAAATCTTTAAAATAATCTAAACCATGATGTTTTATCCATTCTTCAATCTCTTTTATTCTCCATAATGTGTTTTGATATATTTTATCCAAATCAGGAAGAACAACTCCTTCGTACCACTCTTCTGGCGCTTTTCTTAAATGACAATTTTTATCATCAAGAGTTATAGAATAAGTTTTATTTATTTGTCCTATAGACTTATTTGGATTACTGACCCTTTCTAAACATCTATACCAAGATTGTTTAATTTGAAAGGCTTCCCATGAAGAAAATTGAAAATGAAAAACACCCCCAATATCAGTAGGAATTTGTTTTGTAGGTTTTACTATTGGTAATCTAGGCTCATGAATCCAGTTTCCTGAATAATTGATTTTACCATCATCGCAAATTATAAAATCCTTAAAACTATTAGACCAAGCACTATTGTCTTGTCTGTATTCGTATAAAGATTTCCACATTGGAAGCCAATGTAAAGTGCATCTCTCTCCTGGTTTAATTGATGATGCAATGATATCAAAATTTTTTATTGCATTTGCTGTAAAAGCTTCGTCAGCATCTAATCCTACAATATGAGTAGGAGAGTATTCTCTAGCTAAATTAAACAAATGAGACCTCTTAGAACCCCAGCCATCATTATTCTTTAATTCTACAATTTCTATTTTATCATATTTCTTTAATAACTCTACTGAATTATCAGTTGAGCCATCATCTAAAACAATGACTTTATCGCAAACTTGTGTGGCTGATGAAGCAAAAGAATCAATAAAAGCTGATTCGTTTTTTATTGGCGTAATTCCAACTATTTTCATAATGAATTGTAAATTTTTATATCTTCTTTATATAACCCTTCAATCTTTGACACAAACTTATCTTCTTTTAGAAATTTTAATAACTTTTTTTTGACAGCATTATTACTTGTTCGATTTAAATTAGGAGCCTTTCCAAGACCAAGGTCTTTAGATAATTGGTCTAAATTTTCCATTTTATAAATCTTAAACCTATCATCATTATTCAAATAAAAAGATTGAGGGAATGTATGAGGTTCAAAAAAGCCGTTTTCTATAATATATTCGGTAAAAGACTTAAACTTTTCTATATCATCTAATATTTTATTGATATTGTCCAAATCGTTTATTACATCATTTGACAAATTTAAATTATGATGATATCTACACTTTGGATAATCTGGAGCTGGGTACATGACTTCAATGAAGCCAGAAACGTATCTTTCTACAGGCTCTCTTATTACAGTAAAACCATTATAATCTTCTGGTATATCTGTATCTGAAAGAGTGTTGCACCCAGTGAAAACTCTTAATGTAGTTGATGCACATTTGGGTATTCCTAAAAACCCTAACTTTCTATCATGATTATACCATATTACAATATCAGCGTTTGCCATTTTATTTTTAAATTTAAACAATCCAAAACCAGTCTCATGGCACCAATTTCCCATACTATACTTTTCTCCTTCCCACTCTTCGTAAAATCTTCCTTTATCATTTAATTTTATATCATCCATAAAGATTATAGAATTATTTTTTAACTTATTTTTATAGGCTTTAAATTCACTATCAACTTGCTTGTAATAATGAATAGTATCTGAAAACAAAAAATCTATTGACTCATTTTCAAATAACGAAACTATGCCATCACTAACACAATCACCATAAATGACATTTACTCTACCATCATCAAAGAAAGATTTTGGCATAACACGAAGATCTTTTATTATATCTATTGTATAGAATTTTTGATTATCCTTTAAGGCATCATATATGGCCAACGTGCTCATTCCCTCTCTGTTGCCCAATTCAACTATTATCGCATCATCTGGTAGGCTTTTAACTACATTGTGAATTAATGTGAAATAGCCATGAACCTTTCCTTTATTGGGAAAAGTTTCATTGTTTAGGTAAGACTTTAGTGCGGGTTCAATCGCATTTAAATGCTCCTTGTGAGCCGTCCATTTAATCGTTGGATTGTTTTTTGTTTTTTCTATTAAATTTTTTAAGTTTGTCATGTTGTATGTATTTTTGGATTGGCTTTTTATTGGGTATTGATGTAATTAGTGTATTTGGTTTTTTTTTGAAAACTAGTGATATTTTCAACATCATATTCCATGGCTTTATCCATGAATATATGACATCTTTCACGATCTATTTTATCATGAATACCATATCTAACATAAATGAATGTCTTCTCTATTGGTTGTAAATCACCGCTCGTACTAGCGCCTTTCCCTTCGTCTAGATAATAACCGCCATTACCCTCCGAAAACATCACATCGCCATTATGAGCTAATCTAATAGCGAAGTCAAAATCAGCGCCAGATTTAAGTTGCTCATCAAAGTATCCAGCTTTGAGACATATTGATTTTCTGAACATAAAGAATGGCCCTAAAACCATTCCTCTCTTATATTCTGATTCATCATATTTTCTATGGTCAATCTGTCTGCCAGCTTTAGCTCCAAATGAATTAACTATTTGAAAATTGGTGTTGACGATATCCACACCTTCATTTTCATCTAACACTTTCATTTGACTTTCAAGTGATTCTGGGGTTCTTAAATCGTCTATATTCCAAATCGTTAAGTATTCGCCAGAAGCTTCCTTAATGCATGTGTTCATTGAAACACCGATTGGGTCTACTGGTTTTGTAATGATATGTTTGATAACACCATCTGGGTATTTCTCAATATATGATTGAACCAGTTCCACTTCCCAATCTTCTGGGTCGTTATGATCTAACACAACTTCGAAGTTTGGGAATAGTGTTTGTTGTTCTAATTCTTCTAAGAACTTTGGGAGATATTCTCCCATCTTATAGCATGGTGTAATTGTACTGACTTTCATATTCTTTTATTTATAAAACAAAACGTCCCTCTGAAAAACTTCACCTTTCTGAAATAGTCCATGGAACTCACCAACATTAGCACCAATATCTAATATTTTCTTAGGTTTAAACCCTTGATTACTTAACTTTACTAATCTGTTTTTAACTCCGCTACTCATGTTTAAACTCTTTTACCATTCTTGTTAAGCCTTCTTTTAGGAAAACACTTGGCTCCCAACCAGGAACAAAGTCTTTATTATCGATTAATAGACTATCACCTAATTTTTCACCCCTGACAACCTTACAATCTGTAATTTCACTTATTAGAAGCGCTAAATCAATTAATTTAACCCACTCACCAGTTGATAGATCATATGTCTTGCTCCTGTCCTTAATGTCAAATGCTTTAACTAACCCATTACACACATCGTCTATGTGAATATATTGTCTAAATTCTTCACCCATTGTGAGCATGTTAATTTCCTTATTAGTCATTGCTTGAAATATGAAGTCAGAAACTACATGACTTCTTTCTGTGAAATCCTCATTATAACCGTAAATGTTCCATAGCCTAACAGCTATACCATGCTTTGATAGTTTGGTCCACACTTCACCCATTTGTTTCTGTACACCATAAACAGTGTCAGTAACATCTGCTAATTGGGATGAAATAAACACAAACGGAATATCCATGATTTGTTTAAACACATTAAGCATTAACTCATTATTCCATGTCATTTGTGTTTCTTGACTACCCTCTTTGTAAAGATATTTAGAACCACCAACATCCCACGCTAAGAAATAAACTCTATTAACACCGTCTAATGGTAATTCTCCAAGCCTAGCGTCTTGCGTAACACTATTCTTTATATCATATTCTATAACTTGATCCCCAAGGTCTCTTAAGTGCCTACATAACTGCGTACCTAAGAAACCTCCAGAACCTATTACTAAATTTTTCATTATAACCTCGCTTTATACCATTCAATAGTCTTACTTAGACCTTCTTTGAATGTGTGAGTCTTAGTCCAGCCTAAGCCTTTTAATTTATCAGCCGACATATATTGGAATGGAATCTCAATAAAGTCCTTATCAGCAATTTCATACCCACCTTTATATTCCATTATTTCTGAGATAATTTCTACTACTTCTTGAATCGTATAGAATTCACAATCACCAATATTGTAAATCTCACCTGGAACACCGTTATCAGCCATTAATAGGTAAGCGTCAACTACATCTTCAATGAAAACAAATTCACGTTTGAATTCTAATACCCCAGAATAAATCCTAGGCTTCGTTCCGTTCTTAATATTTCTAATCGTGTTTGGTATAATCCTAGATAAGTTCATATCTCTAGGGCCGTAGATGTTAGCACATCTAATCACATTCACGTTTAAGTTATATGTTTTGTTGTAGGATTGTGCGATTAAGTCAGAACATGCTTTGGATGTTGAGTATGGGTCATCTGGCTGTAATTTCATATCCTCGGTATACGGTAATTTATCGTGAGTACCATAAGCTTTATCAGATGAAGCCATAACCACTTTAATTAAAGGATTAATCTTTCTGACTCCATCCAATATATTAATCGTACCTATGACATTACTCATATAACAATTTAATGGATTCTTATCAGCAATCTTAACAATTGACATTGCAGCTAGGTGATAGATTAAATCAACCTCATAATCGGCAATAACCCTATCAATGAGTTGCGTATTAGTTATATCGCCATATATAATAGTACATTTATCTAAGATATCTTTTTGGCTCTTTCTGTTGATATCCCTAACGATTCCAATTACATTGTTACCTCTTTCTAATTCTCGTTTGGCTATCGAAGACCCAACAAAACCGTTTATACCTGTTATTAAAACATTCTTCATAATAAGTTCATTATTGTTAAAATATTATTTGTAGCTTTCTCTATTGATAAATTTTCCATCACATATTCCCTTGGTTTATAATTTGACAGATTCTCGGTTAAGTCATTATAAGCTTTTTCTAAATCTTCGCCATTGTCAAAATTAATACCACATCTTTCGTCCCAGTAAGGTATTGAGGTTGCCTTAATCTTGTATTTTTCACCTCTATCAACCCAATGAGTTACATCCCAAACTAAAAGTGGTAAATTACAACTCATCATTTCTTGAATTGCTATACCCTGACTTTCTGTGTTGTCTAAAATTATTCCATATTTGCTTTTTGTAATAACGTCTATAAATTGAGCCTCATTATATTTCCCGTATTCCACAAGAACAAAAGATTGTTTTTTTTCTTTTAAAAAATTTTTGATTATATTTAATTCTTCAGAACTTCTTCTTTTGAAATAAATTAAACAGTCGTTAGTTTTTTCATTATTAGATTTGTCAGAAAAAAGGTCGGTATCTATACCAACCGCCCAAGTGCATATTTTCTCTGCTGGTATCCATTTTGAATAAAGATTTTTAACCCATTTGGAGGGGACGATAGTTTTTTGATATTTCTGTTCCATCATTATCCTGTCATCAATAGGTAGAACACAGATGTTTGGCCCTACAAAAGAATTGTTTATTAGATTCGATTGAATAGAATTGTGTTTATTTAAAAATACTGTAACAAACCCATTTTTTGGGTTCGGATCATTGTGAGAATAATTAACCCCCAAGGATTCTAAACCTTTTTGTAGGTTATTATAGACTTTTTGTGGGCCCATAGAGCAATGATTATAGCAAAGATTAATCATTTTGTTTTATGTACAAAGCATCCCCCCATTCGTATTTAGTCATTGCTGTTGCAACTCGTTTAAATTCATACTTTTCTAAATATTCATCTATTTGCGAAACCAACGCACAATCTTTATACAAAAAATTAGTATTTACTTCTGTGTAAATATATTTGACTGATCGCAAGCAATCACCGAAACCTTTTAATGCTAAAAGTTCCGCGCCTTGGATATCGATATTAACAAAATCATAATCTTGAATGTTAATAGAGTTCTCTTTAATTAAAGTGTCGATTCTGCTTGATTTCACTTTTATGGTTTCAGTCACATGTATATGCGGATGATGGGTTTTGTGTAAATCCAGATCTAGTATTGAGCTAGATTCTCCATTATTAGTTATATTGAAATCGTAAATTTTATTATCTACATCTGAGACCGCACATCCAAAAACACTTTCCAGAGGAGATGTTAATGATTGATTGCGCTTAACAAGTTCAGGGTTGGCTTCGATCCATATAATGTCCTTAATGCCACTCGCTAGATAATCTTCGCGCTCTTCCATTTTGTGAGCGCCAATATGGATGATCCCTTTTGGCTTTCCGTATTTAGCTACTATATCTTTGAATTTTATTAACATTGGTAATTTACGAACCTTTTTTCTAAGTCACTATAATCTGCGCGCTGATAGCCGCATCTTTTTAATTGAAACCATTTATTATCTTGTGTTTGAAATTTCTTCCAGGCTTGATCGTATGCAAATAAGGAATGACAACCTTCTTTGGAGAGTTGCTCGATAGACTCTTTGATGTGAGTTATAATTTTTTTTGCAAAATTAATTTTTATAATATAAGCGGATGCAGTCTGAGAATTGTCGCAAAAGTAAACTAAACCTGAGTCATCGAGTTGGATGGCTGGTTTTATATTATTATAGCTTATTTGACATAAGTTAAAATCTGCAAAGTTTTCAGTGAAATAATTCCACCTGGAATTAAATTCAAAAGAATCTACCAAAGGATAAAAGTCGTCTTCTAAAATTAATACATAATTATAGTTTTTTGCTATAGCCTCTTCGAGCACTCCTAGATGAGACTTTGCGCAACCAACACTCCTCGAAGAGAGAGTTTTTTCGTGCGAAGTATTTACTCCAGAAAATCTAGTATACTCTTCCTTAGAGAAACCGAAAAAAGGCATTACCTTATCTTTCATCACTTGATTCCTATCAGTTCTGTGATCAAGATTTATATAATAACAATGGTTTATAAGTTTCATGTTATCCTATTAAAGCTGAGGCGACAGCCATGTCCTCGCAGCCCCCCATTAAGTTTTTAAATTTTTGAAATAATTTTTTTTGAGCAATAACTTTTTGTATAGATTTTTGCCCTAAACAATAACAACCACCAGCCCAATAGTTCGTAGCCCATTTGCTTTCTCCTATTTCAGAGATTAAAACTTCTGGCATAACAAAGAGTTTTTTTGATGAAGCCCAATTTCTAAATTGTTCGACAGTATTTCCTTGAATTGGAGTCAACCCATTATATTCACCAAAAACTCCTTCGTTATAAAATTTTTTCAAAAAATACTCAAAAGAAAACAACATGCTAGTTTTATTATGGCGATTTTTAATTATATTACTATCTATTTTAAGTAAATGATCAAAATCAAAGAGTTTGCTGCATGCATCTATCATGTTATATGTTTTCATACATAGATTATCGTAAGATTCTTCAGTTTTTAAAGTTAAAATATTATTTTTAAAAGAATACTCTTCTTTGATTGAGGGATCTGCCAGAACTTCAATAATTTCAAAATTATCTCTAGAAGACACATCTTTAAACCAATCCGTGTCCTTTAATTCTGCGACAGATTCAGCGTCTTGTGCGCAAGTATAAATGCACACTAATATTTTACTTGTGGATAAAGTAGACATCTTCTCTTTCATTTTGGTATTGTTTAAATTCACTACAAACAGGTTCGCCCATAATAAAATTTTTATCTTTAAATTGTGATCTAAGTAAATACTGGCAAAGCCACATATCTGAATTAAATTCTGGAACACCCATAGATTCCCTAACCTCTACAAATTTAGAATAAAAGTTAGACATGTCTTCATGAGTTCCGCCAACTACTCCCATATTAATTAAATCCCACGAATCAATGTTTAGCATAAACATCATTTTATCCTCGAAATTAAATTTGTCATGAACATTTAAATAATCGCCAAAATGCTTAAGCTTAATGCTGTCTTTACATGCGAAGTAAGATATGTCGGGATGATCCTTGATTAAGTTCACTGGGTTCTTTACAACCTTTACATCTGAAGCATCAGCATGAAAAACGTAATTAAATTTATTCTCTTTTAAAAAATCATTGAAACAAAAAAACCGATAATCATTATTTGAGTATTCGAAGTCTCCTACTTTTATAAATTTTATATCTTCTGTTGTATATTGCTCAACAAAAGCGTCAGAAAGATTATCGTGAAATATAAAACCTTTTAATTTTAATTTATCAACTGATTCATACCAAGGTTTAATGTATTCAATTTCATTGTTCTGCACTTTACCATCCGCAGCCCTTCCTACGACATAAGCATCAGTTGGGCTATTTGGGTGTTTCTTTTTAGAAAAATAAGAAGTTAGAATAGCTATTGAATCTGACATTATATTATTATATATTAACTTAGATAAAAATCCATGAAAAAGGGGCGCAAAGCGCCCCTAAATTAAACTCAATAAAGAGTTAGTTGTTACTTATCAGGACTTGTAGATTTCTGGAATAAGGCAACAATTAGCAAAAGTGTAATAACTCCTGCAAGACTTGCGCCTTGTCCTACAAATCCAGTAACTACTTCTTGAAGGTTTCCAATTACATCAATTGGAGCTCCAGTACCGAATACAACTTGAGCGACAACAAGAAGCCCAATTAGCGTTAATAACAAGCTAGTGACTCCACCAGCATAAGTTTTGATTATTTCTAACGTATTTTTCATAATAATTAAAATTTAACAGTTAAAGCAGTTCCGAACACAAATTCGCGCTCATCCAAGTCATCTGCATCTACATAATCTACTCCGACAGAGAATTCTGCATTTTCCGAAATACTTTTGGAGATGTCAGCTCCAGCGGCATAATATGTTCGATCTGTACTGTTTGTTAAATCTGTATTACCAACTGCGGCTGACAAGTCGAGAGAGGCAATCGACAGATCGAAAGAATGACCTACTCCTAGCTCTACAGTATACAAAGACTCATCAAAGTCTCTATAGACTGAAACAGATGGATTTAGCGCTACATTTGAAGAGACTCTAACCTGAAATTCAGAGAGAGCATCTCCAGGGCGATCTTCGAAATGATTTACTCCAGCATAAACAGATAGCAAGCCGTCCGAGAAAGATTTGCCTACTCCTGCTCCAAGATTATAACTATCTACTCCTGTATCAACAGATTGGTTCGTGCAAGCATGAGCGCTTAAATCCACACCTCCAAGCGCTGAACCAAGTTTTACGGAAGATTGAACTGATTGTTCTGCCTTTTGAGCTCCTCTGTAAAAGAAGTCAGATGCGTAACCTACTTTCGCAGAGTTGCCAGAAAAGGCGGCGTTAGTTGTAAGCCCTAAGGCTAGTAATAATGATACGATTTTTGTTTTCATATATTTTTTATAATTAAATTTATTTTATTCTAATTTCTTTCCAGCCTACTTTTTTGTCTTTGATTAAATCCCTTACTCTTCTTTGATTATTGTTTAATTGACTGTTTCCGCTTTTTACTTCTATAAAGGTAATTTCTTCTTCGCCGAATGATATATAATCTATGGGTTTTCCTAAAAATGTACAAGCTTCTGGATCGAATTCAAATTGATCGAGGAAAGGAGCTAGAGTTTCTGCGATATGGCCAAGCCTTACTTCGCTACTCTTTTTTTGTGATGTGACTTTCTTTTTTGCTTCTTTTTCTTTAGCTAATTGTATTTCTAAATCATTTAAAGTTAAAACTATACCTTTCTCTTTTTTATCTAATTCAATTTTTCGTTCTTGAATAATTTCTTGTTCACGTTTTAATGATGCGTTAAGTTCAGATATTGTTGTATTTAATTGATCCTCTCTAGTTTTTAATAATTTATTTTCAGATGATAATAAACTGACGTTGTTTTTATATTGAGATTGAAAGTATAAACTTGCTATTAGTATAATTATAGATATAAAAGCGATAATTTCCATATTTTTTTTAGTTTGATCTTAGAAAGAGAGTTAAATCTCTGTCTTTTCCTAGAATATTAACCTCATTTTTGAGCTCACACTCTACCTCTAAATAACCTTTTTTAACTAGAGTATGACACATTCTTAATGATTGAACATTATCATTAACGACAAAAGCTCTTAATTTTTTGCATTGAAAAATTTCTCTGAATTTATCCACTAAATAAAAATATGTAGGCACAGCTCTAATAAATTCTATTCCGTTAATGCCTGAGTTTGGGGGATTAAATACATCTAATGTCCACGCATTGTTGAAGTCTTGAGGTTTATTGAATAACCAATACATTTTATTATTGTTTTTGCTGAAGCTGAAACCTTTTGTTGTGAAAGATTTTAATTTAAAAAATAATTCTCCATCAGTCTGATCCCAAAACATAAGCTTTCTGGATTCTTTGTCTAGGTCTCTTAAATCTTTTAAGAAATTATCTACCCACAATGTTGATGGGGAGATTTTAAATCCTTTATGCTGATATGTTTTTTGAGAATTTGACGGATCAAATTCGCCAATCACTTAATTAAATGAGGCTTTTCAGTTTCTACTACTTCTACTTTATTCCTGTCTTTATCTTTCCATTTTTTTAAAGTAGTTATAAGAGAATCTGCTCTCTTAAGCGCTCTGTCTTTAGTCCAATAGTCTTTCTCTTCTACTCTACGACCATTTCGTGTTACAACATAGAATTTATCTTGATTATTCATATAGTTTTGATTTGATTATTTTTAATAAGTTTGATGATTGTAGCTGTTTATTCCTAAAGTAAACACTCACTGGTAATGATATTGCTAATCCAATAGTAATAATTAATACAATAGTTCCAAAAAAATGCCACACATTAAAAAGCGCGACTTCTAATAAATTACTCATATTTTTTCCAAACTTGTACAGATTTTAATTTTAATAAATCATGCGTTTTGATTTGAGTCAAAGTTTCTTTTGTCTGAGGTCTTCTGAAGACTCTATATTTAGCCTTCCAAGGTTGATCTACGAAAGGGAGATCAAAGCGAGCTACATTTGTTCTCTGTAAAAATTCGGCAAGCTCAGATCTATTTACTAGAATAAAAGAGTCTGCTGTTTCGAAAGCGATAAATTTCGCCCTACCATAAACCCATCCTTTTCTGCCATGCTTGTCTGCAAATTCAATCCAAATCCATTTATCAAAAGATTTATTTTTAAAACGTTTTTTAGTTTTTAAATCTACCTCAATATCTTTATGGGTCGGCGTTTGAAATAGAAATTGCACATTTTCTTTTTTTAAAGAAGTGGTGGCTCTTTTAGGTCTATATCCTTTTTTTTCTGCTAAATCTTGAAACACGGAGAATGGGGTTGGGTTTTTATCCATATCAAAGGCCTAGTAAAAATCGTTTTTTATGATTTTGTTGAAAGCCTGAAGGATCTTTTATGTTTGAGTTAATATAATCAATTATATTCATTGATTGAGATTTTTCAATATTTTCGACATCGAAAGTTACATAATTTTCGACATACTGTTCTTCGGCATAATCATATTCATATATGTGTGGGGGCTGATCCCACTTGTTGATCATTTTAAGTCTGCTACCACTGACTAAAGGCATGTGATAAAGCTTTACTCGCACAGGGACCGACTCTTTAAGAGCGTCTCCAGCTTCTCCAATTTCTCTGATGATCGGCGGGTCGAATTCTCTGACGAGTTCATTATTTTGCCCTTTATGGATTTTTGTGATTGAACTGGAGCAGCCAATTGAATAAAAAAAGATTGTTGCAAGTAAAATTTTAGACATTGTAAGTATTTGTTACACAATTATTAAAGCTTTTTTTGAGTGTACTTTTCGATTTGTTCTTTAGTATAGATATCAAAACCTAATTGTTCTAGCCACGACTTATGAACAGGAACCAAAGTTTCGGCGCCAACAAATTTACCTAAGTCTTTATAAGTTAAATGAGTGAAAGATGTAGAGCCTTTTTTTCTTCCTCTTTTAGTAGAGTTTGAGTTGTTTTCAATTTTCATATATATAGATTATATTTTAAAAGTATTAAAATGTCAATAAAAAAATAATTTTATATCATTGATATAGAAATCATGTTTGCAAAATTAACACCATTTTTGTTCACTAAGTCAAGGTCTGGATGCATTGCGCTGAGAAAAAAGTTTTGTGGGAAATGTTCGGCAAGATAATATTTATTTTCATATGCAATCTCATCATACAACGGAAATAAAAAACTTCCATCGAGCATAGAAAAGTCTAAATAATTAATTAATTTATTATTTGGAGGGTTTTTAAATTTTATTGTAGTTGTATTATCTATTTTATTGACTTCATCAATAACTAATTTAATTTTAGAATCTGTGTCTTGTATTCCTGTTTCTGCGTAAATTAATTTACTGTTGTTATTAACGCTGAAAGATTCTGAAATATTTAGAGATGGCGCGGAATCAATTGACCTAAAATACTTTGTGATATCTGTCGAATTATCGGGAGATCGAAAAGTTATGATTTTTAATCTTAAAAAATCTGATAATTCTTTTTTTATGTTTTTATATTGCTTCTCAAGTGCCGTGGATATAATTGCATAATTCTTTGTTATGCAAATTTCATTCAAAGAAATTTTTTGAGGTAAGTAAGTAAAGTAGGTAATCTGGTCAGGCTGATTAAATAATTGTCGGAAGTCTGTTAGATACTCTTCATGCATAAAACTATCAGATTGGGGGCAACTAATTAATTCTTGTCTGTTTCCAGTTTGGTAAAATAAATAATTTCTTGGGTTCAGATTTAGATGTCTAATTTCATAATGATCAGGAGTATTTATAATAAGTCTGTAATCTTCAACTACATATTTTTCAGTTATTTTCAAAAACTTGTGGGGCGTAATAACTTTAACTTTAAATAAATATTCTAAAGTCCCACAAAGATGATTAAATAATTCTATATATCTTCTTTTAATGTCGTCATTTTTAAACTGAATACAATAAGGCGTAATAAGTGAAGCTATTTTTTGATGATCTAATTTTTGATAATCATGAGACAAATTTTCATCTCTGAGGGAAATTTTTAATCTGATTAAATCAAAATCTATTAAAGGTTTTGCCATATTCAAAAACTTATCTAGAACCCGTATATCGAGTTGAAGCCGCTACCACCTTTAGTTTCAAGAGCTTCTTTAATCTTTTTATGAGCAATATCAATTTCTGTTTCGTTAATCTCGCTATCGTCAATCTCAACTTTAACTGAGAGCAAGTCATCAAAACTGCTAAGATTAAGGTTTTCATCTTTTATGACGACACCTTTCATTTGAAAAATATTCTGATCGCTATTAATACCGCAACATATCCACCCTATGTCCTTTCCAAAAGACGGTATTTCTTTCGAAAAAGCATCATCTAAAGGTTCTTCATCCCAAAAGAAGCAAGGTGTATTATTTTCTGGCCAAGTGTGTTTAAAAGCTTCGACATTCTGCTTATCAGAAACTTCTTTCCCTCCAATAACAGAAGGGTTTAATTTGTGATTTAAGTTGTTATAAACTAAAGGAAAAAACTTACCATATTCTCCACCACAATAAAGATGAAGCCATTTAAATAAATTTTGACAATTCCAGCAACCTTCTTTTTCGTTTGTAACTGAAACTCTTGATTGAGAAGATTCTGGTAGGTTTTCAAAAGAATTATAAAATTTATCAATTACGTTTTTTAATTTTAGCTCTTCCGACTCATTAACAGAATTATTCACCTGTATAATAATCGGTGATTCCAATCCTTGATCTAGCTCAAATAAATCAAAAATTGTAGACCATAAATTAATTAAATTTAAAGATTTTTTAATAGTTGTTTCTGTGCCTGATAATAGAACTTGCTTTCTTAACTCGACACAAATTTTAACATTAAATTTTCTAGCTATAATTCCTATTTTTTTAAGTTCTTTTATTATTGATTCATAATCAGCGAGATCTTTAATGGAGCAAGGGATCGAATCATCATGCAATAAAGGAATTAAGTCGTTGAAGATAGAATATAGTTTAATGTTATTTTGGGCACAAAATTTAATATGGTTTTGAGCACATATTGCATTATGCATTATGATTTGGCTAAGCTCCGAGATAGCTTCATTCAAAGGTTTTGCATTAAAAGCTTTCTTAGATAAACTTCTAAAAGAGTTTTCGCTAGACGATTGAGATAAAGTAGAGCTCGAGCTTAGTAAACCATAAGTATTCATAATAAAAGTATTTACACTTTAAAACAAGTTATCAGGGACTTCATCTTCAGAGCCTACAGAAGCTGCTACTGCTTGAGGTTCAACTTGTTGACTTTCTGTAACATTGTTAGGTTTAGACTTATAGATGATTAAGTCTGGAGCCCTTTCATTATCTTTTTTATTTTTGTTAGCAAAAATAACAACTTTATGGACGACTTCTTGACCAAGCTCTGTAGTCTTGAAGTGCCCTGTTAAATAGTCGGTATTACCGCTTTTGCGCCAAAGTGCCCCCATTTCTCTGGAAGACCACTCAGTAGAAGTTTTTGATTTATTTTCAGTATTCATGTTTATGATCATAATGCATATTAAGTAATTTGTCAAGTATTATTTTTGTATATCGTCCACTATGATTTTAAATTTGTTCGAAAAAATTTTTAAGTTGTTTAAGTGTAAAAAAAAATATGGATTTAATTGTAGATGGTAGTTTGACGGCTCCGCCTAGTCAAGTATACTGTTTTAGAGACCTAAGTTTATATGTAAAATGTTTTTTAAATAAAAATTTATTAATAGAATGCCAAGAAGAGGAGATTGATTTGTATTGGTCTTGGCTGAAGCAAAATAATTCATATGATTTTGTTGACGCTATAGTAAGCAGAGACGAAGTTCAAGGTTTTTATATAGGCCCGCGCCGAAAAAGTAACTTGAAGATAGAATTAATTAATTACAATAACCAATCTTTTGTATTGAAGAAAATATTAAATAGATTAACATAAAGTATGTTAAATGTTAAAAATACTGATAATATAACACATTTGTTTAAAAAAAATCAACCATTTGTTTTAAGTCATGATTTTGGATTGAGTGAAATTATCAACGTTGATAAAATATTAAAAGATTATGGAGACCTTAAAGTTATTGTACCAGAGATAGTAGAGGGAGGTCAGTTATCAAATTTGCAAGAAATAAATCGTATAGAGATAACTATAGAACAATATGTTAAAGAATATATAAACAAAAAAAATAACAAATATTACCTGCGTTCAGAAAATCCTTTTGGATTTGTACAACCTGAGAAAATTTTAAAATTAGAAAAAGAAATTATTAATAAGTATAATTTTGGTAAAGTAGGAGATATATCATTATGGTGGGGAGGGAAAGGTACTACCACTCCTTTACATTACGATTCCTATAGCTATAAAATCGACAGAACCCTTAAGCAGATTCATAAAGAAAACTTCTATAAAAAACCAATAGCTCATTCTTTGTTAAGTGTTGTGAGTGGCAGCAAAGAGGTATTGTTAATTAGCCCTCAATACAATGAATTAATAGAAAATTTAGATTTAGATCATTCTGGAGCCATGTATTCTAAGACAGAGATTTCAAAAATTTTAATTAAAAATAATATAAAACAAAATATAATAATATTAAATGAAAACCAAAGTTTAAATATACCTAGGTTTTGGTGGCATAGAATAAATAATATAAAACAAGGAATTTCAATAACTTATAATTTTAAACTATAGTGTAAATACTTATATGGAAGATTACCAGAAACAAGGATTAAATATGGAGCAAGCTTTTGGGCTAGCTCCCACAGCTTTAATTTCTTTGTACGAGATATATTATTTAGAAGGATATCAAGATGTAGATGTTTATGATAACAGAAATTATGCGCTACGCCTGTGCTCAGCCGATAACCTATCTAATATAGATGCTCAATCAGCTCAATATATACAAGAAAATGGATTGAAATGGGCAGGCTTTTCATATATGCCTATAGGCCTTCAATCTGCAAATTTTTCATCTTCTTCTCAAGGCCTGCCTAGACCTTTGATTACTATATCAAATAAAAACATATCTACATTAATAAATCAAGTTGGGCATAAAGGTACGGTTTTAGAAACTATTTCTACTTATAATAAATATTTTAATGATATGACGAACGCAAGGGTTATGAGGAGGCAAGTATTCGCTAAATTTTTAGATGGAGATAACTTTCCTCAAAATAATAATGTAAATCCTTGGGGAGTAAGGCCTCCTGGCCCTGGTCAAGCAGCAGATTCAGCTTATGAATTTTCTTCTAGCTTATATTTTATATCAAAAAAAGCTAATGAAACGAAAGAATCTGTTGAATATGAATTGACATCATCTTTAGATGTTGAAAACGTCACTATACCCAACAGAACCATTTTAGGGGGATATTGCTCATGGTGTTATAGGGGAGAAGGTTGTTATTTCACTGGCCCAGCCGTAGCTACAGAGTTAGACGAAACCAACTTTATGCTAGGACCTCAAGATTCTTATGAAAATTCAGCTGCATTGTCCAGATTGAATGGAGCCAGACCAAAAAAAAGAGGCGGCAGCTCTATAATCGGCGAGTTCGATTATACTGCTACTATTTCCGATTGGACTATAGACGTAAACTATCAAGCAGGTGATGTTGTTAAAACTCCTCCAGCTGCTGCTGGAGAAGGTTTTGTGGCTGGCACTAAACAGGTTCAGTTAACTGCTAACGGAAACCTTTCTCAACAAAATGATAAAACTATATGGGTTTGTGTTCTAGACCACTTATCTAATTTAAATAATGCTCCAGAAAAAAAGGGTGGCCAATGGGTCGCTGACCAATGCTCTAAAAGTGTAGATGCTTGCAGATTAAGATTTAGATCTGGTTATACAAAAAACAACACGCTGAGATTTGGAGGCTTTCCAGCTACAGAAGGTTATGACACAAATTCTTAAAAATATAAAAATACACGCCTTAAGTAAACTTCAAGAAGAAGTTTGCGGCTTTGTTGTTGAGCTAGATAGCGAAGTTTTTATTAAGCAATGTAAAAATATTTCGACAACTCCTGAAAGCAGGTTTGAGATACATCCTGAAGCATATCTGCAAACAAAATTAGAGTCTGATATTTTAGCTATATATCATAGCCATCCAAATTCAGAGTCTTTTTCAGAAACAGATAAATTAATATCTAGAATTAATTGTTTGCCAAATATTTTATATATAAACGAAAAGGATAAATTTGAAGCTTTTTACCCAGATCTATGCAAAGAGTATAAAATTGAAAAAATAAAGGAGATTATTGATGGTTGAAGTATATTTACATGGTATATTTGAAGAAAAATTTCGGTCAAAGTATGAATTTGAGTTAGAGTCTGTAAGTGATGTATTGAAAGCTATTGATGCTGTCGAGTCAAATTTTATGACTTTTTTAGCGCGAAATTTTGACCAAATGGAATTTTCTATGCTAGTTGACGGAAAAGTTGCATCTTTAGAAGACGCTAACAAAAAAGATATGAAAAGAATAGATATTTTACCCGCAGCAAAAGGAGCCTTCCTTTTTACTTTTATTGTTGGGCTAGTTGTGTCAATCGGAGTAAGTGTTATAATGGCAGCTAATTCTGTTCAGGCTCCAACTATGGATAATGCATCAACACAATCAGCAAAAACATCCTCTTACTCTTTTCGCGGGGAAACTAATGTAGAAAGTCAAGGAAAGCCTGTTCCTTTAGGTTATGGTAGATTGAGGGTTGGTAGTAATGTTATAGGCAATCAGACATGGAATAGGAATTTGTTTAGATGATAAATGTAAAATTTTATGGCATTCTCAATAAAACGCTTGGGAAGAGGAAGTATAAAAATTTAGATGAATTAAAATTTTTTGTAAAGTATAATATATATCCTTGTAAAATTATTGAGCAAAAAAAAAGCTACGCAGTCCTACCATTAGTTTCTGGAGAAGGGGGAGGAAAAGGGAAAGGATCACCTCCCACTCCTTTGCTGAAACCTCCTGCTCCAGATGAAAATTCTTTACAGAGCTTTTCTCAATCTGAAACACTTGACTTAATATGCGAAGGCCCGATTGAAGGCTTTTGCGACAGTAATGGAAATTTAGTTACTGGTACTGATATCGCAAAAGGTGTTTATTTTAACGGGACAGTAGTCCAAAACGAAAATAGCACTTATAATTATAGAAGGCTAGCTTTAAATTATGCAGTTGGAAGCCATAAAGGCATAAACCCATATTCTCGGGACGAAAAGTGGGCTCGAAGTAAAATTTATAATACCCAGTCAATTAAACAAGCTCTTGTAGGACCAAATATGGCTACAACGGATACTATGCTTGAGGAACAAAGCGCATATAATACAGAGACCTTACAAGAAGCGGCGAAAAGACCCTTCGGTTTTTTTGCATTACTTCTTCTTCAACTTGGCGGAAAAAAACTTGGATCTACATTTAATACTGCATCCTGGTTTCAAACACAAGGATCGCATATAGGCTATTTTATAGGAGACACAAGTGGTTTGCAAAAAGCAATAGATTACGGTTATGCAGCAAGTCAAGTAGAGCATGGATCAGACATTAGGACACATACATCAACTCGAGACTTTACTGCTTGGAGTGCTGGCCATGCAGAATTTTCAGAAGGAGGATTTCCTGTTTCTCATACAATCAAAAATAGCGAAGTTGATTTTGCATACGCTACAATATCTATAGATGAGTTAAAAGATACCGTAGACCATGGAGCAGGAGCTGGCAAGGTTGGTTTAATGACAACAGCCAGGGAGCATAAAGTAGGATTCTCGATAGAAATAGGCATAAACGGACTAACTGATGAAGAAGCTCAATCTAGTGAGTTTAGAGCGTGGCTGGCACATCATGGCCTTTCTCAATCCTCATCCAATCCTCGGAAATCGATCACACGAAATTATTTTGTGCAGGGGTTGGTTGCAGGTAGTAAATATTTAATAGATGTGGGAAGAGCTAGTTTCGGAGTTGATGGAGAGGTAATTTTTGGAGAAGACAGCGATTTTGATGAAGGAATGGATGATCTTGAGAGTAAAAGAAACCCAGCAGAAGTTTTTGACGCTGAAGGCTTAACGGCATTAAAGGAAGATCAAGCTCTTCCTCATAATTACACGTCAGATCAAACCGAACCAAATTTAGGGCTTAATCGATTTCAACAATTTGGATCAGCAGACGCAATTAGAGAAGTTTACGAGAGTGGAATGGAAACTTTTTTTATGCCAACAGATGACGCAAATAACGCTTTTAATTGCTTCAAGCTACCACCTTCTATAGTGACTGTTAATGGAGATAAAATATCTAAAGCAAGATATCTGAAAGTGACAAAAACAGGAAGAGAATTAATATCTCCAATTATGGGTTCAAAAATTAGCTTGGAGAGTGTCACAGAAATTATAGACGAAAAAATGTCTTATCCTTACTCGGCAATTGTACAGCAATCTTTTAATTCTAGATATTTTACAGAAAAACCAGAGAGAACTTATCATTTAAAACTTAAGAAAATTTTAATACCATCTAACTATACCCCAGACAATAGATCAACAGTTGGAGCTAATGTATACGATGGAGCTTGGGATGGTACATTTAAGTATGCTTGGTCTGATAATCCTGCATGGGTTTTATATGATTTAATGACAAATAACAGATATGGTATTGGAGCCTATTTAGATATTAACAAAATTGATAAATGGACATTATATAAAATAGGTAGATATTGTGATGCTGTGGATGATGATGGAAACTTTGTAGGGGTTGATGATACATACAATGGTAAAGAGCCTAGATACTCAATGAACGTACTAATTTCAGAAGAAGAAGAAGCTTATGAACTTTTAAAAACTATAGCAGAAACTTTTCATGGGATAGCATATTGGGATGGAAGGGGGGTTTCTGTCTCTATAGATGGAGGAGGTAATACCATAAAATACGAAAATTTTTCAAATTCTGCAAGTTATGTTATAGGAACAAAAGTAGAGTTTCCTCACTCCACTTTTAATATATATGAAAAAATTACAAATGGTGGTGTTGGTATTAGGCCTGGAGTAGATCAAGATTGGAAAAAATACTGGAATAAAATTCCTGCGATTGAAATTGATGAACCTGCGATTAACTTCACCAACACAAATGTTGAAGGAGGTGTTTTCGCATATTATACAAGTTCAAAATCCACAAGATACACTGTTGCTAGAGTTGGTTATATGGATAAAACTGATGATTACAGAAAAAAATATGAATATGTAGAAGATAAACAAGGCGTTAAAGAATTAGGAGTAATAAGAAAAAACATCGAGCCACTAGGATGTACATCAAGAGGTCAAGCGCGAAGAATGGGGCGTTGGTTTTTCCTGACCTCTTCTGTCAATACAGAGACAATCACTTTTTCTACAGATTATAGAGCTTTATTTTTAAAACCAGGTAATATTATAGGAGTAAGCGATTCTCTTAAAAATACAAATCAATCAATAGGTAAAATAGTTGATGTTGAGGGTGATGAAATTTTAGTATTAACTCATCCTATTACTTTACAAACCCTTAATCAAACTACAAGACAAAATAAATATTATGATATAATATTAGGTAACATTGACCCAAGTTATAATATGGATTTTTTAGACAATAAAGGATCAGTCACTGGGCAAGATATTGCTAATTTAAATAAAGCTCAAAGATTACAAGGGTCAGTTTTTCCTGCAGATGGATCAAGCATAACTACTAATAGAATTAAAGTTAAAGACGTTAATGGGAATATTTTAAAATTTACTAGCTCTTTGTTAGATAGCTACGATAATGGATATAATGTAGTATCAAAAGGAACAGATTGGGCTTTAGTTAATCCAACTGATGGTGGAACATATGCTAACGATTGGCAAGAAAGAAAATACAGAATTGTAGGTATAGAAGAAGAAGGAGAAGGTAAGTATAAAATCATAGCCACCTTATTTGACGAAGAAAAAATCTCTTCCATGGATCAAAGTTTTCCAGTAATATCTTCAAATTATGAAATAACACTAGGAGATAGTACTGAGATAGCAAATGCTACCCCACCCATTATTGAAAAATTCTCCATTGTTAGCGGATCAAATCTTTCTTTTAAAGTTAAATTTTCAACAACTATTGACGAATCCAAATTTAATAGTATAACTAATAATATTATTTTAACTGATCCATCTGGAAGTCAAGCAACATATAATAATTCAAGCAGAAATGGTGGCGGAACAAAAGAATTTACAATAAACACTGGAGTGAGTAAAACTTCTAGCTCAGTTGCTGGAGTATGGACTATTTATGTTACAACAACAGGTATACAGTCTTCTACATCTCAATCTAAAACATCTGGAGCTGGAATAGCATCAAAACTTATATCTGACGAAAGTTATAGTAATAGCCCGCCAGGAATTTCAGATGTAGGAGTATTAAACGAAGATGGAGTAACCAAAAGTAATTATCGCGTGGTTGAGACTGCTGGAGCAAGCTTTGATATAAGTTGGAAATATCAAGATATAAATTCATCTAGAACTATATACGACAACATCGCTGACTTACAAACTAATAGCCCTTTCTTTGAGGGATTCAGGGTAGGTTTGTGTCCCGTTGATAGGGGTGGATCAACTAATGCAAGTAGCGCTGGCAATCCTCTTACTAATAATGTAAAATGGATTTATGATAATAATAATTTATTGACTAGAATGCAATATACTTTTAATTATGAATTACGGTATAATACAACAGTTGATGATAATGGAATTCAAAGTTTTGTATATGCCAATTTACAAGATCAAAGAGGAATAGCTGTAGTTATTCAGGGTGTGGCAAGAGCGGGCAACATTAGAAAATACAGCTCTAAGCAATCTTTTATTATGTACGACCCTCCGATCTCATACACGCCTGTAGTCTCTACACTCGTGCCAAGATTTACTCCGCATGATGATATCTTTTATGATTTAAATAAAGATAAAAAAATATCAATCATCTTAACGGATGAAGAGGGGAATGAAACTCAATCAGAAACATCTGAGCATGGTAAAATACCTGAAAACGCAAAATTTGATTTTGTAGCAGAAGCTTCAAAAAATTCAAACGTCCCATCCAATATATATTCGTTGGAGGAGGCTCAAACATTATGGAACGAAATCAGAAATAATACTATTAATTCTAATGTTGTTAATTCGCGAAGTAGAAAAATAAGTCGATGGACAGGAGGCAATGCTCAAACAATATATATAGATATATCGTATGATAACATTAAGCTTGCTGCTGAAGCATGGGAAGAATATCAGTATATAGATCCAAAATATGGCGAACAAGTCGATACCCACTGGGAAAATTTTCCATTAGTGCATTACGCCCACTCCGAAGAAATTAGCGACAAAGAAATGATAAATGAGTTAGGTGAATGGGGTACTGAGGATGTAATTTTTAATGACACTAATAAAACAATTTTAAGAAAAAATATTCCAGAAGGTATAGGAAGTAACACCTTATCAGCATTTGAATCCATAAAATTATTAGTATCTGGAAACTATACAAATGGTAATGCATATGAAGAGACTCAATCTATAGGTTTTATACAGGTATTTATAGGTAAAGATAACCCAGATTTTGAACCTGCTGATGATAACGAATTCAATTCATTAGAAGGCTCTAATCAAATAATTATCCCATACGATGACGAACTAGAAGAAGGTATTAATTATGATAACGATTTTTATATAAAAATAAAAGCATGGGATTATTTTACTTGGAATAATTCTGCGTTAGATTTTTTAGGTAAAATAACGGAGCTTCCCAGTCAAGAGATTGATTTTGGCGTCACTGGTTTTATAGTTGTGCCCGAAGAAGATTTAGCTGATTTATTGGAAGAAGATGAAGATGAGGCAACTGAAGAAGACTTGGCTCATGCTTTTGTTAATACCTTTGGCGATGAAAGATTAATGGGTATGAAGCAATTTAGGGAAGGTTTAATTATAGGGGGAACAGAGGCTTGGTCATCTGCAGATGGCGCTCAAAACAACCCAGATTCTTTCGTTAAATATCCACTAGGAAATCATACAGATTCGCATCAAGGTACTCCTGTTGGTATAGGTCAATATAACTTAGAAAATGTAACAAGCAAAACTTATACAGACATATTAGGGGAAGGAGATAGTAGTAACAAGTTTGGACTAACTAAAGGAGAGATAAATAATGACATGCTTGACTTTTATGTTAATGTCAAAGGAATGAACATTAGATGCTTGGCTGGCGACGACGGAAACTACGATGGCGTTGGAGGAATAATTTCTGGACAAACTATAAAAACTAACGGTTTCGAAGCTGGAGAGATTGTGGCTTTTTCTCAAGAGCCTACAATTAACGGTTCGCCAATGTCAACTTACTTCTCTGAAGGAGAAGGAATATCTGGAAAAATAGATGAAGCTTTAAATAACACAAATATTTTTGACGATAAAATACAAGATACAAACTTTACTGAAAATTTAGTTATATCTGGAGACTCAAGATTAAAAGTTGAAGATGGTAATCTTCATATAGAAGTTAATGGTATATGGTATAGGATTGAGCCTGATGGCACATCTTAATCTTTGAATGTAGATTCTATATCTTGCAATAATTTAATCTTTTCTGATTTAGGTAAACTATTATATTTTTTCTTTAACTTTTTAAACACTCTTTTGTGTTCAGCTGATGAACCATCATAGGAAATTAATTTTTTAATTAATAACGCTTTTTGTTTATTCACTTTTTTCTTCTTCTTTAGGAATTAAATTATTCAATGTAGATATAAGGGAATCGTAGCTATCAATTTCTTCGATAATTTTTTTAATCGTACCACTTAAATCTCCGTGCTCACCTACACCTACAGGAGAGTTAAGCATAACATTTAGATCTGCAATTTTCTGGTCTCTTAACCCAATGTATTCAGAATAAATTCCTCTAAGATAAACTTCTTTCATTAAAGCTTTCCTCCTTCTGAATATTTAATACATAAGCAAATGCAATAAATTGCTGCTCCCGCTAAAATAAAATAACCTTGTAATTCTGAATTGTCCATATATATAATTATAGTAAAAAAGTTTTAAAAAGTCAAGAAATATTTTAATTTATCTATATTCATGCCTTAATAATCTCCAACGATCAGAATCAATTGGCTTTGATCCGTCATTGATTGCAAATAGCATATCCACAATTTCTTCTACCGAATCATAAATGTACTTGTGAGGTAACATACCAAGCATCCAAAGTGGAGTTTTTGACTTGCCCCCTTCCATGCTTATAAAGATTGGCTTCTTCATCCTAACAGCAGTTACAATTTCTTCAGCGCTACCCCAAGAAGCTACAGAGGGGACAAGATGAGCAATAATAAAGTCACTTCTATCTACTAAGTTTAAATCATATGCTCTTACGGTTTTCATTCTTTGAGCTGCCCTATCGTATTGCTTAGTTTTCATCCAATTTTCCATCTCAAGCCTAGACGCTTCATCTTCTTCTACGTCTTTCATAAATGGCTTTTCGTAAGGGTCAAAACAAGTTACATTGATTTCAGAGAGCTTTTGAGTAACTTCAGTTCTCCAATTTCTTCCGCTAATATATTGCATATGGCCGACTAGATAAGTTTTAGTTTTTTCTAGAATATTTTTCATATTATAACTATAATATATATAAACAAATTTGTCAAGAAAAATGAATAATAGTACGCCAGAAGAAATGAATTTAATAACGATATTTATGGATGTAAATAAAACTCCAGAGCAAACTTGCAAGGAAATTGATTTTGAAGGTTGCGAGCAAATGAAAAGAGATTATCTTTCTGAAGTTAATACGCCTGGAGGCTGCTCGTCGTGCAGGAAAGCTAGCGTGAGGAGAAAATACACATCTTTTATTAAACCAAAAATTAAAAAATGATAAATTATTTATTAATTTATATTGCTTCTGTTTTAGTTGTATCTAATGTTATTGCTATATTGGAATATACTAATTTAAAGGTATATGCTCTGTCGTTATTTATAAAAGAAAAAATATATACATTAGATGATTTGCATGATTATATTGTAGATAATTGGGGAAAACTTGGAGAATTATTAAGCTGCCCTTTATGTTATAGCACTTGGCTGTCTTTGTTTTTAGGGTTGTGGTGTGTTTGGTTTTTTAATTTAAATATTATTTATGCTTTGCTTTGTATGTTTTCAATTCCTAGTCTCGCATGTTTAATAAATAAAAAAATAATTTAAATTGGTGGACGTGGCGGGAGTCGAACCCGCGTCTTTAAATTTTCTGTAGATATACATCTACAAGTTTAGTTAATTTTTTTTACAGTTATGATATTAACATCCAACTAACCATTTCAATTATTCACTCAAACTTGAGGCCCTCGAATACTCAATGGTACAGTTTATGAAACGGATAAACTTTTATCTGTTTTGCAGATTGATGACCTCGTAATCTCTTTATCTGCGTCAAAAGTTACGAGGTAGCAGAACTAAGCTGCTAAGGCAAGCTTTTTAGCTTTTAAGCCAAAAGCTTTAACACGGTTTTTGTTGCCATGTAATTGTTTGCACCTTTTTTAGGAGCCAGATGCAACTCCTACTTGCAGTATACTAATCTAATTTAAATCGAATCCAGTACACGCCCATAAATTTTTCAAAGAACTTTGAAGGTTACACCTAATTAAGATGAGTGTAGCGCTTTGAGTAGAGCTCTCGCTTCTTTAGGAGGAATGTCTGAAAAGTCTGACCAATTTTTAGTGTCAGCATTTTTATACAAATCATTTTGCCACAATTCCCGAAGTTTGCTTTTGAAGTCGCTATAGTTATTGATGCCAAATTTATCTTTTGCTAGGCTAGCGAGTATTCCAGCAGGAGAGATGTCTGAATTTGACTGCGCTTCAGTTTCTCTCTGGGTAAGATTCTGCTGAGTATTGTTTGATTTATCGATTTCGTCATCTCCGACAATATGGACATTTAAAAAGTTTCTAACGCAGCGCACAAATGATCTATTACAAGCGATTGTTTCTAGAAATTTAGTTGCGAAGCTGCTAGTATTGTTCAGTGTTGCATTAGCCATATCCTCAAACACAATAGGCTCATTGTTGGTTTCATAGTTGGCTAGAAAAGTAATCGAACAAGATACAGCTACATGGTCTTCTTCGCATTTTACAGTTTTATAGTTAACCGAAGAAAATCCTCTGAGTTTAGCTAGTTCTTTTATGCCACTTAATTTTATTAAAAGTTGGTGATCCGCGAGACCTTCTATAGTTTTAGGATAATCTTTTCCTCTAGTTTGAAACCAAGATCTATTTGGAAATAAATGCTCATCTTTAATCATGGCTCTCCAATTGATTGAGCCATCGTCATTAAATTCATATTGATGGTTTTGTAGTAATCCGTTTTCGTCTCTAGCATAAAGATTTGGACCAGAGCTGTTATCTATTTTTGTTTGCTTAGTTGTTTTTTTCATTGTTTATATATAATAACATATATTATAAACTAAGTCAATTACTTTTTGAAATAATTCTATAATGATCTGATTCTGACCAAAATAAATCGCTATCTATGATTTTATTTACTCCAGTAGAACTTTCTACGTCGTTTACGGCATGCTCAATGGAAGGGTATTTTTTCCCATTTGAAAAGATCAGTTTGCCAGAATAAAAAAACAGATCTTTATTGTTTAAAACATCATCGCCAGGTTTCTTTTGAGATAAAACTTCAACATTCCAGTCAAAATAGTGCAATCTAAGTTTTTCTATAAACTCAGTTGTTTTTCTGAATAAACTAATGTTTATGCCAAATTTTTTAATAGTTTTAAAATACTGTTGATTTTCTGAGATAACTTCTTCACTACAATCATCTGGTATTTGAAAATGGATAACCTGCAAAGAACTTTTAATGGCATTAATTAAATTTAAATCTATCTTTCTATCTGTAATCAAATTGACCTTACGACCTGAAGCCCAAGAAGGAATATGGTCATCTGATTCTTCATAGTCCGCTCTAATTGTAATAAATGAATTTTTCAGAAAATCAGGGTTCGGCGAAAAATTAGGTATTACTTCAAAAATTTTGTTGTCATAAAGTTGACCTATAAATTGTGTATTTTGATCGCTTTCAAATGGAATTTTCAGCCTTTTAAGTATAGCGTTTGCTATATCTTCAGGCTTGATTTGATCAATTGATTTCTCTAACTCTTTAGAGGAATAAGAAAATTTTTCTGTTTCACACAAAATATCAAATTTATCCTTGTTCCAGAAGGGCGCGGTGCAGGAGGGAGGGATCGGCCCGAATAAAAGCACTCCTGGAGTGTTAAAATGCGATGCAATGTTTGAATAAAAAATGTCAGAACCTATGAATAATTCAGATCTATTAATTATATAAGCCCCTTGATGTCTAGTCTGTATATGTCGGAAATCTTCACAGCTTGGTAGTAGTTGGTCTTTGGGTGAACCTATTTGGATGATTTTAATATTAGATTTGTCAAGATAAGGTTTGATTATATCAAATACGTCAGACCAATAAGAATAATTAAATGAACTGATAGAATGGTCATTATTAATACATATAAACTTATCACAAGCTACTGGGATAAAGTCTTCCTGGATGAATGCCTCTGCAGATTTAATTCCGCAATTAAGAGAAAAGTGTTCAAGTATGTGCATATTCTGTTTTATATTCTATTTTATCTCTTCCTTGATGACAATAACGAAATGCTCCTGAAGAAGCATCTGATGGATAATAGACTACATCAAAGAAATTCTCGCCTTCCCTTTTCTTTTCCAGAGAAATACAATCAAAAAGATCTTCCGAGACGGGTAGGCTTTTATATATATGAGGATTACCCTTAAGTATATCTAGGCTATTTTCAGGGGCAAAGAAATATATATTATGATCTGCGTACAGTCTCTTTATTGAAGGTAGTAAGGATGTGCAGAGAAATGTTTCTGTAGCGTTTTCATTTACAACTATAGCAATTTTTTTAGAAGTATCTTCTCGTAGGATCCTATCAAGAGAATCCACAATTTCTTGGTTTTCTTTATTTGCTACCGAAATGAAGTAGTTGTGAATACTTTCTCTTGAGCCTCCCTGCTGTATCTTTGCCATCCAATGCTTGATACCGTCATCGTTTTCATCAACATCTCTTATTAAAATATTTTTATAGAGATCTATAAGCCATTCTAGATTATCTTCTATTTTTTGTAATGGATAATTGTTGTTTCTTTTTTTGTTATGAGGCTTGATGTCAAAATTATATTCAATTTCAGGACAAGAATCAATAAACTCTTCTACTTGCCTTCCTATGACTTCTATTGAAAAGTTTTTTAAGACAAACTCACGGGCAATTTTACCTTTTTGCTCTAAGTCTTTTTCATTCATTTTATAAACTTTATTTAATTGTTTATAAATACTGAAAGGATCTGTGGTAGCTTTAATAAATTGTGTGCCAGGCTCTCGATATTCTTTCCAGTTGAGTGGCAAACCTCCACTTTCTTCAGTACAACAGTCTTCCCCGCAACTATAGTTAGTTACTAAAGTAATTAATTCAGTTAATTTAGCTTCTTGAATCGGAATCTCTTGCCCGCCAGATGTAAAAGGGTGACAATAGACATCCATTAAATTATAAACTTGATTTAATTGATCTTCTGACACACCAGCATTAACACTAGTAGTATTTTGTGTTTTTTCTGAACCACAAAACTTACAATTTTGTTGTTGACCTACAAATGTTTTGACTTCATAATTTTTACATTTAGAGCAATAGTAAGTGGTTAAAACTAATGATGGGTCTATTTCCTTCTCTTTTAAAAGCCTAGGAATGTCCCAGCCTTCTGACCAGTTTGTGTGCAGTAAAAGCTTAGCTTTGGATTCAGGATTTTTATCTCTGAATATTTTAAAAACCATCTAATAGATTGGGAACGCTTTTGCGGAGTTGGTTTCTAAATACAAAGCCTATAATGAATTCTTTTTCGTCTATACCGAATGCAGACCTTAGTTTTAGCTTATCATTTTTATTTAATTTAAAAAATTGATTTGTTTCTAAAGAACCTCTTATCATTTTGACGTGACCGTGCCCAAGCTCTTTCATAGCCTTTTCCGCAAAAGAAGCCCAAACAAAATAGTTTTTAATTCTAGGAGCAGCGCTAACTGCTTCAGGTAGAATAGGTAAACTGTCAAGGGTTGTCCAAACTGCATGATTAATTTTATCCCACCAAGGCTTTTCCCAGTAGCCACTAAAGGCCCATATATCTTCTATCCCTATGTAAACATCAGGTTTTTCTTTTTCTATAACTTCGTCTATCATGATGCCCCCGTAACCTAGTTGACGTTTTAACTTGGGGTCTCTTGAGGCTTTTTGAGTAGCTATATCGCTATCAGGCGCAGAGCCATATGTTTTCCATGGCATTTTAGATAAAGTAGGGTCTGACCACTTTCTACCGTTAGCAAACTCTATTAATTCATACTTACCTGTCTTTTGCAAAAAGATTAATAAATTTTTAGTATGTTTGCCGAAACCTGTAAAGGCTTTTGAGTGATTGCTGTGAATTAGAACTTTCTTCATTAAAAAGGAGGATCTTCAGATAAATTTTCAGTTGGAGTAGCGGATGATTTATTTTTATCTAAATTTTCTGCTTTTGATTTAAAGAAATCAATCAAATAATTTTTTAAAAACTCTTCAATTACCCTAACTTCTCCTGGCTCAATTGAAATTTTAAAACTTTGATTCCCATTTCTTGTAATTGTTAAACCGAAGGCGCTTACTGTAACGCTTGTTTCATCGAAAGTTTTGCTTTTAGGATTGTATTTAGAAATTTTTCTTTGCTTGTCCCATGGTGTGAATTTAATCACTGTTTGGTTATCATCAAATTTATGAAAAGTTGAATACTCCACCCGATCCTTTATTGAGTTTAAGATTTCGCCACACTCAAATTCGTTTAACTTAATATTGATTGTTTTGTCAGGGTTTTTTGCATTCTCGCTAAAAGAGCCTAGCTTTCTAGAGTCGTCCCAGCTATGCTGTTGAATTGCGCCTATGTAAAGGGCAGGTACATTATATTTGCCTGAGCCAATTCTTAAATTAACTGCAGTTCCAGTATTTTTACTGTTTGGTTTATAAAGGGCTATGCTCATGAATTATTATATATAGAAATATAAAAAATTCAATACATAATTAACCGTATAAAAGTAATTCTTGCAGAGGGATATCGTCCGCGTTTTGAATATATTCAAATTGTTTTTTATGAGAAAATTCTGGAGATTGAATAATATTTAAAAACCTGTCCTTGAGGTATTTTAATTCAGAGCTTCTAGATCGGAATTTTAACAATGCATTTGATTGAAATAAGGCGACTGGCGGAAAATTATTTTCATAAATGAGTAATAAAATTCTTTGAACTGTATTTAAGAACCTAATATCAACAGAAAAGTCAATTTCAACTCCAGCAATTTTTTCATAAACTTTTTTAATTTCAGAGAAGCTATCTCTTGAGAAGCTACTATGGTAGTCATCTTCTTCTAGAGATAGCCTGTGATATATTGACAGTAAATCAATAGCAGGAGGAGCTATTATCGATTTATGAAAATTTATAAATTTAAATTTCTCTTTTGAGTTTGGCTCAAACAAAACAGAAGACTTGCATAAATTATTATGGCACAGAACAAATTCCTTCTTATCTAATTTCGAACATATATCCAAGCAGCTATCTTTACATTTTAAAATGAAATCATAAAAAGCGGGATCCGAGTCTGACTGAAAAACAAAATCAAATAAATTTTCTTCTTCAAACAAAACGTTTTCGAAAAAATCGGAAATAAAAATATCTTCATACCGCGAAACGGATATGTTATTTTTTAGTTTGTGCAGTAATAGTAATCTCTCTAGTAAAATTTCTTTATGATTTGCCCACCAAAAATCAGGATTTGTTCCATTTAAATTGTTATTAACACCTTCTACGGTAGTAAACAAAAAATTTACGTCAGAGCCATTTTGTAGTTCTCCATAGTATAAAAGTTCAGGAGAAACATCTAAATCTTTAAGACTTTTTAATATAACTGATTCTTTTTTAATATCTGCCCCATCTGATACTAGGGAAAATTTACCCAGATATGAAGGTTTTTCGGGTTTCGAAAAGAAAACTGTAAGATAAGTTTTATTGGTGGTAGGCGCAGAAATTCTGAAACCTTGTTCGTCTAAAAATCTAATTTCTTTAGGTAGCTCGTTATTTTCAAAGTTTGACTTAAATATTTCGAAATATTCATTTACAAAATTATGGGAGTCTGGTTCATACTCCTCTTGAAATGTTTTAATATAGTTTAATTCCTCTTCCATTTTTCGTAGTGGTAATATTGATTTTCTTTTGTTGGTAATTTTTAAGTATAAAGTCAGATAGAGGGTTTTGTAGCTCGTTTTTTAATGTTCTTGATATAAATCTTGCTCCATATTTTTTATCAAAATTTAAATTATATAAATACTCTAAAGCTTTTTCGTCTACATTGATTTGTATTTTAGAATGCTTAAGCATTGATTTAATTTTAGATATTTCTATATTTATAATTGATTTAAAGTCATCGTCCTTCAATTGATTGAATACTATAATTTCATCGAACCTATTGATTAGTTCTGGCCTCATTGATTTTTCTAAATCTTTAATAGCCAAAGACTCTGCACTTTCTGGAGAAGACATAAAACCTAATGATTTATTTTCTATTATTTTTTCAGAGCCGATATTGCTAGTCGCAATAACAATAGACTTCGAGAAATCTGCAGAATATCCAGTATTATCAGTTAAAGATCCCTCTTCTAGAATTTGCAATAGGATATTCAAGACATCGGGATGAGCTTTTTCTATCTCGTCAAAAAGAACAACTGCATGAGGGTTTGCTCTCAATTTTTCAACTAGCCCTCCTCCTTCTTCATAGCCTACATAACCAGGAGCTGATCCTATAAATTTAGATATTGAATTTTTTTCAGAGTATTCTGACATATCTATCGAAATAAAAGAATCTTTTGATTGAAATAAGTGAGATGAAAGAAGTTTTGAAAGATAAGTTTTACCCACTCCTGTAGACCCTAAAAATAAAAATGATCCCAAAGGTTTATTGGGCTCTTTTAACCCACATAAATTACGCTTTAAGCAATTAGACAAAGATTTTATTGCATCTTTCTGGTTAATTAATTTCCTGGACAAAAACCTATTTAATGATTTAGCTTTTTCTACGGTAGATTCATCCATATCTTTTATTGATACATTGCACTTTTCAGAAACTATATCAAGTATTTCTTTTTTAGAAATTATAGGTAAATTTTTTTCATAATCTTTGTCCCACTCTTTCAGCATTGACTCATACTTTTCGAAAAGTTCTTCAAGGTCTCCTGTCATAGATCCATTATGGAGATAGGAGGTGGAATCTATTCTCTCTGATATAGTTTTTTCTAAGTCTTTTATAGCGTCAGGTATATTGAAGTTTTTAATTTTACATTTTGATCCTGCATGATCTAGAATATCTATAGCCTTGTCTGGAAAATTTCCTTCATTTACATATTTTTCGGCTAGGTTAACGCAATAAGTTAAAGCTTCATCTCGGTACTTAACTTTGTGGTATTTTTCGTAGAACGGGCTAATGCCTTTGAGGATTTTAAGAGTCTCTTCTGTGGAAGGCTCATTTACTTTAATAGGATGAAATCTTCTAGACAGAGCTCCATCTTTCCTGATAGTTTTTTTGTATTCAGACAAAGTGGTGGCCCCGATGCAAGAGACTTCGCCCCTAGCTAAGGCTGGCTTTAGTATGTTACAGGCATCCATTGATCCTTCTGCACCACCTGCCCCGATAATAGTGTGTATTTCATCTATAAATAAGATAGAGTTTTTGAAATTCTTAAACTCATTTAATAATTTTTTGAGACGTTCTTCAAATTGACCTCTGTACTTTGTGCCAGCGACTAACAGCCCTAGATCTAGGGAAAATATACTTTTATTTAATAGAATATTTGGGCAAGTTTGATTTACTATTGACGAAGCTAAACCTTCAATAATGGCAGTTTTACCAACCCCTGGCTCTCCTAGCAGTATAGGATTATTTTTATTTTTTCTACAAAGTATTTCACATAGAACTTTAAGTTCTGCATCTTTACTAACTAACTTAGCGAACCCATCTTGTTCTGCAACTTTATTTAAATTTTTACAATATTTCTCAATTGCGGGATAGGATGATTGGGATTTATGCTTGGCGCTTGCAGAGCTTTCTTGGTTAACTGATGATTGACTAGGGCTCCATCCGATATTATCAACTCCTGAGGCTAAAAATAACTGATTATGTAAAAGAACGTGAAACTCTTTATAGTTAATTTCAAGAGATTCTAAAACTGCAGAAGTTAGGGGGTCTTTTTGCTCTAGTATTGATATTAATAAGTGCTCTACCCCAACATAAGGATGCAACAGCTGCTCTGAAATTTCAATAGCTGAAAATATAACCTCTTTACAGTCTTTGGAGAAATGTATATTGAAAGTGCTATTCCTATCTATTGGTTTTACTTTTTGAAGATTTGCCGAAACACAGGTAATAGCTTCGTCAATGCTAATAGAATAAGTAGCCAATAAATCAGGTATTACGCTAAATTGATTACTAAGAATACAAGAAAATAAATGAATTGGCTCTACTGAATCATGCCTTAGTTTAGAGCATAATTTTTTAGATTCATTTATGATGGCTTGGCATCTTGGCGTAAAATTAGCTTGGGGTTCTGCGTTCATGATATATTATTATATATTACACTCTATTTTAAATCACTAAGTTTCATGTAAATCTTGTCGTCCATTATAGACATTCGATCTACAAATATTATGTCATCACTCTTTTCTCCTACTATAACAATAATATTATCTTTTTTAGGAGTGACTCCTCCAGAATCTTTATATTTAGTTAAATTAGGAGTTCTAAAATCACCTATCATTGCTTGGACTGAGCCGATTTCGTCATGTAAAGATAATTTGATATATTTATTTCCATTCCGACTCACTCCAGATAAAACATCTTCTACTACACATACCATTTTTACTCTTTCGCCTTTTTGAAAAGTTGAATGCTCATAGGTGTTGTAAAACCTGTTTTTGTCCGTACTGAATACTTTTTGTAGAGTTGTAGAATAGCTGTAACCCAACAACTTTGTTTCAAAATACCAATTAGCAAACTGTTCGTAAGACTTGTTTTTTTCATAAATCTCTTTATATGGAGATAGTTTAGTCTTAAAGGTTTGAAATCTTTTTTCCGACATAATTGGTTTTCCATTGTCTCCGAGGAGGTTTTTTGATATACATGTTGATACTGCAGTTAGTATGTCGTAATCAAAGTCAGAGCCGATTTGTGTGAATAAACGCTTTTCTCTATCTGTTAAAATATTGAAGGCTTGTGCTTCAAGTACTGTGCGAGCTCTGGATTTATTTTCTGTATGCAAAGCCCCTGCCTGGATTAAACCACATAATATTCCAATATTAATTCCGCATTCTTTTGCGCATAAAAATAACTCAAACTTATTAGAAGTATTTTCGTTTTCTTTAATGAAAGAGTTGATATTAGCTAAAGACTTATTACTTACCCCTTTAATACTATTTAATCCAAATCTTATATTATCTTTCTCTATAGAGAATTCCATATTTGATCTTATTAAATCAGGTTGTAAAAGTTGTATGTTGAAAAAGCTTAATTCTCTAGAAACTTTACTTATTTCTTCTTGTGGAGATGGTTCGTATTCCGTCATCTTTAAAAGGCTTAAGAAGAATTGTTTTGGGTGCTTAAATTTTAAATAAACTGTCCATGCTGCAAGAGTTGCATAGGATATAGAATGAGATTTATTAAAAGAGTAATTTGCACTATCTTCTGCGACCTTCCACAAAACTTCTCCAATTTCTTCATCTAAATTCTTCTCTCGAATTTTTTCTGAAATTTTAGACTTCCATTGAGGCATCTCTTTAACTTTCTTTTTTCCAACTATTCTCCTTAGCTGCTCTGCTTCATCAAGAGTGAATCCGACTTTAACGGCCATTTTCATTAATTGTTCTTGGTAAAGAGGTATACCGCCTGTATAATTCAATACTTCATCAAAAAATGGATGAACACTTTGAAAGTCACCTGTTCGAGTATAGTCCGAATAATTATCCATGAACTCTAGAGCTCCTGGACGAGCAATGGCAACAACAGCACTGAGCTCCTCTAGGCTTGAGGGCTTAATTTTTCTACACACCCGAAAGTTTGTGTCGGCTTCGATTTGAAATAAGCCATGTGGGTTTTCTAGATTCTTGAGTGGTTTAAAAATTGCTTTTGAATTTAGATCAATACTTTCTGGGGAAATATTTAACTGCTTACAAGTGTCATGAATAACTGTCAGTGTTCTCAATCCTAAGATATCGAATTTAACCATTAACTCTGCCACCCAATTCATATCATATCCTGTAACAAGAGCTCCGTCATTAGTCTTTTGGATGGGACAAGCTCTACTAATATCTTGATGGCAAATTGCTATACCTGAAGGATGGACTCCAGTATTTTTATTTAAACCTTCTATTTTCTTTGCAATTTTGAATATTTTTTCATTAGAATCTACCCATTCTTTAAATTTTTGAGATTCATTATAGGCATCTCTTAAAGGAGCTACTTCGCCAAATCTTTTAGGTATATAAGAGCTAACTAAATTTACGTCTTGTTCGGATAATTCTTTTACAATTTTGCCACATTCTTTAATACAAAGTTTTCCGCTTAATGTATTTAGTGTTAAAATCTTAGCGGTTCTGCCTGGGAATCTGTTTTCTATATAAGAAATAACGTCTTTTCTTCTTTCGTAGGAAATATCATTATCAATATCTGCTAATAAGCTGCCATCTAAATACGTGACTCCATTTTTTTCAATTTTCTTAGCTCGACTCTCACTTACAAACCTCTCAAAAAATAAATCATATTTAACAGGATCAATATTAGTTACTCTGATTAAAAAAAGAACCAAAGATCCTGCAGCCGACCCTCTGCCTGGGCCTGTTGGGATATCGTTTTCGTGACAATAATTAAGAATGTCCCAATTTAATAAAATGTAATCAACGAACCCAAGCTTGTCTAGAATTTCTAACTCTGTTTTAGCTCTGTCATAATAGTCTTGCTTGTTCTTGAGTTTGTCTACACCTTTGTCCCTGACCCCCTTCCAGCACAAAGCTTTAAGGTAGTCTAGGTTTGAACAGTCAGGTTTACATTTAAGCTCTTTTTTTTGTTTCAAAGTGATATTGATCTCGGGGAGTTTTACTCCTGGATCAATACAGTCATCGTAGTTGGAAAAGTTTTCTTTAAATTTTAAATATCTATTTGCCATAATAATTTCTCGAATAATAGTTTGTTGATTCTGATATCATATAATGCATCATGCAGTTTTGATTCGTCAAAGGGTATATCGTACAATTTGCACATAACTTTTAAGCTACACTTCATTCCTCTTTCTCTAAAAGAGTTTAATCTGTATTGCCAATTAATTAAAGTTTGATTTTTGTCAAATTTAATTTCTTTTAATTTAGCTTTCGATAAAGATAATGTATCTATGCATCTATTTATGTAAGAATAGTCTGTATCTCTGCCTAGTAGTTTTCTGAATATATTATGTATATAAACATCAAAGCCTAGTATATTGTGCCCTATAATTAAATATTGATCGTCATAGATGTATTTCTCGAATTCATCGAGAACCATTGTTGGATCAACAGAGAGTTTGTTGTATTTAGTTCTAGAGAATCCTGTTGTTTTTGCAGCTCCATCAGAAATATCAAGAGTGTCCCACTTGATTAAATAATCTTTTTCTGAAACAATCTTAGTTCCATCGGATACTATAAACGCAAGCTGCCAAGGTTTGTTTTCTTTTGAGGCTAAATTTAAGCCACAAGTTTCGAAATCAAAATATATATATTTTTGTTTTTTATTAAATCTAAGAAGTTTGTCTGTCATTTTTATTGAGGTAAGATTCGAAGCAAAATTCATCACTACCAAGGTGATCAAAATTAGGGCAATATAATGATTGATTCTTTCCGAAGCGTCTATTTGTCGCAATTTTATAAGTTAACCAAGCATCAAAGTCAGATTTGTTTTTATAATAAATACTTTTAGCTTCTAATGTTTCAAGTTGATTTGTATTGCAGTAATCTAATACTTTTTTTCTTATTATATGGTCAAATGGCAAGCCGTTGTCTTCTAGTAAAAAAGATGGATTTGTAAAATTAAAATCAGGCATGCATCCCGCAAAAGATAATGTATTGTTAAATATAAAAGAATCGTAAAAAGGTATAACTAGCAAAAGATTATCTGTCCATAAAGATTTAAGTGAATCTATAGAAAATTTTTCTTCTGAACAAAATTTGTCACTATATATGCTGTTTAAGTCTTTGATGCCTTCACTGTTTTTGGCGAAGATAATAACCTTATAGGAACTACCATTCTCAATTTCCATCCTGAGGCCGAAATATAAATTAATGCCTAACTCTTCGGAGGTTTTTTTCGCCTCTAAAAAGCCCACTAAAGAGTCCTCCACTAAGCAAACTTGTTTGAGTTTGTACTCTTGAGCTATAGAGAAAACGCTATCAGCGCCATCTTCTTCAACTTTTTCTGGATTTTTTAAAGTTAAGATAGATTTTCCAATCGAATAATGACTTTTGAAAATTGGTATCATATAAATATAATAATAACATGTTGATTGAGTTAAGTCAAGATAATTATCGTTCTGATGAAATAGAAAACGACCCTATGTTTGTTCATATAGGCAAGCGATATAATGTAAATTATTGCAAAGAATATAATTCTGTGAACCTGGGAGGCGGGTATCAGTTAAACTATCTTAATTATTGCCCAATTAACCACAAAAGATCTAATACTAATATCATATTGTTCGACTGGCTTTTTTTAAAGAAGGGATTTAACCCGAAGCAGGATGGTATGATTAGGGGGAGAAAATTAATTAAATATATGGAGGAGTGCCCTCTTAATCCATATAAAATTATAATATTTAATGCAATCGGGTTTGAAAAAGATAAAAAACCAGATAAGAATTTTTCCAAAACAAAGCATTCTACTGACGATTTAATTAAAATGTATACATATTGGGGTAAAGCGCAAGAAACTAATCAACCAACTCCAGATCAATCTAGTTATTTCTATAGGTTGGATTGTTATCAACCTAAGTATCTTGATGCGATTAACGATGATGAAAGGTATTTCAAATTATACAATAACAAAACAGTGTAATAAATATTGAAATGGTAGACAAATTAAATTCTGATCAAACTCAAGTAGATCTTAATGAAGCAAGAAACAAGGTAAACGAGATCATTGATGAAGTGGACTCGATTACTATAAAGAGTTATGATGCTGGCTCATTGCCTCTTGTTGCTGATAATGGTTCTACTGTTTTAGTTACAGATGGCACTGAAGATAATACTCAATGTATGGCGTATTACTTTCAAAATAAATGGTACAGACATTTCGATAACACGGCTATAGAGCTAGAGCTCTGGACTCCAGCAGAAATAGCTACAGAACTTTGGTTAGACGCAAGTGACAGTGGATCCATTACCCATTCATCCAGTACTGTAAGCCAGTGGAATGATAAAAGTGGGAAAAATAATCATGTAGTCGCAAACGGAGACCCTTCCACAGGATCGAGCACACAGAACTTGTTAAATGTTATTGACTTTGATGGAAATGATTATTTTATAAAGCAGAATTTTGCGAATCCTTCAAGCGGGGACGTGGTTCTTTTTATTGTTTGTGAAGTAACTGGAGTTGATTCCGTTTTTGATTCAATAATTGCACAAGATTCTAATAATAACGACTGGCAACTAGGAGCAAATAATTCTACGAAATTTTATGGACTTTTAAAAAATACAAACCTAGGAACTACTTCAGCGGGCAATACTGAAATCACGGGCTTTAATATATTTTGCGTCTCCTTTGATAAAACAGAAGATCAAAAAATTGAATTATTAGTGAATGGCTCTTTATTAAGTGGAACAACATCTATTTCATATACTAATAACGTTGCATCAACAGCACACTTAGCGATTTTTGCTAATCGAGCCCTAAATCACTCACCGTCAGGAAAAGTTGCTGAAGTTATTATATATGAATCTCCAAGCAATTCACAGAGGCAGCAAGTCGAAGGATATCTAGCTCACAAATGGGGAATTACTGGTAATTTAAATGGTTCTCACCCTTATAAAACCAATGTCCCAAAAGTAGCTTCTGGGCCAGGTTAATATATTGCCTTGGAATAAAGAATTTAATTAACCCATTTTGGGCAACCTTTATACTCTCTTAATTCAACAGTTTCACCTTCTTTGGCGACAAGCTTATCTTTCTCATCTTCAAATGAGCTTTTGATTATTTTATTTTCCGAATTAATTAATACATAATAATTGAAACCTTTTCTAAAAGGGCAGATAAATGCTTTTATCGGTTCTCCATTCTCGTCTAGAACTGGAGACCCTCGACTCATTTTAAAACCATCTTTACCGCAAGCTAATAAACCTCCAAAGCTTCCATCTTTGGGGAATCCTTGGTCTGCTGCGAAATTAGACATAGCGTCTTTTTCCGAAAAATTTTCTAAGTAGTCTTGGATTTGCGTGAGTTCATATTCGAACCCATCTAACTCGTCATCAAGAATTGTAGGCATCATTACTTTGCCCTTTGATTCGAGATTGAACTTAAGAAACAGAAACTCCATTACTCTATTTTTGTATTCAGGAAACATTCTTTTCACTGCCAAGCAGTAGATTAAATCTTGCAGGTTATCTTCAAGGTCTTTGCCTTTGAATACACTCTTGCTGCTTTTAAAGTCCCTGATTAAAGCTTTGCTTGCAGATTTATAAAGAAATAATTTATCAATAAAACCTAAAACTTTATACCTTTTGCCATCTTCGTCCACATCGAGTAGAAATTCTTTTTCAGAAATAGCTAAATCGGGTTTTGCGAATGTGTCCCCGAAAAAATCAAAGTTTAAACCAGCCATTGTCATATCGCTAATGAGCTGAAGATTTTCTGTGTCATCAACATTCATTTTACGAGCATGATGCATTACGAGCCTCTTGATTGATTCAACTTCAAAAATATCTTTCGCCACTAAAAGCCGATCATAAACTTTTTTGTGTCGCGGCTCACCAAGAATTTCAAAGATCAAGTGGCAGATCCAGCCTCTACTTGCTCCAGCATTGGTTGTGTCAGGAAGCTTGAGTACGTACTTTACCCAATATGTCCAACTGCATTTTTTTAATGTACTAATTCTACTGGCGGATAATCTAACATCACGTTTCATAATTTTATTTTTTTTGTTTTTTTGTATAAGCTTTCAGCTAATTTTTTATTAGATCTTAATTCGCTTGATCTTTTTAAAATATATTGTTGTTGTTTTAGTTGGTCTATATTGGATAATTTAATTTGCCATTGTGATACTTCATCTATATTCATATCTCCAAAATCATTTTTTGTGGGCAGGCATATGCATAATGAATTTTGATCAAAATAATCTAATAGCTTTAAATAGTTTTTGACGCAGGCATCTGCACCTCTATTCTCTTCTTTGTCTGAGTCATTATTAAAAGATAATATTATTTTTTTAGGAGCTAAAGAGACTAAGGCGCATATCATTTTAGGAGAAACAGAGAGCCCGAAAGTTACAAGGCAATTATAAATACCTGACTCGTGTAAAGATAATAAATCTCCTATACTTTCAACTAAAATAACTTCTTCTTTATTGTTTATATATTCTCTAGCTAGAGAGTCTGCGTCATATAAGGGGTATATCCAGTTGTTTTTCTGCCCCATGTGTTTCCATTTGGGTCTATTCGGAGCATCTTTAAGCATATCTCTACCAGCTAATCCATGAATCATTCCGCTTTCATTAAAAATAGGAAATACAAATCGATTATGCATCTTACCTTCTGTACAGAATCCTGACTTTAGTTTTTGTAGAATAGATTTAGATATACCTTTATTTTCATAAAATTTATAATGAGGTAAAAATTTATCTATATCGGATTTTGGGTATATTTCTTCTGACATAATTTTTTGAGTAGGTTTATATTGACGTTCGACGCTATCTAAGTCAAGAGTGTCAATGTTTTTTAAATATTTATTTATAATTTCTTTATCATTAGTTTTTAATGTAGCTTGAATTAAAGTTTTGAAAGGCATAAAGGAGGTTCCTGAGACGTAATCTTTCCATACTCCAGAGTTTTTATATATCTGGATAGCGGTCGAGTTGTCTCCATTGCGGAAGAGAGCATTAGTTTGCCAGTAAGAACCTCGGTCTACTAAATTGTAGCCGAGCTCACTTAACACAGATTTAATAGTATCAGGGCTCATTATTAAGAAAATAAATCAGGCAACTCTGAATCTCCATCCATTATAGGCTCTCCTGTAGCCTCTAGATGTTCGACTAGATCTCTTAAATCTCCTACTTCTGTTATGCCAAAATTATCAAAATTTAAATTGATATAATTTTTCTTCAATCTACCATCTGGCATTTTAACTGGCTCTAGGGCACCAAAAACGTCATCACCTAAATGTCTAGATTTTAGATTTATTAGTTTATGGGTTCCGAAGCCCATATCTGATTCTACCTCATCGGTAGTTTTTGGCCTTAAGAAAAACATATGAGAGCAAAACTGAGTAATTCTGTCTGATAATGATACCACGCTTTCATCTTCAACAACAGCGTCCGAATTTCTGTTTTGACTGATCCCCATTCGATTAGTTTGTACGCTAGTAATCATAGGTATGACTGGTTTTCCATCAACAACAATATCTCTTTGTATGCACTTCTTAAAGTCATTTACCATTTTACCAATTTGCTCCCACTCTTTCATGTTGGAGCCATTTTCCGAATAAGAGGTTTTAATATAATCAAAACTTAATATTAGCGGATTACCTCTTCCGATTTTCCCGTAATAAAATCTTTTTACTAAGCTAATCATTTCATTAACAGAAAGACCCCCGACGTTTTGATAGTAAAACTGTAGACCTTTAACTTTAGGGAACACTGATCTAATTTTATTACATACTTCTTCTCCCGCAGTCCTCCACTTGCCTGTTTCACAAAGATGTAAGGGTACTCCGCTGAGTGCTGCACACTGCCTCATTGTGAGCTCTTCGAAACTCATCTCGCCGTTATCAAAGTGTAATATAGGAACATTATGTTCTGCTGAAACTTTCGTGCAAAAATCCATACAAAATTGAGTCTTACCCACTCCAGACCTAGCTGTTATGACTGTAATGTTGCCTGGTCTAAGAAGCGATCCATATAGATCATGTAATTTCTTATGCGGGCCTTTCATTCCAAAATCAGTTACGGGGTTATTCCCTAACTCTTCAATCATGGACTCCATATTTTCATAGATGTTCATAGGGGCGTCTTGCCCCGAGTCAAAAACGTTGATAGTTTTATTGAATACCGCATCAGCTTCTCCCACAATTTCTGAATAAGAAGATTCAGCTGGCATTCTTTTAACTGAAGAAATTACTTCTTTAGCAGAATTACAAATCTCTCTTTTTACTGTCAGCTTCTTAAGCTCTTTACAGGAAGACATAACTTGATTCTTTGCTACTCTCCGCATTGATAATGCTTGGACATAATCAGATACATTTATATTATCTTCAAAACTAATTCCGATAGAATTAATTCTTTCTGCTATAATAACTGGATCTATAGGTTCAGATGCGTTTGCTAATTGTTTTATGATTTTAAATATAGTTTTATGCACTATAGAGTCTTCATCATAAAAATCTTTTTCATCTATAAAATATTCAATGTCATGGAATATATCTGGATACCTTATTAATCCAGCCAATACATGTTGTTCTAGTTCGTTTGACGATATCATATTTTAATGATATCAATAAACTCCTTAAAAGTCAAGATTAATCTTCTGACGGAGGAGGCATATCTTCTTGAGATTCCATTTGAATAAGGAATTGCTCGATAGCCTTAATCAACCCCATATGCACTATTTGATTTGGGGCTTTAGAATGTATTATTGGTTCTCCTTCGCTGTTTACATAAGCTAACAAGAATCCTTTGGAGGATTCTTCTACACCTCCAGAAAGTTCATATATTTTTTCAAATATTTCTTCGGGCATTTCAAAGCGCCCTAAATTGTTTGGATCGAAATCTCTCATAAAAAGCTTTACACTATAAATCTATATTATACTTTTTAAATAAATCTTTAGATACAACATCGTCTGTGAATATTTCTACTAGAGTAATATTATTTATTTTGCAAAAATTTTCTTTATCTTTGTCTTTTCTTAATTGATGGAGATAGTTGCCTTTTGTTTGGTGAAAATAAGGCACATACTTAATGTGCTGATCTCCTTGAACTTCTACTGCAATTTTTTTATTTACATTAAAAAAATCTATTGAAAGTCTACTTCCAGGAATAGGAAATTCCTCAAGCACTACGTCATAGCGCCAAAAATCAAAAAGAAAATCTTTTACGCTTTTTTGGAATTTACTTTTGCTTTCTGCACTCCAATTAATAAAATATTTTTTAGGAGTTTTTGCTCGCTTGATCACTCCAGAGGTAGTTTTAAACTTCACTTGGATATAATTTCTTTAAAATGATTAATTAAAAATTTAACTAAGTCCGCATTTTCTTCTAAATGATTATTTAATTTAGAGTCGCCTTGTATTTTTTCGGGAAATTCAAATTTATTATCTTTTAATATATTAATAAACTCTTCTTCAACACTAATCCATGCTCCTTTTTTATTTATATAACCCCATAAATAAAGCATATCTATAATCTCTCTCTCAACCCACACTGAATTACCTCCCTGTCTTCCATATTTAATTGGGTAGTTTAATGTATAGTTTGTTTTTTCGTTGGGAGATTTTTTAACTGCGATACTTACTAGATGCCCGAGCATAGGATTTTTATCTGGACAAACTGGTTTAGCTTGATCTTCTAATATGATATCTTTTTTAAACCTAGGCTGAAATTCTAATATAAAATTTGCAAAGTGTAATAAAGCATTACCTCCAGTTGCGCTAGTTTGCCTTACTGGTGCTTTTGAGTATGGGTCTAGCTTGATGTCTGCTCTCACTTGAGATATGAATATCGCCATGTGGCCTCTTTTCGCTAAAGATATACTCATTCTTTGCATGAACTTTGCGCCAAGCAGCGCTCCTCCAGCAACTTTATGAGCATCTTCAAAAGATTTATTTAAGTCATCTTTAGTGATTAGTCCATCTAGAGAATCAAGTACAAAGCAGTATTTGTTTCCGTCGTCATTGTTTAATATTAACATCTTCATGACCTCTAAAACTGTTTCATAAACGTTACTTTCGAAAACAAAACAAGTTCCTTCTACCCATTCATCTTCAGAAAATACAAAATTTATTCCTGAGCGTAACCTCATTTCAGGACTTAACCGCCCTTCTGCTTTAATGAAGAAACCTTTACTTTTTTCTTGCGTATTTAAAAAGTTTTTCATAACTTCTAGAGATTCGGATGTTTTGCCCCCTTCATTCATTCCTACAAACCTGTGAAGCCCTGGGCCGAATCCTCCTCCAAGCTCAAAGTCCATCCTAAGACTGCCGCTTGAGACTTTATAATCTATCTCTTCTTCAAAATTATAGTGATACTCTTTATTGTTTTTAAGAAAAGATTTTAAAAATGTATTTGATTGTGTTTCTGTCATTATGATAAAAAGTTTTTAATTGTGTTTTTATTGCTTGATATAATCTTATCTTCACCAAATTTTTCGCCTAACTCAATTTTGGGAGTGACTCTAGGTTGATAATTATATTCATTATATAATGTTTTAAGTACTTTTATTCCGTGTTCTGACTTATAAAATATTAAAGAGTCTTTTTTTTCTTTAAAGTTGATTAAATTCCAGAAAGATTCATTAGGGAATAGCCTCATTAAGTCATTTAAGATTTTAAATTCACGCGCCCAAAATGCTCGTTTTTGAGTTTTAGGAATATTTACTATGTTGGCAAGAATGTCTTTTTTGTTTTTATTTTTAATCACCATATGATTATAGGTGATATTTATATAAAAGTCAAGACTAAACTATGTAATAGCAAATTGTGAGATCAGATCCAGCTCTAAAGTTTAAAAATTTACTTTGAGGTAATAAAATTGGAGTAAAAAAAGTATGGGTTGTTCTTGCTGGCATAACTAGAAAAACTACTCTAGCCGAAGCTAAGGATGATTTTGAGTCTTTATAGCATAGCTCTAAATCAGTACTATCTCCAGTAGTGCCTCCTGTAGCCCCATGAATTACGTCAGTTATTACAATTGATCTACCTTCTGGAGCTTGTATGCCTATCGTATCTCCACAAGTTGAAAAATAAGCAGATTGAATTCTTTGCCCCTCAAACTCAGTAACTTCACCAAGATTGGCTGAAGCTACTTGAGTATTAATAAGTTTTCCTGGTACTCCTTGTTTACTATATTCCATAATCAATATTACACACAAAAAATATAAAAAGTTTTATTTATTAAATAAATAATGTGTAAATTCCCTTATGAAAGAATTAGATTTTACCAAACAAATTAAAGATCAGTTATTAGCGCAACAAGGAACTGAAGAAGTTATTTCAGAAGAAGCTTGGGCTGCTGAAAAAAATAAAGGGAAAAAGTTAAATAAACCATTCAGGACTCCTGGTGGACCGAAGAAGTTTTCAGTTTATGTTAAAAATGATAAAGGTAATGTGGTAAAAGTTAATTTCGGAGATCCGAATATGTCTATAAAGCGAGATGATCCTGCAAGACGAAAAAGCTTTAGAGCTAGACATGGCTGCGACAATCCTGGACCTAAGACTAAGGCTAAATATTGGAGTTGTAAGATGTGGAGTAAGAAGAGTGTTACTAAAATGACCAAGGGGGAAGATGGTACTGAGCAAGAAATGGTAGAATTTTTAGACGAAAGCGAGGCTAGGTCTGGTCCTAAAAGCGCCGCTCAAACTCCAGCCAAACCTTCAGAGAAGAAAAAAGGTTCAAACAAAAATAAAGCTGGGAGTGCTGGAGAAAAAGGTTCAAAGATTACATTTTCAGAAAAAGTTATAAGTGGTTTAAAGCAAAAAGTTTCTGATCACAATAAAAAACATCCAAGTAAAAAAGTTACTCTTGGACAATTAAAAAAAATATATAGAAGAGGAGCTGGAGCTTTCTCTACCTCTCATCGACCTGGCATGACAAGGGGTGGATGGGCAATGGCTAGAGTCAATATGTTTTTGAAAATGAAAAGGGGTGGTAAAGTCAAAGATTCTTATCGTAAAGCTGACCAAGACGTAGCTAAAGCATCCAGCGTGTATCTTGAGGATGATGGAGATTGGGGAATCACTCAAGAAGAGCGTATAGAAGTTGATTTAGATATTAAAAAATTTGATTTACTTGATGAGTCCCAAGCTGATTTTGATGGAATTTTTAAAGAAGATATAGAAGCGGAACTCTCTAAAGAGCAAAAGAAATTACCCCCTGCTTTACAAAAAGCTATTATGAAGAAGAAAGGTGGTAAACCTGACGAAAAAAAAGATAAAGAATCTGACAAATCAAAAGATAAAAAAGAGTCTAAGAAAGAAGATTCAAAGGCTGCCGAATCCCAAGCTAAATATATTTTTGACAATCCTGGTGAAGCTATGCAAGCCGCAAAGAAACTAGGACTAAATGGAATACACGAGCAAAAACAGAATGGAAAAACTATGTTTATGCCAGGAAAAACTCATGAAGAATTACAAAAGAAAATTAAACAAGATTCTGAAGCTGGTCATGCTCCTGGACATAAAAAAGGTTTATGGGAAAATATTAGAGACAAGAAAAAAAGGATGGGCAAAAATTATAAACCAGCGAAACCTGGAGATAAAGATCGCCCATCCAAAGAAGCTTTAGAAAAAGCTAAAAGGTCGAGTAATAAATAATTAAAAATCGTCTTCTAGAGATCCACTTTGTTGGTACTCTCTAACCCTTCTCTCAAAGAAGTTGCCCATAGCTTGAACATCTACTACTTCTCCTAGCCATGGAAATGGGTTTTTGTCGCTCGGAAAGCGATAATCTAAGCCTATAGCTTCTAATCTTCTGTTGCCTATATAATGCATGTAATCTACAAACATTTCTGCATTTAATCCTAGTATTCCTGTTGGAAGTACATCATGAGCATATGCTATTTCTAACTCTACAGCTTTCTTTATATGCTCTACGAATTCATCTTGAATAGCTTTAGTCCATATTGATGGGTTCTGCTCAATTAATGTATTAATTAAATAAGTTCCGAATGCAATGTGAGAACTTTCATCTCTTAATGTATATTTTATTTGGTCAGAAACTCCTTGCAGTTTATTTTGCCTACCTAAAGCAAGTAACATTGCAAAGCCACTAAAAAAGAAAGTTCCTTCGCAGACGATCCAGTAAGTTAAGAAGTTTCTTAGTATTTCTTGTTTACCTTCTTTGTTGTGTGGGTTAAAATCTTGACGGGTAATATCGTTAGTAATACTCATTAGAAAGTCATCTTTAGCTTTTATACTAGGAATAGTTTCATACGCAGTAAAAACTTCTTCAATATCCAGATCTAAACTATCGCATATATAAACTACCGTAAGATTATGCAAGCTTTCTTCGAATGCCTGGCGCAATATGTACTGTCGGCATTCAGCGTCAGTGACAAATTTAAATGCCGAAAGAAGTAGATTATTGCCAACTAAGGACTCGCTCCCAGCAAAAAAGCCAAGACAACGCTTAACTAGAAGTTTTTCATCATCTGTAATTTCGTTATTTTTCCACTGCTGAATATCGTTTTGCATTGATATCTCTGTAGGCATCCAATTATTAGCGCAACTTTTTAAAAATAAATCCCATGCGTATTTATGTTTATGAGGTAAAATTCTATTTACCCCTGCAATATTTTTTGTTAGTAGTTCTCCTGTTTTATCTTTCATAATTTTATATATAACGATTATAGACTGAATAAAGATCAAAGTCAATATCAAATTGATTTAAAATAAATCAGGTAATTGATAACCCTTATCCTCTATGGCTTCTAAAATTTTATTCCTAAAAAATAAAGTAGATTCATTTTCATTTAAATCATATGAAAATCCAATCATTTCATTCCATGGCTCATCTTGAAAAGTAAAATTACTGCTAAGTCCCGACTTTCCGTTTTGAATGTCTTGCAGGTAAGTTTTGAATGCAGCAGTCCCTGTTACGTGGAAAGCATGACCAAAGAATAAAACACTGTTTGGTAGAGCTAGTATTTCTGCTTTTAAATTTGATACATCCTGTTGGCTTTGGGTGTTGGTGGCGCTGTTACCGTAAGGACTTGACTCATCCTGAAAGGCTAAAGATATAATAGCTTTAGCTCCTTCAAAATCGTCACCCACTCCTACCCCTAAACCCGTCCCTTTACTATTTCTTATATATTCCCAATGCCTTTCTGATGGATCTTCTATAAATCGTACTTTTGCGTCGTATTCGTCTCTTCCATTTGTTGCAGGGTTAGTATTACCTTCAAATTCTGTTCCTCCTGTGGCATAATAATCTTGTAGGACTGCCCTAACTGACTCTGGGCTTCTTTCTGTAGTGCTACCTTGCTTAAAGTAACCACCAGAAAGAGCTGCTCTTATTTGCGGTTCAGCTCCAGACATAGATCCTGAGGTATCAAAGGTTACTAAAATAAAAGTATCTCTGTTAAACAATACAAGGGGAGATTTTCGTATGGCTATTCTGAACCCTAATGAACGACTCTTTGCGTTTTTTAGAGCTTTCGATCTATATGCGAATTTTAATGCGTCTGCTCCATCGTTCCACGCGCCTCCTTTAATTATTCTTTCGTCTGAATTCGCAAAAGAGAATGGATCTATAGCTACTCCATAAGGATAATCATTTGGATCTTTAGTAGATGTCCCAGGGTATTGCATTTGAAATGGATCTAATACCCATTCAGATACATTACCGTGAATATCAAGAAGTCCTAGAGGATTTGGGGCAAAAGTGCTTACATCGACCGTTTTGTTAGTATCACTCCCATCGTTTTGACCACCGTCCCAATTATAATTAGCTTTCGATGAATCAATTGTATCTCCCCAGTAGTATCCAGAGTTAACTCCTCCTCTGCCTGCAAATTCCCACTCAGCTTCTGAGGGTAGACTAAAGCTCCACCCTATTGGTAGAATGTCTAAATATTCAGTATTTAGTATAGTGAAGAAATCTTGAACATTATCCCATGAGACTTGCTCAACTGGTAAATTGGGCCCAGTATACTGACTTGGGTTCGTGCTTAAACCTAAGTTGTTGTTGCGAGTTATTAGTTCATATTGAGATTGAGTTACTTCCGTTTTAGCTATATAAAACTCTTCTGTTATTAAAACTTCTTGAGTGGTTTCCGAACCCAAGCAATCTATACAATCCGTGCTTACGTTAGCCTCGAAGCTTCCCGTTTCCACTAAAACAAATTCGACGTCTAGCCCTGCGTAACTCCCATCTTTCGCTGATAAATCAATAATAAAATCATCAAAAATAATTTCATTACTATCTTCTGTTTTAGGAGATGAGCCATCTGATGGATATATTGATCCATTTTTAAAATATAATGTATCTAATTTTGTATTGTTAAATTTTGTTGCGCCTATAAACTTTCCATAATACCAGCTGGAATAAAAATTATTATCAGGATTAATTATTACTTGATTTACAGATTTAATTATAAAAGCATTATATAAATAACTTATTCCGTTCTCTGTTGTTATTTCATTGAAATACCAAGCTATAAATCTATTTACAAAAGTTTCATTGTTTGTATCATTGATTTCAATTATTGGTGGCTTATTAGATTGAGAATAGTTCACAGCTTCAAACTCTGCGACACTACTACCATCAATAGCAATTGCATTGTAAATTGTAGAGCTTGATGTATCAAGAGAAATATTTAAGCCTGGATATTGAATTTCTTCAATTAGTTCTATAGGCTGATTAGCTGAAGTTCCATTTACATAAGTAACTCTTACCCTTATTTTATCACCTTCTTGAATCTCGTTTTGAGTAAAATAATCTACCAATGAATTTGCATTGACTATATCATTATAAACCTCATATGTTTGAGTTAGGTTATATACTTGAACTCTTGAACCTGGTGTAATATTAGATATTGTATATTCTAAGTTTATATTGCATGCCAAGCCCCAGTCTGGCGCTCTGAATGTGACGTATTCTGAGGGGGGCGATGTATTGTAATCAATAAGTACGACTTCTTTAGTGATTGCGCTCATTCCGTACACAAAACGAGATGGCTCGCTTGTTCCTTCTGTACACCAATGGGATATGTCTATTGCGTGTAATAGAACCTCGTTTATTGAGCCTACTGAGCCTACGAAGCCGTTTGTTGCTGCTGAAGGATAAGTTCTGTAATTCGTAAAAGAGTGGTAAAGGTAAAACTGGAACATATTACTTAATCTGTAAGTTCCATAAGACTCTAATTTTCTTACGTCAAAATTGATTTCATTTATACCTTTAATTCCTTTTACTGCTATATCAGAGAACATATAACGCCAATCTTGCTGGATGTTGTTTTGCCTAAACCCTCCCATATCTAGCGGAGTAACATCTAATATGTAATCTTGGTTTGAGAGGTCTGTTAAATCATCATCAAAAAAGAAGACAGGCCCGAACGCCCTGTAATTATATTCACTTTCATTATCTAAAAAGTCTTGGCGTGATGTATAGTTTGGGTCTACTATTGAATTATAATCACTTTGGTTTTCATTTAGAGATGTTAATCTTCCATGTATGGGTCGGTGATTAAATGATAGTCGTGGAAATCTTCTATCAAATAAATTAGATAGACTTGTAAGATCAGAGGTATCTCCTAGGCATATGTTGCGTATGAACAAATTAATTTTATCAAACATTTCTTTAATATTATTGAAATAAAAAGCTTCATTAGGGCTATATTTGGTCTGATCCCCATTAAAAGCATAAGATATATTGAATAAATTAGTATCAGCACTGGTTTTAAATAAATGACGAGAAGTCGGCATCGTTATAATATTAACATGAGTCATTCTAAATATTTCACCAATGTTTACAACTTTTTAAAATTTAAAAAAGATAGATCTACTGAGTTAGGTACTGTTGTTAGCGAGCTAAGATCCTTTATGTATGAGAAGGTTCCAACCATTGAACGAACGTTAGATGTATCCATGCTTGAAAGAACTAGGGGGTTTAGGCTTAAGTCCCAGCGGGCAAATGTGTATGTAAGATCAAAAGCATTATTTGTATTTAATGTAGATAAATCTAAGTTTTCAAGCATCGCTTCCCCAAAAGCGGAAGTAAAAATTAAAGCTGAGCTGGTGTCGATTTTTGAAAAATCGGTCAGATTAGTTTTTATTGCGCCTCCAGAAACGTACGAAGAACGATTAAACTCACTAGGTTTTAACGCCCAATTTTCATTAAAGTTTCTACAACATGCTGAGCTAAATAATCCAGATATATCTCTAGTTGCCGATAAGCTTTCTAAGAATTCATTGGAAATATTTAATTCATTTACTCTAATCCTAAAAAACAGTTCTTTGCAAGATGGTGATAAAGCTATAACAAAGTCGCCATAAAGGGGGTTATTAGAAGTTGTAGAATTCGTAGGATCCCAGTTCGAATTATTAACAAAATCTAAAATTTCATTTTCGCTATAAAATAATTTTGAACTTTTTGTCTCCATTATATCTTTCATAAGTGATGCAGTGCCACTGGAAAGATCCACATTAGCGAATTTTTTGGAATGATTATTTATTTTAAAATTTTCGGGTATGGTTAAAGTATTAATAGTTAACCCTTTGAACATGCCAGTTATGCCACCAGAAAGGCCATTGTTGTAATTAGTATAAAAAGGATAAAGGGGGGAGGAAAGCGAATACGCTAACGAAGGAGTTGGATCGATTTCATAAGCTTTTTCATATTCCTGAAACATTTGGTCCATGTAGTCAAATGGGTGGTCTGAATCATTGATTTTTTCAAAATAAAAATAATTATTAAGAGCTTTATGTTTTAGGAATAGCGAAACGTATGAATAAGCATTCACAAGATCTGGGTTCCAGTGTCTTGAATTACCTAATAGCTGTGGTAAGTATTTATCTTCAAAAAGTCCGCGGTATCTGGTACTTACCAAATGACTTGTGCTACGAGTATTGTAGGGAGATCTATCTGCTTGGTAAGCGTTAGAGATATCAAAGCTTGTTAAGTCTAAGGAATCCAATCCTTCCGAGTAATCCCATTTTCTATCTATATACATAGTGTATTCTTCTTGCGTAGGCATCGTTAACTGAGCTTCTCTGTAAAAATTATCTCTTAAAAAATCTAAAACTATGTAAAGAAATCCATCCTTCTCATAATAATAACTGTTAAGACTTCCATAGTAAAGCGAATACCAATTTCCGTAAACTTGATTTCGGTAAAATTGAAAATCGATTGCAGAACTTGGGGGTATTATATTACCAGACTCATCTCTTACGTAATTATTAAGTAAGTAGGCATTAACTCCTTCGGCGTAATCAAGGTCAGGCTGCTCAGTTGATACTGTACCAGCACTACCTGGAGGGCCGTATTCTTCATAAATAAATTCCCATGCAGGATAAGCTGCACCCACGTTTTGAAACATATAATTAAAACTGATTCCTGAAGTAGTTGAGAAATTATTTAAGTTTAATTCATTAATTGAGTTACATTCTTCAAATGCATTATTGAAAAGTAAACATTTTTCTGGATTTAGTTTAGAAAAATTAATCACTTCAATAGAGTGGCAATTTGCGAAAACATGAGCCATCGTGTATAGATTATTGCCTATCCAGTTTTCAGTATTTACAGATTGAAGTAAAAAACAGTTATAAAACATAAATGAAATATCAGATGTTGTATTACCTTCACTCAAAAATGTATCATCGAAAAATATATACTTAATATGGTAGCAATTTCTCGCAAAATTATTTGTAGTCTGTAAAGTGTTAAAATCGAAGCCCCTTAAATCTATGAAGTCTCTTAATCTCCTACAATCAAAAAAAGAACTTGAAATGTTGTTGATTTTGTTTTTAAAATTTGGATTCTTTAAAAAAACGACATTCTCAATATTTTGACTGTTGTAAAATATGCCACCTAAACTAATTTCAGAATCTATTTCTCTATCATTAAAATTAAGGAAAAAAGATTTGTGTTCTGGAACAAAAGAATATGTGTCATTTTCTGCGAAAAATGGCGCTAGCGAATCATAATAAACTGATAGCGCAGTATTAATACTATTATCTGTAATAGTTGATGGAATTTCATCATCACTTAATATCGTATCGGCATCGGCTTCTACAGTCCATCCAACTATATTATTTGTTTGACCAGCATTAATAGCTGAATAAATACGTTTTGTTGAAGCTAGACTTTCAATCCCAAGCGAGCTGTAGAATAAAGATGTTGCAGTATTTTTAATGGGCAGATCTGAGGGGTCGCTAAGGTTAAAGAATATATAAATAAGCTCTTCTATTTCTTGAATTGTTTCAATGGGAAACATTTCGGTATTTTCTATATAGTATGTTCGACTTCCATATATTGCGAAACTTCTTTTCAAAGATTCAAGTGCGTCTACAAAATCAGATACAAAATCTTTAAAAACATTGAAAAACATTCTATCCATACGAACTGCGCTTTTATAATTGAATGCCAGAGAATCAAATATTTTATCTTCAATTATGCCAAAAACATCATCTGGTGATGAAGCTGTAGAGTTGTAGACGAGCTTGCCGCCAAAATGATTTAACATCAGGCAACTTTGGAACATTGAACTAAAATCTCTACATTCTCTAGTATCAAAGAAGCCATTAACATTGTAAATTTGTATTTCTCTTTCTTTTCTAGTTCGAACTACTGCATCAGATGACTGTATTGATATTGTGTTGTCTCCTGAGTAATCCATATCTACCGAAACTTCTTTTGTGGAAGAAATTATGTGAGATTCTGAATGTTGCTCGACCCATTCACTATTAATTTCTTTAAAAATTCTAAAGTTTCTTTTATTTATTCCTCCAGTAATTATTATGTTTCCGACCTTGTTGATAGAAACTAAACCTTCTTTAGCTAATGACTCGTGCCCATTTATGGTGGTGCCTACTTGAGTCCATTCAGTGCCGTTGTAATCAAAAATTTTAACTAAGCCAGAGTCTTCTCCAACCTCTGTATTGCTATGAGTAGCGCGACAATAACCCTGTTACCATTAAAATTTATGTCATTGTACCCAAACCTATTATCGTCTGCATCTGTGTAAGATTTTACAATATCAGATCTGTCTTGAGGTCTTAAAAACTGATCTAGTTCAATACCTGAGTTTGTTTCACTATCATAAGGAACTGTAATTCTGGCAGAGATATTTTCAACTGAATTATTGATCCAATTTACAAATTGTTCAACATAGGGGCCTTGACCTTCTCCAGAATAAGTAGAATTGTATGTTCCTTGCAATGTTCCAGGAGGAGATCGGTTTTCAAACGATGTCGCTGCTGTAGTTGTCGCGCTAAATCCACTCTGATTATTTATAAAATTAACCAAACTTATCACAGAGGGATCTGTGCCCATGCTTAAATACGTTGAACCTCCACC